ATGGAACGTACAGCTAAGAAATTACACATCTACTGCCTAGGTGGTGCTGGTAGCAATCTAGGACAACAACTGGAAGAATTCAGCAAATCAGAACCAGGCTTTGCTGATAGCCAAATCACCTACGTGGATACTAGCTTGTCTAACAGCAATCCGTCAATGACAGAAGCTAACACCTACCTACTCAAAGACTTAGACGGTAGTGGTAAAGTACGTGCTGAGAATGCTGAAGCTATCAGCAAATCAGCTCTTGACATCATCAACCGCTTCAAGCCTGGTGATTACAATCTCTTGGTTAGCTCAGCTAGTGGCGGTAGTGGTAGTACACTCTCACCTGTACTAGCTCGTCACTTACTGCAGAAAGGTCTGCCTGTAGTAGTACTGCTGATTGGTAGTGCTTACACTCACATCGAAGCGCAAAACAGCTTGAATACCCTCAAGTCTTTCGAAGGCGTCTCTAGCGTGACTGGTGCCCCTGTAGTGCTCTACTACGTGGAGAATAAACAAGACCAGCCTCGCACTGTAGTCAACAAGCAAATCGTGCACATGGTCAATGACCTGAAAGTGCTCTTTTCAGGACAAAACCGTGAGTTAGACAGTAAAGACCTCGAAAACTGGCTACGCTACGAGAAAGCTACTAGTGTACCTCCTAAGCTCGTAGCTCTGTCTATCTGCGAAGGTAGTAGTGCCTTACCTGAAGGTTTAGGTAACGTAATCAGCGTAGCTGCTATCACTGCTACGGAAGAAGAAGCTGACTTTGGTACTTACACCGAGTATCGTTGTACTGGCATCATTCCTGACCAGCTCAAGAAAAGCTTGGAAAACAAAGGACAGCTTTACTTCGTGATTAGTGACGGTCCTGTGGTACAGTACTACAAACGACTCAAAGCTGTTTGCGATGAAATGGAAGACCGTCGTGCTAGTCGCATCATGGAGAATCGTATCTTGGATAAAGACGACTCCATGACTGCTGACGGCTTAGTCCTGTAAGACAAATCTACACGGCATAGCTCGCTACGCTAAGCATAGCTCGCTGAGCGAGGCATACGCCTAGGGATAGCAATTAAGCTATCCCTAGGGTCTATGCTGCGTTCATTTCTCGCTCTTTTCTCCTACTTTCTCTACCTGCTATTTCAACTACCCTTTCACAAATGGCTCTAGGAGCCTCTCAGATTGCATCGTACCCCTTCCTGGTACGGTAGTACCACCCCTACCCTGTATAGTGCCTTAAAACGCTTCCTAGCGCCAGCAATCGCTATTTCCAACACAGACACTAGCCTACCCAACCCACCCGGCGCCAAAACCCTTAATGTGCTGTCTGCGACGCTATCACTTCTTTTTCATCTCTCTGATGAAAATATTTTCATTTCTTTTTCTAATCTCAAAAACAGGAAATTCCCATTTCTTTTCACTAGATGCTTCTGTTGCCTTTTTGGCAACTTGTGTAAGCATCTAGTGAAAATACTTCTCTAACATTGAGCAAACTCTTTCATGCTTACTAGAGCTAGGGCTGGCTCTCCAAAGCCAGCTAGCTCCCTCACTTTCGCTTTCTAGTTAGTTTGCTCAATTTCTGTCTCTTAATCATTTCTCAAAATTCTAAATATCTTTATCTTAAACTCTTTCTCTAAAACTTTTTCTTTATCTAGAATTTTTCGAAATATATTTTCTTAACTCAAATTTCTCAAAATTACAATTTTCTTATTTCTTCAAAATCTCTTTTCTTAAATTTTCAATCTTTGTAATTTTTCGAAATTTCTTTAAGATTTTAGTTCGGAAATTTTGTTTTATAATTGCTTAATAAGATTAGTCGAAAATTTATTTCCGAACCTATATATATTAATCTTCTGAGGAGGAAATATTTTAGTCTTATACGCCAGTATAAGAGTAAAAGATTTACGACGAAGACAATCGGAGTATTCGAGCGTAAATCTGAGTACGGAGTCGAAGATTTATACCAGCGAGAATACGTAGCTGGGGGTGTGAGTATGGAATGTAGACGCAGTCGGAATGGAATACTCTAGGGGGCGGAGCCCCCTATCTTTCGCGCGCGCGCGGGCGCGCACACGCACGCGAGCATTATTATATACATTTCGATTTGAGAGGTTTGTGACTACAAACCCAGTCTGAGACAGGACTGGTGAAATAACGACAAGAAAGAGCTTGTTTGAAAAACTACCAAAATTAACACTACAGGCGCTGCTTTTGGGCGGCGTCTGGGTGTATGCCTCGCATCATGAGCCTACAAGCTGTACGCTGTCTAGTACCAGGACTGCAAATAGCGTTTAAAGGCTCTCAGAAGCTCTCAGATTGCGTTTGAGGGTGTGGTTGGTACTACGACCCATCCTGACTCTCAATAGCCCCTTAGAGACGCTCTACGCGCCTGTAATCGACATGTCGATTTTTGACAGTCTGTAAACGCGTACCGCTCCAGTATTTGTTGTAGTGATTTTTATTACCCAAACTGAAAGAAAGAAACAAACATGAAAACCCTAGAACACTTTGACCCTGACAAGGTAAGAGAAGCTGACTTACGACTGCATGAAGGGCAGTCCGTCAGTATTGACCTGACTGATGAATTGACTGAGCTCACTGACATCATGGCTGAACTCAAAGACGATGAAAATTTTAATTTCACTCTACCACCTAGCTTGTATCGGGTAGGTGAATCTGAAGCTTCGTATCTGGTAGACGACGTATTCCAGATGGTAGGTAATATCCGTCATGCAGTAGAGCCTGGTAAACGAGTACTAGGTGACTTGTACAACAAGAACGGTAATTTCTTACTACCAGCTGCTAAAGCACGTTCACTAGTACCACAGCCAGTAATTCACACTGGCATTTACCTCATGGTAATTGACTACGTCAAAGACAGCATGGCTACTTACCTACGACATCGTGAAGGTAGTTTGGTTTATTCGACTGATATCCTCAAGCATGTGTTATCACTGAAAGCTTTGTTGGAGATGGAAGATTCGAACTGTGAAGAGAATGAAGTAGTCTGGGAAGCTACTAATGAGATTTTTGATGTCTTAGACAGACGTTTGACGGGATTAGTACAGCGCGTAGCACAATGCAATGAGAATCGCTATTTTGCTGTTAGCCTGAAAGGTCATGTCTTGACGATTACAGCTGAAGAGGATTATCGCGTAGTAGAGTGGCGAGTGATTAAACATCAGGAGATGGAATTATCAGCTATTAGTGAGTTAGATGAAGATGCTGGTTTAGAGGAAGATGATGACTACTTACGCATGGGTAGTTGGTGAAGAGGTAGTAGGTCATGTTGACTGAACCTATCACTTTCGTCATGGATATCACTAGCTTGAAAGCTAGCTTTGCTGAGTATTTGTCACTAGACGAGGATGATGGTAATTTACACGAGCTACTGGATGCTTGTATCTGGATGCTGGACTCTAGCAACTACAAGCTCCAGTACGCTCGCTTAAAGCATTTACTCTCTCACGTATACCCCAGCGCAGTTGTATCTACTTTGACAGTGGATACAGCTATCGCTGACCTCTATCGCATGACGAATAATTATTTTTTTCAGTTTGACTTGAGCTATAGGCCACCTGTAGAGTGTTGCAGGACTATTAGCTTACTGGAAGACAGTGAGTCAACAGTAGTCTGCTATTACTCAGGAGGAGAGTGATGATACAAGCACCTGTAGTGCGAATAGAACTAGCTAGTCTATTTGCTGAATTCAAACATGAAGAGTCAGATAGCTTTTCACATGTCTTACCAGTACAACAACTAGTTACTGACTTATTCACGGAAAATGAGTACTCACTTTTTCAGCGCTACAGTACCTACCTAGAGCAGTATTACCCTACACTCACTGTAGGAGACAGACTGACAGAGCTGTCTTGTTACATCACGTCTGTCCTAGACTACGTAGTACACCAGGTATATCACCTACTAGGTATACCTGAGGAGCATGTACTCTCTAGCGTACGTCTAGTAGGACTAGCTAATACAGCACTCTATCTGAGATTGGAAGCAAGATGAAACGTTTGATTGTAGACTTGTCTGCTCTAGCTAGAGTATTAGAGCAAGCTGAGTGTAAAGATATACCGACTGTAATCAGTAGCTATGCAGAGTGCGTGTTTAAGACCCTAGACACGCCACTAGTACCCCGTACTCTACGTATGACTGTCTCGACCTACCGTGTCAATTATCATGCTGACCGTAGCTTACTAGAGCAGTACGTACCTAATGCTGAAATACGCTACGGGGTACACCAGCACCTGTGTCAGCTGATAGTGTCGGAATTACTGAGTACCATTTTCAAACTGGGACTACAGAGCCCAGAGCCGATTTACGACGAGGATAAAAAACAGACTCGGTATTTTCAGTACGAGATTGAGTCAGTCTCAGACACAGGTACTTTGATTGTTTTGGTAGCTGATGCTGCTGGCACAGCTAATCCAGAGGAGACCGATACCGAGGTACCAGTATATGCAACACCAACAACTAAACTATCCTGAGTCTATTGTTTTAGACTTGACCAAAGAGTATGCTTACATGCGTAAGTTAGAAGCTGACCCTGTAGAGCATGCTCGTGTAATTCTCTCAGAGATTCTGATTACGCTACGCACTATCAGTGAGTCTGAAACAGACATTACACTCAAAGAGCTAGTAGAGGCTAACAAAGAGAGCTTAGTCTCTCTGTATTACCTAGATGATAATCCATTTCAAGCTATGGCTTGTCATGTAGCTAGTCACGTCATGAGTGCTATGTTTAACCTAGGTCTAATTGATACTACAGCAGGTGCTGTGTTTCCGTATCAGATTGCTAGTGTGACTAGCAAAGGCTTAGTGACACTAGAGCTAAACGAGGAGTTTTTGAATGCCTGATATTAAATTTGAACGCAAGAAGACTTATTCGTTTAAGATTTATCCTAGTGTAGTATTAGGTAATGATTTTACCAATGTGGTAGTAGAAGATATTCTCAGCCGTGCTACAGCTGAGGCATTTGAGAAAGTGACTACACTACATGCTCTAGTGTATCCGTACTTGCCTGCAGGTACACCTGATGACCCTGATAGCTATGACTATCTCAAGATACGTCATCCATCTGGTGTTACCCGCATCATTGCTGTACAGTGGATACAGATGGATACGGTAGAAGAAATCCGAGCTACTAATTGTTATGTCAAGCTAGAGAATTTTACTCCTAGCAAACTATCATTGTTGCGGGAAGCTTTGACTGCTAATGGGTTTAGTAACTTTAGTATTGAATTACACGACTAGTTAGTATTATGCACAGTGAGTACTGCTTGTGAGTACTCACTCTGCGGAGATTAATCAATCTCTGCTTCATTGGGTAAGTCTAGAGACTCTTACAAGTATTTAGATTAAGCCTTTCATTCCTAAAGTGTTAGGGATATCCTTGATTAATTAGGGTGTTAATCTTGGATGAATAGCGCTGTGGGAGGCGCAGCTGGTAGTAGAGAGAATAGGCGTTAGGCGAGGCGCCAGGCTACCAGCCTTTGTGGGAAGGTATACACCAGGAGAGTCTTCGGACTCTCCTGGCAGTATGCCGCGTAGACCAGGGGTCTACTTGGCTCTACGAGTACTGCTAGTCAGTACGAGTAATGCCGCATTCATCGAAGCTGAATACAGTAATCTTTATTTTTTCATCTAGTATCATCTAAGTAAATAACATGAATAAAGTTTAAAATAGGAGTAAAATAAAATGCTTAGTCACAATCCATTCTTTCTAGATGATATAAACCAATACAAGCGCAGACTGGATTTCTTTGGTGATTATGTCAGAGACACAGCTACGTACATCAGTCGCATGACTGGTGATGAATACGCTACTGTAGAGCAGCATATACGCTCTGAGATGAGGCCTGGTGGTCAGTTTGAAGTAAAAGACCCTAGGATGCTGATACTACGTCAGGACGCTCATGGGGATAGACAAAAGGCTGTTACTACTCTAGGTACTTTCCTAGCTGATGCTATTGAGAATAATGACTTGATAGCACCAAACTTTAATACGTTCTATCAGCCTACAGTAAAGAAATCCTTTCAACCAGCTTTCATGAATTCCAACATTCAGAAACGCTCTAAGGATAAGAAGCTAGCTAAGTCTTATCAGATGGCAGGTAATGTTACACTGCATGTAATTCACAATAAGAAACAGACTAACCGTAAGCTGACTAATAATGCAGTATCTGGTACTTACACGATTGGTAGTACACCATTAGTGAATCCTACAGCACATGCTGTATTGACTACTACTTGTCGTACTACTAGTGGCTATGCTAATGCTAATAATGAGAAACTAATAGCAGGTAATCGTCATTACTGGAATCCTGATATTGTAATTAACAACATCATTTCCATTATCAACCACACGGACTATACAGCACTCAATGCTGTATTGATTAAGTATTCTCTAGTCTGTCCTACAGTAGAGCAGACTATGGCGTGTATTAGAAAAGGTGCTTGGAATTACTGGCGTGATGAGAATAGCTACAATGAGATACAAGAACTAATAGAGAAGCTATTACCAATAGAACGCGCAGCATTTGTGTATACAGGTGACTTGTATCACATTCGTGTATGTAATCCTGAATTCATGCGTGAGTTTATTGGTGAGCTGATTGAACCTCATCTAGGTGAGAATCTGGATAATGCTACTAAAGAGTATCAGGCTATACACCCTGATTTCTTTGTAACAGCAGAACAAGTATTTGAATCAGAGATACGTGGTATTGATTTTAGTAAGATTAAAGATGATACAGATGCTAACTTAAGAAAGGTAGTAGCTACTGCTTTACACATTGAAGAAGTAATAGACAAGTATAGAGATTTCATTTCTGTATTCTTCACTACTACTAATGTACCAGCTAGCTTAGCTTATTTTCCTGAATCAGTACGCTGTGTAGCCATTACCAGTGATACAGACTCTACTATCTTTACTACTCAAGAATGGGCTTACTGGTACGGTAATGACAATTACAATTACCCTCAAGCGGATGCTGTAGGTGGTGTAATCTGCATGTTTGCTACGCAGACTATTACTCACATCCTAGCTCTGATGTCAGCTAATTTCGGTATACAGGCTGAAGACTTGAAGATTATTGCCATGAAGAATGAGTTTAAATTTCATCCTTTTATTCCTACTGATGCTAATAAGCATTACATGGCAATGATGGTTATACGTGAGGGTAATGTGTTTAAACATCCTGAAGTAGAGATTAAGGGTGTGCACATGAAAAATGCTAATGCACCAGCAGAGATTAACCGAGCTACACACGACGCTATGGTGGAGCTCATGGACAAGATTAAGCATGGTAATAAACTAGAGCTTACTAGCTTACTAAAAGAAGTAGCTGACACAGAGCGTACTATTGTAGCTTCTATTAAGTCAGGTTCACCTACTTATTGTCGTTACTCTAAAGTAAAAGAGCTAGCTACTTACAGACTAGGTGCTCTTAAATCACCTTATCAGTATCATCTATTCTGGAATGAGGTATTTGGACCTAAGTACGGTACAGTAGCCGAACCGCCTTACCTAATGGTAAAACTCAAGTCTGAGAATCTGAATTCAATTAACAAGATTAATGATTGGTTAGATACATTAGAAGACCAAGCTCTAGCTGAGAGATGTAGAGCTTATTTGAAGAAAACAGGTAAGAAAGCATTGTCTACGTTTTACATACCTGAAGAGATAGTGAAGTCCTCTGGTATACCGGATGAGGTATTAGATGCAGCTGATTGGCGTGGTATTGTGAAAAACATCAATAAGACGTATTACATGATACTCTCTAGCCTAGGCTTTTACATAGAGGATGACAAAGTAGCTAGACTAGCAATGGATTATTATTGACTTATCAACACGGCATACACCTAGGGATAGCAATTAAGCTATCCCTAGGCTATGTCCGTACATATTACTTCAACTCTAAACATCTAACAAATAAGACACTGCTCCTATTTCTTCAAACAACTCGTCTCTAAAAGCACTAGGTAATTGTGTCACTATTTGATTATTCTGTTTTACACGAGTAAAATATCTTTTCAGTATATTCACTTCTTTAGTATTACTGCTATTACCATTCTTCTCATTTAGCCACAATAACCAAATCAATAAAGGCAGTCTACTACTTATCAATACCCACATGACTTGTCTAGTCTTAGCTATATCAGGTAATTGACTATACTCCTCTAGGTTATCTTTAGTCACTAGTCCTATACTCCTTAGAGCACCCGTAAAACTAGTCTTAGACTGCTGTAAGTATTCTAAAGCTAAACCTAATGTACGGTCTAATCGCTTAGTCCAATCAATTACATGGAAAGGATGTCTAGTATATTGCTCACCAAACGGCATACCGATACTAGCACAGTACAGTCTATTAAACACAATACCATCCAGTATACTAGGTAGCATATTAGGCAATACAAACATGTGTACAAACTGCATTACTGACTTCTCTTGATAATCAGGTATACTCTTAGCTAGTTTAGCTTCATTATCACGAAATGCTTTATACTGCACAGCTAGCTTTTGTAGGTTAATACTCAATACAGCTATACCTCTGTCACTACTGTTATTTCTACCATTAGGTAAAGACAGTTGTAATGTAGTAACAGGATGTCTAATCACCTCTATAGCTACCACATCTCTCCAATTATCATACACCTCTTTTTCATCAAACAAGCTATCATCTACCAGTATCAATTCAGTACTACCAAAAAAGAAATTATCGTAATGTACTTTACCACGATATACACTACTAGTAAAACCGAATACACGAGTCAAATCATTACATCTTACATCTAGATTCAGCATGTATCTATCTAAGCTGATATGTGTAGGTATGTTGATATTACCTAGTAGCTGTACTAAGAGATGGTCACTAGCTACTGCGTATACATGCTGCTTGTAATATTGCATTACTTTCTCTAGTTCTAGTTTCAAACCAGTCTTTACGTTTAACCAATCATTAGACAGACGAGTAGTGACCTCAAATCCATTCTTTAATTCAAACAAGCTAAACATGTTATTCTATCCTCAATATACATTAATCATATCGTAATCCTAGTCCTAGACTACATTCTATCTAGTATCAGAATACCGCACTACCCTTATTGTATAGCAGATACTGCTGACAACCTCTAGCTTCGGCTAGAGGTATTAGGAGTATGTTGCGTATACTAGTTTCTACACATCAGTATTCCAACTTTTTACAATCCCTTATTATCTACTTGGTGTGCTAGTAATAGTATCATCGTTCGTAAATGGATTAGTGTTAAGAGGCCTCTTACTCTAGTCTTATTCATTAACCTAACTTTAAGGAATAAAGAAATGGCCATTTCAACAAACAACGGCGTAAATCAGCCAAACCTCTCTAATGCCACTACTGTGGGTCAGACAGCACCTTTGGGTGCAGGTGGTGCTCCTGGTATTCAACAACACTCTGACGGTACATTCTCTTGGTTGAACCTGGGTGCTGTATCTGACTTTACCTTGGATACCAATCCTTCATCTGAGATTGTAACCGCTATTCGTGAAGCGTTCGAAGGCTTCTCTGCTACACCACCTAAAGGCTGGGAAATCGAGACATTCGTACTCGACAACAACAACTACCAAGATCTCTGCTACTCTGTAGTAGTATTAGCAGCTCGCATCACAGCTCTGCAAGAAGCCCCTGTGGCTTACCACTTCTACTTGGTAGAAGCTACTGGTACTCCTCTAGAGATTACCACTAAAGTAGTAGACCATGAGAATGTAGAAATCATGCCTTTGGCGTCTGACGCCTACGACGCTGTGGTACGTGACTTGGTGTTGCGCGAAATCAAATTGCGTTATCCTAACTCACCAGTACTGGAAACTTCAGCTGAAGTGATTCCAGCTTCATTCGATGTGAAGTCTAAAAATCATCTCTGGGCTATCTACTGCTCTGGTACTGCGGCTATCCGTCAAATCGTAGACTTCCGCTACAATGCTAAACGCCTCAACATTGCAGCAGCTCGTAAAGATGCTTACTTGGCTGTAGTAGCACGTCGCAACTTTGACCGTGTAACAGGTGTAGATGGTTTGCCTGTACGTGCTGACATCTTGGTAGACTTGGTAGCACGTAGTCGCAAGAAAGACGATACACAGTCTCTCAACCGCTCTGTATCATCACCCATGTCTCGTGCTTGTGGTTACATCGATTTTGCTTGGGCTAAAGAACCTGGTCAGCCTATGCCGGCTACTACTTACCAAAATATCAATGGTCAATTGGTAGCTGTACAAACCCAACCTCCAGTACCCAAAATGTACGTACCTGTGTTTGTATTGACTAGTGTACAAAGCTACAACCTGCAATCCATGGAAGCTCAATTGATGGGTCTCTTAGGTCCAGCCCTCTTGTTGGAAAACAACAACTGGACTTTCGGTAACTATCCACGCAAAGGTGTAGCTAAAGGCAAACAAAAACGCCAGCTCAACGATATCTCAGCTATCGGTTTTGATATCTCAGCCGAGACTAACCCTAACGAGAAACCAGAGCGTACCAAAGACATCGACAAAGAAACCTACACCATGGGTGTACACAAAGCATGGATGGAAACGGTTTGTAAAGGTCCTGTAATGGCGATGGACGTACCTGAATGTGGTAGCGCTACTTGGCAGTACTCTGTGCTCGTAGCAGCAGCTAATGGTAACCAAGCAGCTATTCAGCAAATCAAAGATGCTGCCGACAACCTGCTCAATGGTCACTTCAGCAAATACTTCAAAGAAGGTGCTAAAATCGTAGAAGACTGGGGTGGTCGCATCCATGCCGGTTACTACCTTGACGAAGACCGTGAGAAAGCCGACATCCGTGACGTAGACTATCTGACCGTGCTCAACATGTTTGGTGACAGTGACATGAATGTAGTACGTGCTTGGTCTGACTCTTACAACAAAATGCAAGTACCTCAATTGATTCGGATGCAAAAACGCAAACAAATCATTGACAATCTTTCACCTACTTATACGCAATATATGCGTCGTGTAGTATTCTCAGGTGAATTCTTGTACGCGTTGAAAGAAGCTGCTAAAGCATGCGGCATGACTATGTCTCCTGAGCTGCCTTACACTGAAGCTACTACTGACGTACGCGCAGTAGCAGGCTTTGCCTCAGCACCATTTGTAATGCAGCCTATGATGACCGGTCTGTATCAGTCTAACAATGCCGGTACAGTGTTCAGCGCTAGTCCTAGCCATTTCACTGGCTATGTGAATGGTGCTACTTTCTACCAAGGTTGATAAACCCAGGTTGATAGACCAAGGCTGATAAACTAAAGTAGTATAAACACAGCATATTCCCCAGGGTAGCCTATAAAGCTACCCTGGGCTTATGCCGTACTCATCAGAGTCTCGTACGATGCTACAGAGTACCTCTTGTAGGTACGCTGTACTGCTGTACTTTATTTTTTGTCTTATTAGTATTATATTTTTACAGACTTACATTATACTACTACAATAGCAGTAGATACTTTGATTAATAGTATTTACTTTTCTTCAACCACCTCTCAAATAGGAGTACTAAATGGGTAGTTCACTCAAACTAGAGAACCTAGAGCAGGGCTTCATGCAAGCAGCTTCATCCACTGTGATAGTCATGAATGACCTAGATGATTCTTCTGAAAAACAGAAGAAAGAAATCAACAACCTGCTCTACAATGTAGCTGGTGATATTTACACCAATATACCGTCGTGTGAATGTACACGACTCAAGAAAGCCTACCTCATAGACGCAGTCTGTCCCAACTGTGGTACTAAGGTAGTCAGACGCATGGAGCAGAACATCCAACCTATCGTCTGGCTAAGAGCACCTAAGGGTGTAGCACCTTTCATTAATCCAAAAGTCTGGTACTTACTAAACGACTACTTCAATCGTAATAATTTTGAAGTGATTCGTTATATCGCTGATACTAGCTATAAGCCAGCTGCTAAAGCAGTAGCTAAGGCACATGATACTATCAGCAAGATACAAGACCAAGGTATTACAGGTAGAGGCTGGAACTACTTCGTCCAGAACTTCGATTTCATCATTGCTAAACTAATCGAATCCCCTCACACCAGACGCTCCGGTAAGTCGGTAGCTGATTATCAGCCACTACTAGACGTACTAGCACGCTTCCGTAATGAAATCTTCACCCATTACCTACCACTACCTAACCGTAGTCTCATGGTAATTGAGGAAAACGATTCAGGACGTTATCGTGACCCTCTAATGGATGCAGTAGTAGACGCAGCACGTACGCTCACCGGTATAGACCTACCTACCTCTACAGCCTCACAAGCTACTAAAGAGCGTAGACTAGTCAAAGCCCTAGACCTACTCACAGAGTACTACGACGCTAATATACGCATCAACTCTAAGAAAGAAGGTATCTGGCGTAAGCACATATTCGGTACACGCTCACACTGGGCATCTCGTGCTGTAATCTCCTCTATCACGGAGCCACATCGCTACAATGAGATATACCTGCCATGGGGTCTGGCAGTATCATTGTTAGAAATACACCTGATGAACAAGCTATTCAAGCGTGGTTTCTCAGAGGTAAAAGCTACTAACTTTCTCAACACCTATGCTCTAGAATATCATCCTCTCTTAGATGAACTATTCAAAGAACTAATCGCCGAATCACCTTTCGGTGGAATAGGTGTAATCCATACACGCAACCCAGTAATGGGTCCTGGTAGTACAGAGCTACTCTTTGCTACTAGAGTCAAGACTGACGTAACGGATGATACGGTGTCCACGTCAATCTTAGCAGTAACACCGTTTAACTTGGACTTTGTGTAAATATTAAACCTTTACAATTGTGGTCAACATTATGTCCGAGAGGACAATCTGTGATTAACCATTTGTAAAGGATCAAATAATGAAGCCTGATTACACCACAGAAGCCACCGAGCTTACTGTACCATTTGCAAACCCTTCTATTCTGATAGACGTAAGAGGTAAAGTTACTCTAAAAGATACTAAGCAAGTCCTTCAGTTACAAAATGATGAGATAGAGTTGGATTGGTACGATGGTAAAAGAAAGTATAAGCTAGCTGAATTAATGCTGCATGCTTTCAAACCTCACAACATCCCCTATCCTAATCTAAAAGATTTTACTGCAGGATTTAAAGATGGTAATAGCTACAATATACATCCATCTAACCTCTACTGGAAGCCTAAACACCTACCAATAGAGTCAGCTTGCTGTCCTGGTACCTTTATTATTCCGTATTACACTAGATATGTGCTTACTCCAGATTTTAAACTAGTCGATACAAAGAATGGTTTAATTAGAGAAGCTAAACTAGATTCTGGTTATCTTAAATCTCGTATATTCGACGATTACGGTAATAGACCATTGATAGCGTTACACCGAATGATAGCAATGGCATTTATTCCAGTTGAAGGCGATGTTACCAAGTTAGTAGTAGACCACATCAACCATCAAAAGCTGGATAACAGAATAGACAACCTACAATGGCTTACTCCTTCTGAACATGGTGTTAAAACCACCACACTAGGAGAAGATGAGAAGGTAGCTATACTTTGTCGTGACGTACACACTGGGGAAGTAATTACTCTGCCCTCTATTAGAGGAGCTGCTGCGTACTACGGTATTGATTACAAGACCATGGTACATCGCCTTAATGCTAAGCAGAGAGTGTTCTATCCAGGAGTACAATATCAGAAAGAAGCTGAGTTTGAAGAATGGAGAATACCATCTAACGATGAAGTAATGAAGGTAATGAATTCTCAAAGAAAACCGCCAGTGATTAAAATTACTGCTGTACATGATGATGGTACTAAACTAGAGTTTGATACCCTAGGACAGGCAGCTATGTTTACTAATGTAATACAGCGTACGCTCAGAGCAGTATCTGAAAAACGAGTACCTAATCGTAAGCGTAATGGTTGGTCTTTCACTATTGAGAAACTAAAAACAGGTGAAATTATCTATCCGTCGGAGTCCTAAAACCTCCTTAATTGCGGGAAGTACATTATTGATTACAATTACTACTTTATCCTAGTAATAGAGATAAATACTGATAGGGTAATGATCCAATTCAGCACAGTGAAAACATTGTAATCTTTGTTAATCCGCAGCGAAGTATCCTCTCTAACCACAGTACTGCAGAGGATAAACGTTCAGAGACTATTGGTCTAGCTAACCATTAGGGTAATGTCGTGAGACACCCTCGAAACAGGAGGCATTGTCACTAGCACTGACACTCGTACGTATACTCACAAGGTGTACAGAGCAATACAGGTAATGCTGTTTGATGAAGATATAGTCCGTAACGTAGTCTACTATCTGATTGTAACTAGTAAGTACTCTAAATAGAGCTTACTAGTAATATCTTATAGTAGTCTTTCCATCACAGACGGCGATCAAATGAGTTCGTCAATGACTCTGGATAACAAGATGACGCGCGCAGCGTTGAAGCTTGCACCGCACATTAATGGCTTTACTTTAAATGCGCCATTTGAAGTATCTAGTCATGTGTGGATTCCTAAACCCACTATTGCTACACTGTCTAACTACATGCATGACCCTGAGCATAATCAGGCAGACCCTAGCAAATTAGTGAAGATGCAGACTATGTTTCATTAATGCATCTAGACAATCTAATACCCTTTTCCCCTAAACCTTACCCAATGAAAGGTAAATTAAAATGACTATCTTGATTGAAGAAACATTAAAACGTCTGGAGAGTACTCCAGGCATGGTAGAGGCTATTCAAGCCTTCGGTATACCACAAGAGTTTTTCGTCTCTCAGGCTCTAATGACTATTGCCTTAGAGATACTCGAAGAGCAGGCTAAGAAAGACACAGACCAGCTAATCGAAGATTTTAATAAGTACAAGATTGCTCATCCTGATGAGTATTCACATCCTGTAGCTAGCCAGTACTTTAAACAGTTTGAGGATGTGATTAATGATTTGTCTATCCTCATTGCTAAAGCTGAGGAGGAATTAGTACATACGCCTTTATCAGGTTTATCAGCTGAGGATATTGAGTTATTACGTCGTGGTACTATGCAATCTGTATATCTGTCTGTATACGGTATTCGTCAGCAGCTACAGCAGTTGACTAAAGGTAACTTTGAAGCAGTAGCTAATAATGCTCCTAAAATCATTCTACCAGCCTAATGGGAGGGTAGAGACATGTTTGGAGGAGTAGATGCCTTTGACGCTATGGTCTTTGGACAGGCACATCCTGGTACGCTAAACTTTCTGACTCGGCAGTATCAACAGCTGACACAGAGTGCTGCTAATCTAGTAGGACAGGCTAAAGACTTGTTTCTGACTACGGCACAGAGTGCGTATGACAGGTATGTGTCGCCAGAGGCTCAGATGCGTATACGCTCTATGCTAGGGCAGGTAGAGGACAATACGCTACATGAGGTAGTACGACACATGTATCAGGCTGAGGAGATACAGCAAGCTGGCTTAGTTATGCAGCGCTGGATTATGGCTGAGCCTACTGTACGAGCTATGTATCTGAAACAGCAGCTAGATGGTTATGCTGATGTATATCAGAATGTACATGGTGAAGATATAGGTGATACGCACAAAGACTACCGCATGGTGAAAGACGGTATATTGGAATTCGTGTATGATGAAGATGGTGAGTTAGCTGGCTATGAAGTACCGCATTACATGCTGGAAGCTGAATTAGCTGAGGATGAGCCACAGCTAGAGATAGATGAACAAGTGGATATCTTGTCTACTTGGGACGCTATGAAAGCTATCATCAAAGCAGGTACAGTAGACCCGACTAGTCCTGTAGGAGGCTTTCTGTAGCAGATTATAATAGACCGTGAATGGAGCAGGTACTTTTATAGTACCTGCTCTGCATATGCCGCGCATTGCTTGTCAATGCGAATTATGCCGTGTATCGTAATCTGAGCAATTCTCTTATTTTTTCTTTTAAATGAAGGAGTATATACATGAGTGACCCTAGACCAGTAGCTACTTTTACAGTACGTGGTTGGATTAAAGACAACGTATCTGAGAAAGTAGATTTTATTTTAGCTAACTTCTTTGAGGCTATGCCTAGTCAGTCTTGGTTGATGCGTAGACGTGTCAAGAGTGTACAGTCTATTCTAGCTGAGCATTCAAATGACCCTGATGGCTTTTGTGAAGCTTTACAAGAAGCTCTATTAGTAGACTTTAATGACCACTTTGATACAGTAGTCATTAATGTACAGATTGATAATCCAGATGTATATCGCATAACAGGTAGAGCCGATATACGCATCTCTATTACCATTAAAGGTGATGATAATACATTGACTAATGTAGTACGTCAGTTCAGAGAAGTAGATAGTGTATTTAAAGTCGTAGTAGATGAAGTAAATTACGGGAGTAAACAATGAGTACAGAATTTGATAAAATGCCTGTACAGGAGCAGGCTGAGTTATTAGCACAACAATCAGCTAATGAGGCTTATTTAGCATTTGAAGAGATGATGCCTGAGTTTCAAGCAGCTATGGCTAAAGCCGAGCAAGAAGCTAAACCTAAAGTACATTACCTCATGTTTCGAGAAGTATTCTTACCTTGGTTTGCTGGTGATGAGAATAGAAAGTATCCTACTGTCAATATTACACATTGGTTGAGTATATCAGGTAATGTGTTTCAAGCAGTAGACATTGTAGATGATGCAGGTAATGTAATCATGGAGGTTCCTCCGTATTTTGACAGAGACGTACTACGTATTACTGACCCCATGGGTCTACACCGTGAAGAGACTGGTAAAGAGCATCGTTTGTTACATGTTTGGCACGTAGTAGCTTCATTAAGAGACAGAGCACCTAATCAAGCTGACCGTATTTTGATTGAAGAGATTAAAGATAGACTACAGGCTGTAGGTGTAGAGCAAAAGACTATCGCTTACGCTGAGAGATGGAATCGTATTTACGAGTATTACGGTAGACCTATTCCTTTTCCAGATGTAGATGGTGTAATGGAGTACTTACGTACTGGCGATAATACTAAGCTGGCTAAGCCTACCGAGACTACAGAATCTAGTACTACTAACAGTAAAGACACTAGCTTTACTGATGACCCTAATGTAGACTTTGACTGGGCCTAGCAATATGCTGACTAAAGTCTTAAAAGCTGTAGCGTTTTCTGACGTACATACTGGACACAAGACTACTCCTACAGCTAACATCATTACCAGACTCAAGGAGCATGTAAATTCACTCTTAGAGGATAAGCCTGACTTTATCTTTATACCAGGTGACTTCTTTGACCATTTACTGACCCTACCTGAAGACGGTACTAAACTAATACAGTCCTTTATAGCGTGGTTATTACAGTTCTGTAAAATACACGATATAAAGCTCAGAGTACTAGAAGGTACACCTAGTCATGACTGGAAGCAGAACTACCTTTTCATGCAAATCAATCACGACAACCAAATCAATGCTGACGTACGTTATTACGATAAGCTAGCAATAGACTACGATGAATCACACAATCTGTACGTACTCTACGTACCAGATGAATGGGACGAATCTACTGCTGTTACATTAGCTGAAGTAAAAGAATTACTAGCCACTAAAGGCTTACAATCAGTAGACCTAGCTATCATGCACGGTATGTTTGAGTTTCAAGTACCATCGCATCTACAAGACAGACTACCTTTACACAATCAAGTCGAGTACGAGTCATTTGTTAATTATTTAATTGTAATAGGACATGACCATGTACATAAGCGTAATGGTAAAGTAATTGTACCAGGTAGCTTCGATAGGCTACGTCACAATGAAGAAGAACCTAAAGGCTATATACGCTTTACTATTACACCAAAGGGTAAGGTCAATACAGTCTTTATTGAAAACACAGAAGCTGAAAGATATGTCACATTAGACTTGACTAATCTAACAGTAGAAGAAGCACTCTTACACATAGACGACACCATTAAGTCATTACCACAGTACGCTAAAGTAAGACTGCGCTATCCAGAAAACCATCCAATAGCAGAGCATCTATCAGAACTCACTCGTACTTATTCAGACGTAGTCTGGTCTAAATCTAAGGTAGACAAAGAAGATAGACCTAATACAGTTACTGTATCTGATGTACTCTCACACCAGTATACAGCAATAGTACTAAATAGAGACAGTCTACATGACAAACTCATGCAAGAGTTATCTGAGCAATACGAAGAAGTAGATACAGCTCTAGCTAGTCAGTTATTACAGGAGACATTAAATCATGTCTGAAATCCACAATAGAGCATTAGGTAAGTATCCACTCTCTATAGCTACCTCCCTAGCTATAGAGAGCTTGACTAATACCCATGATGAAATCAAGCACAAGGTACCTCCACTGCAGGATACAGACGTACTCTACGTCAACCTACGTACCCTAGTCAGAAACATACATGGCGCGGTACCTACACCACAAAGACACCAGCTATATGCGCATGAAGTAGAAGAAGCACTCTATTCAGAGATGGCTACTATAGCTGAGCTAGTAGCTCCTGTAAGAGTAGTCTACTACGCCTCAGATATGGACTTGACTAAATACCGACATGCTCTTATCCGTAAGCAGCACACTAAGCTACAAGCACAGTACGAAGGCATGTCTGTTAAAGCTATAGCTAGTGTCTTAGGTCATTTCAAGCTTAATCCTACTACTCAGTATACGGTAGAGCATTTCAAACTCAAGATTAAAGTCAAAGAGAAGAATCTCAGAGGTATTATCCTGACACACTTTCCTATTGACCTCTTAGCTTACACAGAGTTTAAGTCTTTACTTCTATTAGAGTCACATACAGGTGTAATCAAAGACCGTTCTCTCTGGTACACTAAGTATTTCAATGGTAATAAGACAGAAGGTATCAACCGTATACCCTTTACTGAGAAGTTCCTACAAATCTTCGGTGATAAAGAGTCATTTTCACCCATGAATCAGAAATTCAGAGAAGACATACTAGCATTAGCTAAGCGTTATAATTGGACGTATCTGACTACTGACGATAAGGTGAAATACTCATTAGACTCACTACTCAACCCAATGGAGAAGACTCTCTATCTACAACTTTAGTATCTGTTTACTAACTAGGTGTAATATATTTAAGCTTATACGCTTACCACTAGAGCTTATCTAATAGAAGCGTAGCAGTATTACACTTCCTTTCTTTTAACCAATCATCCCTGCAGGAGATTATCAAATGGCTAACTACCCAAACCGCAGTACTGAGAAAACTGCACTCTCTATTAAACCACTCCAGCTCTATGCTAAAAACTCAGACGACAAATGGGCTAACATGGTCTTCAACTTTGTCACTGGACGTAAGAATGATCCAGCTTGCTTGGACATTACTGTCTGGACTAATGTCGTGTCTGATGCTGATAAATCAATCAAAGCTTCACTAGACTTCTTGTCTATTGGCATGTTTGCACAGACACTACGCAATACCATCTCTCAACCAGATGGTACTGAGTATAAGGCACCTATCATGGATATTTACGTTACCAAATGGACTAACAAAAAGCCTGACGGCGAGTATGTATCTACTAAACTCTTAATGGGTAAAGATGCTGATGGTAAAGTCTGGATTGCATTAGCTAGTACTAAACAAGGACGTCCTAACATCAAGTTCTACTTCTCCAACAACCGTTTACGTAAGTACGTAAATCGTGACGGTAGTCCACTGTCTGATGCCGAGCATTCTAAACTAGCAGCTCAGAGCTACCTTTGGGCTATTGAACATGTAGTACCTGTATTGCTGGTTAAGATGTACGAACCTGAAGAACCTAGCAATAATGGAGGAAGCAGTAACAACTCAAACCAATCATCAAGTCAAGCACAAGACTTTGACGATGTATTCTAATTAAAACACACATGACATAGACAGAGGAGTAGCTAAATGCTACTCCTCTAGGTATGCCTCGTATAGCCTAACTCTATTCTTTTTTACACACACATTATATTTTTGCATTGTGTAAACGATGCGTTTGCAAACACATTTAATTTAAGGACAATACAAATGCAAGGACAATTAATCAGAGCTCCTGTAGCAGATATTGAACTCAGCCACAATGAAGAGACTATCACTTTTGACATTAGCTTCTTTGAAAATGTAAATGGTGATAATTTCGGTACCGACCAGTCATCGATACTCATTGACCCATTAGCTGAGCTCAATCGTTACTGGCGTGCAGCTAGACCTGATAAGCAGACAGCAATCTTCAATTGTTTTAAAGCCATGCGTCAAGCACTGGATGATAGATTGAGTTTCGATGAGTTACAAGCAGTATTCACACAGCAGGCTATTCTCTTAATGGAGTTGCATTCATTCGAAGACATGGACTTCTTTATTCGCAACAACATTCACATGCCTATACCAGCAGATATCATTGATGTATTTGATCCTACTACTAGTGACTTAATCGGTACACGTGAGCGCACTTACGTAAAAGAGGATTATCGTCAATTGATTATCCTAGCGCTCTGTATTAGACCATTAGGCATAGTCTGGGGTGAGTATATCAGATACGTAGAGAATGAAGTAGGTACAGTCTGGAAAGAATACAATGCTTATCAGATGCTGATGAACACTTGGGTAAAAGAGTCTAGACCATTTCTTAGACTGAAAGAATTTGTAGATGGTAATCTAGAAGCTGCTATTATTGAGAAAGGTGAAGGTATTATCGCGCCAGCTATTGTGGCGGGTATCGGTAGTAGCCAATATCCTGATTGGTTATTAAGCGTAGCCATGCTAAGACGTTTAGTATTCTCAGACTTAGCCATGCGTAAGCCTGATACCAATCTAATCAAAGCTGTCTATTCGTATCTAGGTACTAAGATTAATAATGGACCTAGTTCGTTTAAAGGCAGACTCAATAACAAAGTGTTAGAGAATGACTCTGGTGGTGAAGAAGGTAAGCTATCAATCCTAGAGAGCTACAAGTCTAAGATTGATTTACCTGTAGGTAGAGTAGCTGTAATCGAGCACCTACTGACTGCACAAGAGCAATGCTTAGCTGTAGGTCAAAGCGTACAACCTGACCTAGACCCTGCATTACTACAATACTTTCTAGAAGCAGCTAGTCAGCTGATGCCTTACATCATTTCAGATGGACAGGTATTAGTAGCGCAGTATACGCTCTCTACTAGTATCCATGCTAGGTTCTTTCCTAGACTAGAGAAGATGTATCTACTAAATGCATTAGCTATTACCTCAGCAGTACTCTGGCAAAGAGGTTTTCAGCAATTAGCATTATTAGTACTAGCTTATCCAGCACCAGCTGAGACAGGTTATATTACCCCAGATGAACCAATGAAAGTATCCAACGAATTGATGGAACGCTTAGAGTCGTTTTACCCTTATACTAGACGGCTCACAGGCAAACAAGCTAAACGTCAAGTAAAGATGGGTGCTAACATCTTGGACATCTTCTTCAAGTATTTCTGTCGTAATGACTGGATTACTCTACTCCCACCCCACCTACTCACCCATCTACCTTATCTCGAGCAAGACGGTCTGTATCGCCAACAGACTGACCTCAAAGTAGAACTAGCTCGTTTTCTGGTAGACATTAATGAAAGGCTAAAAGATGAACTACCCCGTACAACCGCTTTCTAATGCGGGTAAAACCAAAAACATGCGTATCACTCAATTAGTCATTATTGAGACTGGTACTTACAACCAGCAATTCTTGCGTCCGTATACCATGGACGTACGTGCTGATACCATGGACTTACTCAAGAATACTATTCAGGACGCTCCTACGATTGCTAGCTCTACCCTAGCTGGTATCAGTAGTCAGTTCTTCCGTCCTGAGGTAGCACCAGAGTCGCAAATCATTATCCCCAACGGGTGGAACCAAAAACGCTTTCGCTTCTTCCTGCAGGTAGAGTACGAAAAGTACGATTTACTACACCAGGAAAATATCTTGGGTTATACTGAGTACGATGGCATTAGTACACAGACTAACGCTATTGATGAGCAAATGCGTTTCTTTGTAAACAGCATCTCTACTCTACGTACTAGTGTAATTGCTACAGCTAATGGTCTATCACAGACACGTACTGTAACAGGTTCATCTCAAGTACTAGATGATAACAACTGGCAACCTGGTAGAAACAACATCTACAATACAGCACCTAGCTTTCACTTAAGACCACAGGACCTCTTCCAAGTAATGTCTACTAGTCTAGAGCGTGAGTCATTGAACCTATCAGGTAGTAATCTGATTGATGCACGTATCATGACTAGCAATGAACCAGTACTCTCTAGACGTAAAAACAATCTAGGTGCTACTTACACTAGTACCATGATTAATGGTTTTCTTGCAGCTAACAACGACATGATGGGTACGGTAGACGACATCTCTAACTCAGCCATGGGTTATGTGCGTGATGATGCGATTATTCAAGATGCATTCTTGTCTAAGCTGCGTTCATTAGCAGGTACGCAGACTTCAGCATTTACTATTCGTGACTTGATGAACATTGACCCTAATGTGACTCATGTTAAGAAAATCATTCATTTGAAACCAGCTGAGCGTGCTACAGTACATCAAATAGGTCAAACTGCAGATTGGGGTGATGTGACTATCGAGACACAATACGCTACTATCCTCTCACAATCCATTCCATCTCTAATGATGGATTTAGGTTTAGTGAAAGCTATTATCGTATCGCATAACTCCACTGTCAATGGCATTCCAGAGACTACGTTACAGGACATCAAGTCTTTTGCTAATCAAAACTTGACTGTACCAGCTCGTACTCTGATTACTAATATTGACCACATTGTAGTACGTGACATTAGCTACAATAATCAAATGCAATACTCATTTGTAGCTACGGTAGACCTAATGGGTGAATCCGTATTCCGCATCTCAGTAAATGGTGGTCCGTTCATTGACTACTGCATGCCTAGCTTCGCTGACGCTACACTCACACCTGTGACTACGATGAATAATAATCGTGTCTACGATATTAGTCAGCAGTTTAATACTCTGCTCTCTAACTTAGGTGTAGGAGACATGTATCAAGAAGGTATTATTGCAGCTGACACAGCTTCGGGTTTATCTGTACCTCAACAGAATTGGAAACCTATATCCATGCCTACAGAGCAACACAGTTTTGTAGTACAGGATAATACGGGCTTTTAAACACTCTCTAAATAAGGACTTTTCATCATGAAGCTTTTACAACTCTACGAAGCACTCTTACAGACAGCAGGTTTTACTGTATCTGAAGATGGTGCTGTCTCTACTGTACTAACTGGTAAGGAAGAACCTACTCTTATCAGTGGTAAGCGTCTAGTGATTCCTACACGTCAACAACAGATGGTAGGTGACTTCAGCAATCGTGTCATGTTCCACCCCATGGCTGAAAACATCATGAAAGGTGAGACCACTGCCATGTCACGTTTCCGCACTGCACTTAACATGCGGATTAATTTGACTGTAGCAGCTCTCTTAGGTCAGCTAGCACATATTGCATCTTCTACTGAACTACAAGCTAAGCTTGACCATTCACAGACCCACTACATCACAGGTGTAGACAAGTCTGATGATAAAACAGAGCTTAACATCGTCAAACTTATCAGTAACATGGATATTGCTGATGCTTCTACTAACTTTGTACGCCTGTCTATTAAGCGTTCAGCAGTATTAAACGGTAATAAACACATCCGTGGTTGTATCGTAGATTTCCCATTACTCAATGAGCTGAAAGCAGCATTAGAGTCAGGTAAGTACACAGTACAGCACACTAAGCTGCGTAAGCAAGACGTAGTCAATGCTATTGCACTCTTAGAAGCTATTTTACCACGTGCTAATGAGACAGATGAAGATGCGTATTCAGTAGGTGTCAATACTACTACAGCACCTACTGTAGAAGCCTTAATGCTCTCTGTCTACAAGCTAGTCAAAGACCTCAACAAAGTAGTATCACTCTTCTTTGAAAAGGGTACTGACGAGTATAATGCATTTCACTTCCGTACTGACTGGTACAAACACATTAAGAACGCCAGTGACTACGCAGTAGAGATTCGCACTATTCCTAGCGTGACTAATGAGGATGACCTCACTACAGCTACAGGTGATACAGTAGCAGAGAAAAAGGCTAAGGCTAATAAAGTCTCAGCATTCAATAAACCACTCAAAGACTTTGATGAGCCTGTAGCTGCTACAGAAGCTGTTACAGAGTCTACTGAAACTAGAGAAGAAAGTAAAACCATGAGCATTACCGAACCACCACGCGAACGCTGGACTGTGAAACAACCTGTAGTCACACAACAGGTAGACATCTACGGCAGACCTATTGTAACTACTGCTCCTGTAGCTGCTGCATCGGTAGTACAGCAGCCTATGGCACAGCCTGCGCAACAGGTTACAATGATTAACGGCGTACCTTGCGTACAAGTCAATCAGAATGGTCAATGGGTGTGGGTACCTGTACAACAGGCTCAAGCAGTACAACCAGCTCCACAGCCGCAGCCAGCGCAGCAGGTAACCATGATTAATGGTGTACCCTGTGTACAGATGGTACAAAATGGACAGGTGGTGTGGATGCCAGTACAAGCACAGCAGCCAGTACAACCACAACCTGTAGTAGCACCACAGCCAGTAGCTCATGCTGCTCCTAATAGCGTATTCAGCATGATTGCTGCTAACAACCCAGCAGCACTCAGTGCAGCACAAGCCATGCCGGCTGGTAATGCTATCGTAGGCTACAATCACCAAGGTCGTCCTGTTAATGCAATGGGTCAGGTAATTGGTGAATACGGTTATCCAATTAGAGGGTAGAGCAAACTAGCTATGCTAAGCAAGACTTATATCTGCACGGCATAGAGGGTAGGGTGCAAGCCCCTACCCTCAGAGTCGTTTTAATCTCTGATTAAAACGGCATAGTCAGAGGAGTAGCTAAATGCTACTCCTCTTTTTCTTTTGCCTATTTCTTAAACGTAATGTAAGTGTTGTACAACGTACGGATATAATCCTCATTAGGTACTAGCAATACACTCATGCCTAAGCGGTAATCCCTAGGAGAGACAAAGTCATTACAACGCATCACTATCCAAAAGTAATCAATACTCATGCTACTAAATTCAGCTAGTAATCCGTAGAGATTACCATCATACTTGGCTTGTGCATGTGGTGTAACTACCATTTCAGTACTACCGTTTTTGATAGCACCTAAATGGTCTTCTATTACCTGTCTGAAACCAGCATCGTAATAGTTAGTAGACTCTAGTCTATTCATCATCAAAGCAATATCCACAATCCAGTCTCCTGTCAAAATAAAGTCATAGAGACACTACTGTATTACAGTCACTTATTATTACCTTGTAGTCTATACAGACTATTGTAGTCTATACAGACTATTGTAGTCTATACGGACTATATACTTTTTCCATTTACCCAATTAAAGGAATAAAGCAATGAATAACCCACAGAACAACCCTAATCAGATACATCCAGAACTGATGTCTCTGTCCTGTCTCAACCCATGGGACGGTGCAAACTCATCAGGTCGTAAATACATGTTTGCAGGACACCTAGGGCAGACCCTCTCCATAGCTGCACCTACTGAACGTCGTGTACAAACAGGCATGGAACGTGAGTATGGTAAATACACATTCAATATCAAGATGCCTGAAAACGGACGTGTAGTAAAAGTACTCAAGCTCTACCCTACTACAATGGGTTACGACAACATCCCGCATTCACCACTTACTCTCATGATTTACGAGAATGAGAATGGTGAATACGGCTGTGTAGAGATTACCGACTACCATTATCATTATCACTACTACGGCTTTGCTTATAAACCCATGGCCGGTATGTCTAAGCTCAGAGAAGGTGAATACATAGCTGAAGGTACTGTCTTCATGGATTCCAATGCTGTAAAAGAAGACGGTGCTTACTGTTACGGACGTAATACCAGTGTAGCATTTATGTCTATACCTGAAGTAGCAGAAGATGCTATTGTAATCTCAGAGTCAGCGCTAGAAGCATTTGGTTATCGTACCTACGAGAAACGTAGTGTTTCTTACGGTAAAGACAAGTTTCCTATCAACCTTTACGGTGATGAAAACATCTATAAACCGTTTCCTGATATTGGTGAATACCTGCATCCAAAAGGTCAACATGCCGGTATGCTAATGGCTCTTAGAGAGTACGATGAAGAGTTAGCTGGTATTGAACAATCAGCTGTAGCTTGTAACTATCCAGACATTACCTTTGATGAATGTGTATACGCAGCAGGTAGAGGTGGTAGAGTAGTAGACATCCGCATCTATCATGACGTCAATAATAGCTGTGGTGGTACAGACGCAGTCATGGCTGAACAACCACTCAAATACGACAAAGCTAGACGTAGGTTCTACTCAGAGCTAGTACAGTTTTATCGTGAGAAAGCTAAGACTCACAAAGAGCATTTTAAGCTGACACCAGAGCTTCATCGCTGGATATTGGAAGCTATTGCAATTATTGGTGAATTTCGTACACACAAGGTAAATGACAAGATAGAGATGCTCTATCGCAAGAAACCGTTAGATGAATGGCGTATTGAGTTTACTATTGAGTATTGCCATATTCCAGGTATAGGTGGAAAACTGACTGACACTAATGGAGGTAACCTTATAGACTCTAATGGTTGAATCTATGAATTCAACTATGTGGAGTCTGAAATGACAATCGAATTAAAAGAAGTACCTGGTTTTATTGATGTATTTGCTAGCAGAGATGGTAAAATATTTGCTGGCGGTGAGGAATGTAAACGGTATATTTGGGGCGATAGATATTTCGTAAACCTACCTACACGTAATAACCCTAATAAAAGAATTACACCAGTACATCGCTTAATAGCATTAACGTTTTGTGAATATGGGACTGAAGAAAGAAATGTGGTAAATCACATTGATGGTAATCCACTTAACAACAATGCTGAAAATTTAGAATGGGTAACTTATTCTGAAAATAACAAACATGCAATAAGAACTGGTCTAAGAAAAGACAATAGACCAGTAAAAATGAGACACTGGAAAACTGGCAAGGTTTTAATATTTAACAGTCAAGCAGAGGCTCTCAGATTTCTAGGCGTTAAAGGGGTAGCTGGCTCACAAGCTCTATTCCTTAAAATGTTTGGAAGATTGCATGGTAATGATGAGTGGGAAATAAAAGACTTGAAAGATACTAGTCCTTGGTTTTACGAGAATCGTACTGAAAAGGTAGCTCCTAACAGATACTGGTTTATCGTGACTGATGAGAATGGTGTAGTCGAAGAAACTTTCGGTATGCGGGACTTTATCAAGAAGTACAAGCTTTGGAACTTGAGTACAGACTCAAGAACCATGGTAGAAGTACTAAAAGAAAGAAGACCTAATATATCTGTGGTATTACTTGACTCCTACGAAAAAGAGATACCTACCTCACCTTATAAAGCAGAAACAAAACCCATTTTAGCTACTAAAGAAAACGAAATTCTTAATTTCTCATCACTAAGAGAAGCAGCTAAATACTTTAAAGTAGATAGAAGCGTAATAAAGTTAAGAATTAAAACAGGTAAAGATTTTAACGGTTGGCATTTTGAAATTGCCCGTCGAGATATGTCTAAGGACTGATACTCGGCGCTTCTCTTCTAATTGACGGGAATACCCTAAGAGCCTTGTACACTAAGTCAGCACAGCAATGTAGTTGACGGCTAGGAGTAATTAACCTAGGTATAGTAAAAGAGACAAGGATGTTACAATGGGCAATCCGCAGCGAATTTTCCAGCTTATATAGCTGGAAACACGTTCAACGACTAATCGGGATTAGACCACCCAGTATTGCACTAGTGTGCGAGAAACGGAGAGCGTTGCTGCTTGCGCAGCAGCGGAGATATAGTCTGCTCTGCAGTGAAAGCTGCAGCTGTTCTTAAATAGAACGCGTAGTAATTAACGACTACTACGGAACACAAAGGAAAGGTGTTATCTGTACAGTACGCCCAGACCACTTGATGCCTTACGATGCTAATGGTGTCAGAGCTGAAATGATTATTGATGGTAATGCTACCTTCTCACGCATGAATTTAGGTCGTAAATACGAACTATTTGTTAATTCAGCTTCTAGAGATTTAGTAGTAGAACTAAAACGTAGATTACAGGTACAAGGTAATGAGCACAATCTATTTACTATCTTGCAGCAAACAGACAGAGCTATCTTTGATGAAGCATGGAATCGACTCATGCGCTATTATCAGATACTCTCGCCTAGACAGTACCGCATGATGACTGAAGAGTATACAGCACCACGTGAGCAGCACATGGAGTACGTATTGAAGAATGGTATTTATATCTATCTACCTACGGATAATGAACCTGAGTACATGTCCTACGTAGAAGCTATTCAGAAAGAGTTTCCACCTACCTACGGTCCTGTATACTTCCAAGATAAGCAAGGTAACGTACACCAAACCAAGACTAATGTACGTATTGCTGAGTTGTATATCATGCTATTGGAGAAAACAGGTAAAGACTGGTCGGCAGTATCATCAGGTCGTGTACAGCAGCACGGTATCCTAGCTCCATTGTCAGCTATGGATAAAAACAATACTCCTGCTAAGCAGCAGCCTACACGTTCATTAGGTGAAGCAGAAATTCGTAACTTTGCTTCTTACCTATCACCCGTAGTAGCAGCTGAACTAATCGACAGGAATAACAACCCTGAAGTGCACAAAGAGATTGTACGCAATATCTTAGCAGCACCTCAGCCTACCAATATCGAAGAGGTAGTAGACCGTAAGCGATTCCCACTAGGTTATTGCAAGCCTTTACAGATTGCTAAACACCTAGCTTATTGCTCAGGCTATTCCTTCAGATATAAACCTGTAGATACCCTTACTAAACCGGAGTAATACATCATGCTGACTATTCAAGCTAGACAACTCTTACAGTACTCTACTCAAGAGCTCTCAGAAGCTCTTACAGGTGAATTTAAGATAGCATTTGAAGATGGTGTAGAGCTGCAGACTAATGCAGCACAAACACTTTATTCTAGTCATATCTGGGACTTATTACGCAAGTATCCCAAGACTGTATTCACCAGTAAGATGCACCTTTCAGCACATCTTAAAAAGAGTAAGTTTAACAGTAAGACTACTAATAAATGCTACTCAGAGCATTTCAAGGAAATCATTGCTGCTTACTACTTGAAAGAACCAGGTTTCTCACGTGAAACACTCATGCGTGAGATTTACGAAGTAAATAACAATATCTACAACTATTACTCTATTCATTCCTTACCATGGGTGAGTAGTTTAGACATTATTGACTTTAAAGAGGTGCTGGATAACAAAGATATCATCGAGATTAAAGCGAATATCGTAGAGACACCACAAGGTGTGATTGATGCACAGAAGAAAGTGCTAGCTACTTTGATGGAGAGTCCAGTATTAGACAATAACCGCATCGCACAAGGTGTCAGAGCTGATATCTTGTCAGCAGGTCAAGTAGCCAAATGTATTGGACCTTGCGGTTATGTAACAGACATGGATTCACACATCTTCCCTAAGCCCATTCTCAGAGGTTTTGCTGAAGGCTTACGTAGCTTCTACGACTCCATGATTGAATCACGTTCAGGGGCTAAGTCATTGCTATTTGCTAAGCGTCCACTACAGACTACCGTGTATTTCTCACGACGTCTAGAGATTGTATCCATGACATTGAGGAATCTACACCATGGTACAGACTGTGGTAGTACAGAGTATCTTGAATGGTTTATTAAACCAGAAGAGAGAAATGAAGAAGGTAAAGTGGTATATTCAGGTGACTTGGCTCAATTAGCAGGTAAGTATTACCTAGACGAGACTACTAATACCCTCAAGATATTGACTAAAGATGACACACACCTAATTGGTACTAGAGTGAAACTACGTTCAGTATTACACTGTAGACATTCTGACCCGTATGGTGTCTGTAGCACTTGTTTTGGTGCATTATCTATCTCTGTACCAGAGGGTACTAACCTAGGGCACATTTGTACTGTTACCATGGCTATGCCAGTAAACCAATCAGTATTATCCGTGAAACATTTGGATAATTCAGCTGTGGTAGACTCAGTCAATATCAGAATAGAAGACCTAGCATTTATCAGACCAGCTTCTGATGGTCAAGGCTATCGAATAGCTAAAGACCTAATGAAACTAGAGCCTGTGCTAGTAATCAAAAAGAAAGACGGTAGCTATTTCTCACACATCGCTGATGTAACTGATGTAAGAGAACTACCTGTAAATCGTATCACAGAGCTAGCAGAAGTATTTATCGAGTGCTATACTCGTGTACCTACTAGTCCTGATGAAAAGGACGTGACTCCTCGTGTAAGACACCCGCTAGACCTCTCTATTCAAAGACGTAAAGCTAGTTTCACACACGACTTTCTAGCACATGTTAAGAAAGTAGGTTGGACTCATGACCACAAAGGTAATTTCTTGATAGACTTAAAAGGCTGGGATACTAGCCTAGACTTTGCTACATTACCACTGAAACACCACAACATGGCCGACTATGCAGCTGATGTAGCAAACATCATTGAGTCTAACATGAAAGAGATTAAACGTAGACGGATTTCTACTACTACTGAAATCATTACCAGATTATTCGATTTAGTAAATAGTCGTAACAAGGTAAATCTAGCTGTACTAGAAGTGATTCTGTTGTCAGTATTGACAGTAGATGATACTAAGTATAACTATGCGATACCTAAGGTACAGACAGGATATATGCCTACTACGGCAGATACTGTATTGTACCATCGCAATGTAGCAGCAGCTATGTCCTACGAACAGCATGTCAAAGTACTCAATGCACCTGAGAACTTCTTAGTAGAAGACAAGCCGGATCATCCATTTGACTGGCTCTTAGTACCAGAGGAAATGATAGCAGCAGGTAGGTCAGCTGATTATTGATAATTTAAAGAATAGACTGCAGTGTAAGCACTAGCTGCAGTCTATTTTCTTTTTGCTTATTTAGAAAATAGACTGCTTACTAGGAGAATACATTCATGTTCACTATTTACAAATACTCACACTTTTTCAAGATACAACCAAAAGACGATGCACAAAAGGAAATCTGTAGACAGTTTACAATACCTTTAGTACAAATGGGTACTGTCTATCAGCAAGGCAGATACATGCAAGTACCAGTAAAGGTATTTGCAGCTGCTACTAAAGATAGAAAAGAATGGCGTTTTCACATTACGCTATTAGAGTCATTCCTAGATACCCTCAGAGGTAAAGCTATCTCTGAAGACAAAATAGAAATCATTGAGATGGGTTTTGAGCCTAGTATCAATCCGCAAGTAACACACACCATCAAACCAGGCTGGACTCCACGTCCTGTACAGCTACCAGTACTAGACTACCTCTTACACCAAAAAGTAAAAGCTAATCACCTAGTAACACTCTCTACAGGTGTAGGTAAGTCACTGTGCTCTATGTTTGCAGCTGCCCAAATGGGTAAGCGTGTACTCTATTTACTACGTCCAGCATTCATGGATAAATGGTTTGATGATTTACACAAGACTTACGAGCTTACTAAAGAGGATATAATCTCTATATCAGGTTCTTCTCAGTTAATGGGTTTATTAGCACTAGCTAAAAATCACCCTGATAAAGTACCTAAAATTATTATTCTCTCGAATAAAACTTATCAGAACTATCTGAAAGCTTACGAGAAAGATGGTGCAGCTATTCTAGACCAAGGCTATGCTTGCTTACCAGATGAAATGTACGAGCATCTAGGTGTAGGTATACGTTTCATTGATGAAGTCCATCTAGACTTTCATCTCAACTTCAAAGCTGACTTATACACCAATACGGAGCATGCTAGTGCATTCTCAGCTAGCTTGATAGACTCTCAACCTTTCATCGTGCGTATGTACAATATTGCTTACCCAGTAGCAGACCGATACAAAGCACCGCCACCTAAGAAATATATTGAAGCTAGAGGCGTGCTCTACAAGACTCGTGACAGCCTCACGCCCAAGATTAGCTGGGCAGGTCGTAAAGAGTACTCTCATGGTGCCTACGAGCAATGGATACTCAAATCACCTACTCTTACTGACAATTATCTAAACATGATAAACGACATCGTACAAGGTGAATATATTGCCAATTATCGTGAAGGCGATAGACTCCTTATCTTCTGCTACTCTATTGAGATGGCTACAGTATTGACTGAATATTTCAAAGAACAATATCCAGATAAGACAGTAGAGCGCTATGTAGAAGAAGATGCATTTGCTAATGTCATGGAACCAGATATTCGTATTTCGACAGTACTCTCAGCTGGTACAGGTATAGACATCAAGAAACTCAAAGTAGCTATCTTGACTACTGCTATCAGTTCAGAGAAGTCTAATATTCAAGCTCTAGGCAGATTACGAGAACTAGAGAATGATGATAGAGCACCCGTCTTCTTTTGGTTGACAAATGAGAAGATAGATAAGCATATGCGCTATCATGAGAGTAAGAAACAGCTATTTGCTGACCGTACACTCTCTATTGGTGAGCGCTATTACGACAAACCTATTTAATAAATTCCAACTAGAAATAGGTACTTATCATTGACATGTACGCATGTCGCGGTCTTTACCACGACGCTGACTACGTCAGCTATGTCGCGGTCTTTTAGACTCACGACGCTACAGCATAGCTGTACTGTCGTGGTCTTTATCACTCTAAACAGCATATTCCCCAGGAGAGCCTATAAAGCTCTCCTAGGGCTATGCATGCATTTTTAATTTCAATCTTTTAATAAAAGGAAAATCCTAATCATGAAAACTAAACTCTATATCAGTTTTCGTACAGCCTCACTGTACAAGTCGCGTATTACAGACTGTTGCTTCTATTCAGTAGCTGAAGACAATTCAGCTATCTGTTATCAGCTAAATCACACAGGCTTCTCTACTAAACAAGTAGAGGACTTCAATGAAGTATTAGAAGACGATAAAATAAATCTAATCTCTATCCCAGTAGACAAAATAGACTCTGTATTACGAGCTATAGCTAACCCATGCCTCAGGAAGCTCCATAGCAGCGCTGTATGGGCTGCTGAATGCCTAGGTATAAGTTACCCTACCTACTTTACTACAGACGAGCTCTATGACGCTCTACGAGCCTGTAATTAGCATATCCATTTATCCACTCACTACTTAAGGAGTATACCCATGAAAGCAAACCAAAACCAACTAGCATTAGAACTAACAGTCTTGTCTATATTGCTAATGCTAACAGTACTAGCATTATTAGACACATTAGTGTAAAGATTTAGACACACAAACATAGCTCGCTACGTCGAGCGTAGCTTGCTAAATGAGACATAGCCTAGGAGAACCTATAAGGCTCTCCTAGGCAGTATGCTGGACATGTAAATCTAAATTATTTCAAAAGTATATTACTTGTTTGAGAATAATCAATACTCTTATTCTTAACTTGTAACGCCAAGCATAGCTTGTCTCTGCACGGCATACGCCCAGGGGTAGCGGATACTACCCCTGGTCCGTATTAACTAGCGTCTGTTGATTTAAAGAGAGTCAGTCAGCGGACGCTTTCATTAACGACTCTCTATTCACCGCACTGTAAGTGCAGAAAGGGCTCTAAATGAGTACCATTCTTAACGTAGCAAAGCTACATATAATCCTAGCAGTAACTAACAAAGTGATTGCTATTTACCATAAACGCATTCAACAATGCTTAGACCCTATAAAAGGACCAAAGCTTTTAAGACGCTATGGTAATAATTACATAAACGCTTTAACTGAAGCAGTCACTCCTATCATCTTGATTAGAGATGAAGCTAAACGTCAGTTAGAACAAATAAAGCAAATAACAGAAAGGAATACCAACCTAGAATATTAACCTAAAGTAACAACACGGTGTCCGCGCACCACATTGGATTAATAGATACCTAAGGTCAATTACGAATACAGATGTGAATTCGTAATAGGGTCTATTAATAAGCGTTACTCATGTAACCAGTATTCGTGTAGCTAGTACGTTTATTAATGGATATTCATTCAGAACACAGCATATCTTCGATACGCGCAGCATAGTACCTAGGGAGAGTCGGAGTCTCTCCCTAGGCGTATGCCAAATGTTTAAAAAGCTCTACAGAGTATTACCGAGGACTATCTCTGTAGGGTATTTTTGTAAGTCCTCATTACAGTCTCTAAAAGAGACAGAAAGGTTTCGTAATGAAGCGGAACATTAAAACAGAACTTGAAGATACGATTTTAACAATCTACTTCATAACATCACTGTATTACACTATACCACATATGGCGTTGTGGTTTATAAAGCTAGTAACATCGATATTCTACTTCTTCTGGTTCTTCCCAGAGAACTGGCGACTGATAGTAGAATTCTTCACTCTCTAGAGAAGTAATACAGCATGAAACCTTTCCCACAACCACTTACCCATTTCGCCACTATTCAAACAGAGAGTAGCCTACCCAGCTACTCTCTTCTCTATACCTTTATTTTTTTTTGCTTATTTACCAGCTTCAGCTTCTAATCTAGCTAATTTAATAGCCTCAGCACGTGAACGCTCGTTCAATACTTTGTCGCATTCATCTAAAATCAACTCTACCTCAAAATGAGGTCTAGCTAAAAACTCAGACCAGCTCAGACCAAATATATCCTTTACCTCACGCTCACGATACTGTGTCATACGCCGCTGTAATAGACTACCTACTACAGCCGACTCTGACTCATTAAAGTACACTAAAGCTAAAGGGTCTTTACTAGCATCATGGTCAAAAACCCCGTACCGAGTCTCGTACTGCTCTAGCAAATACTGTCTAGCTAGTACGGGACTCAGTTTCTTTTTCACTTGTAATAAAGTAGCCATGAGCATTTCCTCGTACCTATCGTAATCCAGATACGCACCACCAAACTCAGGGCTATTTACATGTGTTAGTTGCTCCGGTAAGTTACCGCCATGGCTCGGTTGACTAGGAGCAGTAAAAAAACCGCTACAGCGTCAATAGGGAACAACATCTCGAATCTAGGCAGAGCTAGTTTCTCCTCAGTAGCATTGTAAGCAGGTACTGCAATAATAGCTACAGTACTATCATCAATGAAACGTTTAATCTCAGAGAAGAACTTAGCACGTAAGTCATCATCTTTACTCAAATCATTCAAAATGAGCTGTACTGTATTCTCTTCATCACGCTCGTAATTCTCCCAGTTATCTGTAATAGGATTCAGTACTGCTACAGAATCTACGAAATGGTCAAATTGACGCATCAATGTAGCTTTAGACTGAGTGCTAATGTATTCATTACGTTTAGCTTCAGTAGCATACTGGAAGTTCTCAGTAATAAACTCACTGATACCTTCAATCCAAGCATAACCTGAATCAATGTGTTCAGTAGCGCTAGGTACACGTAAAGTCACACGTACACGGTCGCTCAACTCTACGACACGATTACCACCACGTTTAAACTCAGCCTTATACATGGCTAATGACTCAGGTGATACACGTTGCTTAGGGTTACCCATGTGACGTTTTTGAGACTCTGTCAAGCTATTAGTATCAATCCATTGTAGCTTACTTACATTAATTTTACCAGACTGTACGACAGTCTCTTGTCTATCTTCAGTAATCACTGGACGTGCAAAGTTAAAACCATTCTGATAAATACTACAAGCTAGACCCCATGCTACATGTGGAATATCTAAGCTAGAGAGATTCTCTAAGAAACCTTCTTTACCAGTAGTCAAATTAGTATCAGCTAACCACTCTACTGCAAAGTCCAGTACTAGCTTATTCATGTAACTAGCTTCGTTAATCAGTGCAGCACCAAACAACTTACGTCCTAGATTCACTTTGACATTAGTCATTTGATGATAAAACGCTAGTAGACTATCTTCATCTGGCGTATCAAAAGTAGCATAGAAGCCAGAGTGAATCAAAGGTACTACAATTTGACCACCACTATTCAAGAAGCTACGTACGCGAGTCACAGCACGCTGGCCAGTTACTTTTACACCAACATCATCAAACTTAGGACGACGTGCACCGATACCGCCATTCTCAGTACGGATGTTTTGATGCCATTCACGAGCTGGGTCTACTGAAGTATCAAAGTACAAGTCATTCACCATGCGTGTAGTGAGTGCTTCTTCAATAGCGTTAGCATGCAGCTGACTCTGCATAGGCAGCTTTTCTAAATCCCCACCACTTTCTTCGTAGTACTCCAGATTACGAGTAGCACTTACCTTTTGGTCAGCACCTGGAATATAAATCACAGCTGGAATCTTTTCATCAGCTTTATCTTCCAGTACTTCGGATGTGAGATTAGCATTAGGTTTAGCATTCTCAAATACTTCACCTAGCAATACTTTAGTAGGAGTAGCTTCAGAATCCATGTCCTCAATAGGAGTATCCTCAGTAGAAGTCTTAGCATAATCCTCGGCAGTAGGAATAGTAACTGCATCTACAATAGCTTTCAACTCCTCTGGAGATTTACCTTGTGCCATGGCTTCACTAAAAGCTTTGTCTTTAGCTTTTCTAAGCTCAGCAGCTGCAATCTCCTCAGGAGTAGGCTCTGGGTTTACATGTTCGATACTAATAGTCATTTTCTTTTGTCCTTTCTTTGTTTACTCTTCTTTAGCTACTACAGCTTCAGCTACTTCACCTAGGTTCAAAGGACCAGGGTTAGCTTCTTCACCACCACGTCGTACAGCTTCTTGACAGGCTAGCAAATGCAGCTGGTCTAGAGCAGCCTCTTGTGGTTGTAATAGCTGTGTAGCGCGTGTTACAAAACTAGAATATGTCATGTGAGCATCAAGACAATCCATGATGTCATCTTCACCTACTTTACCAGTCTTACCAGCATGTGAATCATGGATAGATTCTAGCTCTTTAGAGAGAGCATCTACATCATTCAAAATACCTTGTTTTACTTCAGCTAGGTATTCTTTATTCTCTACGTAATCAGACATCTTATCTACAGCAGCAATCATTTCATTCTCAGCTGCTAAGATATCTTTACCTAATTGATAAGACTCCTCTAGTTCATCCCAAGTCATGCTGTCTACAGCTTCTTGGTATTGCTTGTTTTGTGCTTTAGCTTGACGTTTAGCTTGTTTAACAGCAGCACGGCGTTGTTCACGATTCATGGTACTCATTTGGCTTATATCCTTTAATAAAAAGAGACTACAGGGAAAATATGAAACTGCCTATTACTACAGACTGTAGTAAAGACAGCAGTCATTTACAGACTATACAAGCACTCACAATAGTAGTATTTTACACGATAGAATATAAAACACCTATTGAGTACTGTATTACTTTAAGGAATGGAATAAAGATGGACGATTTGATTTTAAATTACTTATACGAGAATTTCTCAGCTGAGTTAGCTGATGAAATGATTAAAGCAATAGACATACTGGAGCAATTAGATTACTCAGCATTACAGACTGATTTACTTAACATTATTAATGAGGTTGAACTAGTAGGTACTAATAATACCAATGACCGTATCTACAATGTAATCCACGCTCAACAAATACTAGCATTAGAAGAGTTTGGTATTAGACTAGACAACCAAACTACATTTGTCTTTGCTAATGACTTATTAGAGCTACTTCTAACCATGGAAGATATCCATGATGTAGAACCATTGTTGAACATCATCAATTCAGCTAATAATCCATTAGAAGCATTTGCTGATTTAGCAGATGAACTCACTGACTATTCAGCTGAAGATTATCTTACTTACGTAATAGAGGTATCACCTATGCTCTTAGCTAAAATCAAAGAGCTATTCAATAATACCTTTAATAACGCTACGTTAGAAGAGCAAGATGAGCTAACTGCTGAAGATACAGCTCTGATGAATACTAAACTAGCTCTACTCAAACAGTATCGTACATTCATTCACGATGAGGGTGGTATACTCTCTGAGCTATTTAGACTAGGCTTACCATTACTCCTACCATTTGAAATCTATCTCTCTAAGATTGATGAAGAGTATCGCGGTAATGTAGATCATTTCTACTTACGCTCACTCATGCAAGCTGCTATAGCGTGTGACTCTACTAATGACCCTATCACTGTAGTGCACACCAATCTAGAGATACTCTCAGATGAGCCATTAAAAGCAGTAGAGATAGATTCAGCTTTCAAACAGCATGCTCAGGAATTTCAAATCTATTTAAAAGGACTCAATAAATGAAACGACTAGACTACTTTCTAGCTGCCATCAAAGATAAAGCTTATACACGTACAGACTGGATACGCTCTGTCTTTTGCATAGTACAAGAAGACCCTGAGGCTTACAAGAAAGACCCTTACGCTTATCGTCTAATCCAAAGACGTGATGGTTATTTCTTTCTAGACCCTAGCAACAATCTAGAGCCTACTAAGATAACAGATGCCGACATTACTAAAGAGTTGCTCTCTCCAGCTGATGTCTTAGATGTACCATTAGGCATTCTACCCAACACATCTAAAGCTATTAAAGCTACTACAGTAGGTAATGTACTCTTTAATGCTATCGTAGTAGCTCATCCTTTTAAAGACAAGATAGACTTTCTAGAAGGACAAATCTCTATTAAGAAACTAGATGCTATTATTGCAGATAGATTAGTAGATGATTTACCTGAAGGCGAACTGCCACCAGCTGATACTAAAGATATCTACGTACATGAGTATCTAAAGTACACTACTTCTATTCGTCTTATTAATGAGATAGCTGACTTCTTTGTACCGGCAGCTAGTGAGAAAACCATGACACCACCTCCTGGTATTAAAGAATATCGTAAGAAGCTAGTAGAAGAGAATAAAGACAGGCTCAATGACCCAGCTGTATTAGCTGATATTGATGCTAAGCTGCAGGAATACGATAGAGCCTATTATCAAGATGATGATGATGCCATGGGTTTTGTACCTACACAGAAGTCAGAAGTAAGACGTAAGCTCTTCCTTACTGTAGGTGCACAAGCAGGTTTCGGTGATGGTATTAAAGTAGAGCATGTAGAGAAGTCACTCTCAGAAGGTACTGACATTGATAAGATGCCAGTATTATTTTCAGGCTCACGCGCAGGCTCATTTAACCGTGGTCACCAAACCATGATGGGCGGTGCTAAGTTTAAAGAGCTGATTCGTGCAGCTTCTAACTCTAAAATACTAGATGAAGATTGTGGTACCAATATTGGAGCTATGACACTTATTACTAAAGATAATGCTAAGCTCTTTCTTAAACGTTATTACCTAGAGAATGGTAAAACTATCCACATCACTGAAGAGAACATTGATTCATTGATAGGCAAGACTATTAACCTGCGCTCACCACGCTATTGTAAAGCTGAGCACACTGACTATTGTCGTTATTGCGTAGGTGATGACTTAGCATTACAGCCTAAAGCTGTAGCTACAGCAGTAGCTGATATTGGTTCAGCTTTCTTGACACTCTTTCTCAAAAAGATGCATGTATCGGGTCTCGCTACTGCTAAATTAGACCTACCTAGCTCTCTAAGCTAGCAGTTTAAAGTTATACTGTGACTAGTCAATAGTCTAGAGAGTACTCTTTTCTTAAACCCTTTTCCTTTTCTAGAGAGGTATTTAAACATGGCACGTAATAATAAGCCTAATACACAAGACCAAGAACCTGAAGTAGTAGAGTCTACTGAAACAGAACAAATTACTGAAGAGGCTGTAGTACAGACTACCCCTGAAGGTGTTTCTGAACTAGCTCAAGCTGTAATCAATGCTGACCCTAAAGAGCAAAGTAAGCCAGTAGAACCTACCCCTACTCCAAACCCACAAGAGCCTGTAGTGACTCCTACTCCAGTAGAAGTTACAACCTCTACTGCAAAGTCAACAGTACTGACTCCAGTAGGCCCTGCTGCAGGTATCGCAGAGGAACTGGCTCAGTACAAGGAAGCGATGATTCCTGGCAAGTATGTGCCAGCTGTTACTGGTGCTGAAAATCAACGTAAACTCTTCCGTTTGATTGAACGTACTATCAATCGTGTACCTGATGAGTCTTTCAAAGATTGCATGAACACACTCTTAGAGTGGTTCCATGAGAACGAGAATGGCGTAGCGGGTGAAGCTTACGTATTCCGTTTCCCAGGTGAATGGCGTGGTACTCCTGACGAGTACTATGCTTATATTCGCTTGATTACATTGTTCCGTCAATTAGCTAATCCGTCTACACGCGCAGCTGTAGTAGCTACTACAGGTTTTGAGTACTACCTGCAATACGGTACTACTGAAGCTGGTCGTGAACGCCTATTAGCTTTCTTCGGTAAGTAATCTACTGGTAAGTATACTACTAGAGTAACAGGACAGGGTCTTAGGACTCTGTCCTAGCTCTATGACATTTAAACAAAGGAAAATACAAATGAGTAATTTGAATTGTGATAAAGATATTGCTTGGTTGCAATCTCGCTTGATTGAAATGGGTGCTGCTATCACTCCAGATGGTATTGCTACCCCTGAGTTGAGTAAAGTCTTCATTGAGACTATGCGTAATAAAAATGCACAAGCTATTACTACAACTGAGCTACAAGCTATCGCTAATGAACTAGGTGATCCTAGCATGGGGCGTATTAAAGCTGTAGCTGAAGTAGAATCAGCAGGTGGCGGCTGGGATGATACAGGATTAGTGAAAATATTGTTTGAACGTCATCGCTTCTACAAATACTGTCCTGTACATAAACGTCCACTCAATCAACCTGACATCTGTAATCCACAACCTGGCGGTTACACTATTGATGCTGATAAAGACGGTATTAATGACTCTTGGGAGAAACTGGCTCGTGCTGTACTGATTGACCCACTAGCAGCTCTCAAATCTGTATCTATCGGCAAGTTCCAAGTGATGGGTGAACACTTTGCTCTCTGTGGTTACGAGCATCCTTTCTACATGTTGAAAGCTTGTACTGCTAGTGAGAAAGCTCATTACGAGTTACTAAAAGACTTTATCTTGAAAGTAGCTAAAATCAAACCAGCTTTTCTGAGAGTATCTTCTAATCCAGCCGACTGTGTACCATTCGTAATGGCTTACAATGGCTCAGGTTACAAAAAGAACAACTACGATGTTAAGCTAGCTCAAGCTGCTAAGAAATACGGGGTAGCATAAATCATGGCACCTGTAGTACCTATAATAGTCGCAATCTACACTAAAGCTAAGAAGCTATTCTCGAAGCTATTCTCGAATAAGAATACTTGGATAGTACTGATGGCTTTATTCACTGTTTACATGTGCCATAAGGCTATCGTAAGCTACGGTACAGCTAAATACGATGAAGGTTACGCTGCGGCTATGAAGAAAGTAGATGAGCAGAATAAGATTGCACTTAAAGCTCGCCGTATCGTAGCTGAAGAAGCTAATAAAGAGCTTACTGATACTCGTAAAGAGCAACAGCAAGTAGTAGAGAAGACTAACACTATTATCGAGACACAAATTGTAGAGAAACCTATTTACAAGGAGAATCCTACATGTATTGATGATACGTCAGTCTCAGCTATTAATAAGCTAATTGAATCAGGAGAGAAGAAATGAAGAATTTAGTATTACTCAGTCTCTTACTCCTAGTAGGTTGCGCTACTAAAGAGAAAGTAGTACCAGCTCCTGCTACTAGCACTACTATACCTGAAGCACTCTTACAAGAGTGTAAAGTACTACCTAAGCTAGAGGATGGTAAATCTGTTACAGTAGTACGTTGGTCAGCTAAAGTAGTAGCACAATACAACGATTGCAAGTTTCAGCACTCAGCACTTATTAAAGCTGTAGCTGATAAAGAAATTGTAATCAAGAAATAAATGCAGCATACACCCAGGAGTAGCATTTAGCTACTCCTGGGCTATGCATGCACTCTTAAGCTTTTACACTCTCTACCTTACCATCTTCAGTCACTACTTTCTTCTCACCTCTATACAACGCTAATGCATTACGCATAGTAGGTAAGCCAAATCTAGCAGTAACAAATTCTACACTATTAGTGTGTCCTCCTGATAAGTTAATACTACTCATCAGCGCATCATGCTGATTAGTACCTTCTAGTTTACAGAATACTACCTTATTAGTCTCTTTACTTACATTAAAGACAATAGTGTTACTAGGATAAGCACTACTCACGTCTAAGTCGTATACGTGTAAATAAGCACGAGTACGCATGCTAGGAAACTCTTTGATGCATTGCAATCCTTCATCCTGTACTAGAAACGCTTTCAGATTGACAATCATGCCTTTATTAGGTGGTGTCAATTCATCTAACTCACCTAACATATTCGCACTAGTAGTACCTAATACACTAGCATGCTCATTTAACAGATAGCAATGCAGTTCATCAACTACACGAGTAGGTTGACTAGGCAAGCTAGCAAAATCACTAAATGCACAAGCGTCAGGCACATCCACAGCTAAGTCATTAGTCTTCTCATCTAGTAACTCTACTGAAATACAGTCAAAGATATTGTAAATCACATATTCAACAGGATAGTTCTCCTGCATGAATTCATGCCATTCTACTCCATCTCCAAACTTATCAGCTTGAGTAAATCTCAGCTTACGTTCACCTAGTTCTTGACCTAAGATATAATTCAAGCTATAACTAGGTTGCTCTTTACCAGTACGTAGTCTACGATATACACACATGCTATCTATCAGGTAGAAGCTACTAGGACAATACACAGTATGCCATTGGTCAGCCATGCCAATAGGACTAGCTTTACCACTAGCCATTATCTTAATCTTCTTACCCTCTTTGTATCTAAAGAAACGATAATCTAAAGGTACACTAGGGTCACTGAAGATATCTTTAGGGTCTACACCTGCTCTTTCACAAGCTTCCATTACCTTAGGCATATCGAAGTTGATATTCCACATAGTCAGGAAATCAGGACGCCATTCATGTGCCTTAGCAAATACCTTTCTAATTACATCAATCTCTTCAGGTACTAATTCAAACTCTAATGTAATATTTCTCTCTTCTTTATACTTACCTAAATATTTCTCAAAAGCTTGTTGTACATGCATTTCGGCATTAGCTATACCTTCAAAGAACTTAGCTTGACAAGCTGTATACACTTTATCCTTAAAGCTAATAGTAGCCATGATAATAGTACCGTCACTTATAAATGTCTCAGTATCGAATACAGCTACACTATTGAAACTCACAGCTTCAGGAAACTTCTCACGATATCTATCCTTAATCAAAGCAGTAGAGAGTTTATCAGTACCGTATAGATAAGGGCTATCAGATAAGTCCCTTAATGTACCTTGAAAATAAGGTTTACCTAATGCTTTAGCAATAGAGCGTACTAGTTTACTCTCTGTACATTGATACTCTTTCAGATTGACTAAGTACTCACGTTCTTTCTTTTGTTGATGTACACGTCTACCTTTAGTAGTCAACCAAAAGCTTCTTTTAAAATTCCTTACTAGTCTTACATTAGGTACAGTAGTACCATCCTTCAGATGTAGTCTTTCTTTCACTAAGTGATAATCATCACTAGCACCTTTAGGTGGTCTGCAATATACCGCAAACTTACACTCACGTGCTACAATATCTTCCTTATTAATCATCGCTAAATACTCCTATTTTTCTAAAAGTATGACTTATACAGTCTCATTTTATTAAAGCTGTACACTACAGCATTAGCTGAGTGTATTTTCCGTTAAAAACTAAAGCAACAGAAAGTGAATCAATAATCATGACACGAGTGCGCACCGTAGGACAGGAAACTATTGACCAACAATCTGATGCGTTTAAGAAGGCACTGATGATAAAGCTTGAGGATTACATCAATCTCAGTGAAAAAGACCTCTTAGACACAGCAGAGTCAAAAGACCTAGCCGATATTATCAAATCATTTACTGGCATGTCAGTACATGTACAGTTTAGTAAATTAGCTACACACATGGTACCTTTAGATGTCAAGGCTAATAATATCTTAATCAATAAAGCAGTACGCAAATGGTTTACTAACTCAGTAGGCATGGCCGCTATTAATGCAGGTAAGGGTACTACCTCTATTCTAGTAGACCTAGAGAAGGGTAAAATTACAGGTGCCCTTACTGAGTATCGATTTACACTCAATATCGGTACTGAAGTAATGAATGGTAAATTCACTACAGGTGAACTAGCTGCTATCATTCTACATGAGGTAGGACATGCCTTTACTTACCTAGAATACATCGTAAGAGCTATTACTACTAACCAAGTAATGGAAGGTGTAGCTAAAGAGCTAGCTGGTACTAACGATATCAAAAAACGTGAAGCTATTCTGGTAAGTGCTAAACAAGCATTACGTTTGAAAGATTTAGACGCAGCTAGTTTAGCTGCTTGTGAGGATAATAAAGTAGTAGAGTATACACTAATCTCTTCTACTCTTACTGAACCTGATTCACAATCAGGCTCTAGTATTTACGATGAGAATAGCTTTGAAATGCTAGCTGACCAGTATGCTGCTCGTAATGGTGCGGGACGTGACCTAGTCACTGCTCTAGACAAACTACACAAATCACGTCAAGTCAAGTACATCTCTTATCGTAGTACTGGAGAATATCTCTTTGTAGAAGCACTTAAAGTAGTAATGCTAGTCGTAGGTATGGCTAATCCAGTATCACTCTCAGGTGTAATCTTCAAAAGCTTGAGCTGGTGGGGGTTCATGTTTATGTTAGCAGCTGACTCACACACTACTATCTACGATAGACCAGAACGTCGTCTTACTCGTATCCGTCAGCAGGTACTAGACCGACTCAAAAACTACAAAGGAGCTATCTCCAAAGAGGAAGAAGATAATCTTCTAGAAGACCTCAAAGTAATTGACAAGATTACTGAGGATGTCAAAGACAAACGTCAACTCCTCTCTTACCTAGGTGCTGTATTCTCAAGAGCACATCGTGAACGTTATAAACAAGAGCAGCTGCAAAAAGAGTTAGAGTCTCTGGTATATAACGATCTATTTAAATTATCCGTAGAACTGAAAAGAGAAGCCAAATGAACAATTTGAAAATTATTGACCTACTCAATAGACTCACTAGTGACCGACTAGAGCAACAAAAGCTATTTTGCTTTGCAGCTGCTTTACAAGTAGCTTCTACATTAGAGTTACCTGCTGAACCAGTACCAGCCGGACCTCATTCCTATTTCACAGCAGCTAAACGCTTAGAAGTAGAGAATCAAATGTCTTTTTACAATGAAGTATTTGTATTTGACTTTAAAGCTTCTATTTCATTAGTAGAGACTCTATTCGTACGTCGCTATAAAGCAGCATTCTCTAGCTCTGACTCTAATACTCTCTTAGATGAGATTATTACTGAGAATACTCTCCTGTCACAAGCTGATAGAGAGTACATGACTGAGAAACAACAAGAGCTTGCTTCATTACTGTACTTACTCAAGGAGTGCTAATAAATGGCCAGTCTCAATGAATGGGCTTATACCCAAGAAGAGCAAGACCTCTTAGACTCTGAAGCTGACTTGGAACAGCAGATAGTCCTAGAGGAAGAAATCAATGGTGTATTACAACGTTTGAAAGCAGATGAAGTACACTACGATGATTTGGTAAGACTAAAAGAAAAGATTATTGCACAGGGTGGTTTGGATAGAGCTACAGCTGAAGAAGCTATGCTGCTTATCAAAGACTTCAATCGCAATAAACCATTGAATGCTTATCCTACTGTAGCTACAGAGCAATACTTAGATACAGCTCTAGAAGAGATAAACTTTACAGTATACGCTGGCATTGGTGCTCTGTTTATAGCTATCCTAGCTTTTATTGCTAAAGTGTTTGGTAAGGGTAAGGGAGAAGGTGGTTCTGGCGGAGGAGGTATTACTGCTAAGGTACAATCCTCAGCTAAAGCTACAGAGAAAGTCGTACGAGTAGTACACAAGCTGGAAGACCCTACTGACTTTGCTAAAGAGTTAGAAAACATGATGCGTGAAGACATCAAGATGTTAGTAGACGGTAAAGAATTGATTATTAAGTCACCTAGTGACCTAGATGAGAAGATTCTGCCTGATAATATCCTAGCTACTCCGTCTAAGCATGATTTTAACTCTATTAAAGAGAATATTGGCCTTACTCGTCTCATCAAAGCTTATTGGTTCTCTAAGAACAAATTAGCTAATAACTTCGATGAGATTGCTAATGCATTAGACCACGATACAGACCTACTTCTAAAACAGCTGACGTATGTATACGACCAGTTTGTAGAGATGGAAAGTAAGGCTGATGAAATCAGTGATGAGCTATTAAGCACAGGTGGTGCTGGTAAGCAAGTAATAGACCACACCAAAAACGAGTATAGACAAAACGCTAAAGACATGACTGAGTTTCTGAGTATAGCTGCTACTACTAAAGACAAGCTAGAAGCTTTCCTCAAGAAACTGGGTCAGCCTGTAACAGATGAAGATACTAAAGACAGTATTATTAATCGTTACAGAAACTTTGCTAATGAAGAGACAGATGAGTTCAATGCGATTGCTAAAGACTACGCTAAGAACCCTGTTATTTTTGTAGCTACTATGCTGGATACTCTGAAAAATGATTCTAGCAATCACTCTGATTATGCTATCAAAGCTGCTGATATTGCAAAAACTACTGATGAATTAGTAGAGAAGATTGAGAGCCTGATTAAGAAGAGCGAGTATGTAGCACAGCAACACGAAGTAGCTGCTAATAAAGGTGCAGTACCTGAAGAAGAAAAACTCAAAGACCGTAACCTACAAGCCGCTATTGCTACTACTAAACGTATTACTAATCACCTACAGCGTACACTAGTAGCATTAGTAAAAATCAATGCAGTATGTAATGCAGTATTGATAGACTACAACAAGTCATTAGGTTTTGGTTATAGCCAATATGCTAAGCTCACTGGTGAATTCATGAAAGTAGCTGAGAATAAGACTAAGTTTGCTGACTTAGCTAATATTCACAAATACTTTACTGATGCAGTAAAAGAACTGAAAGCCACTAAGTAACCTACGATGAATACAGCATATGCCCTAGGAGAGCCTATAAAGCTCTCCTAGGGCTATGTCCGCGTAGCGTTACAGTGAGTACTGCCTGTCAGTACGAACTATGTACGCTTGTATCAATCTAATTCTTTTGTATCATGACGGACATAATCACAAGTCACGTCTTCTTCTACAATCAAACTACCATCACCCTGAGCTACTAGACGTTTCTTCAGTGATAGACGTTTAGCATCATTCAGTACAGTAATGACTTCAGTACGCTCGTTACCACCTAAACCACTAATGTCAATACCAATCACGTCTTCACCAAATGTCTCTTTCAGAGCATCCAGTATATTACTGTTAGTGATGATGTCTTTCTTCAATTCTTCACTTAATACACGAATAGCTGCAGTATTCAATTCAGCTCTCAATGCATTATCGCTATAAACAGTATCACTGACATATAGCTTCAGTACAAAACGCTGTGCTGAATCAATGAATGTACGAGCACTATTATTAATCATGACATCAATCTGACCTACAGTGGACTTAGGATAGAAGTAAATCTTAGTCTGCTCTAACAGGTTCTTATTTATACTACCTAAGCCATCTACTATCCAGTCAATAAAGGTACGATTAATCTCATCACGATAAGCTACAGTAGCAACATCAGTAGCAAACCAATAAGCACCCTCAATCATCATTACGTCTAATTGACGATTCAAACCGTAATCATCAGCAAAGCTAGGTTTACCATTAGCATCTAATACGACATCACCTTTACGATGCTTATACATGGGCTTATTATTAGCATCTAGTACTGGGTCACCTTTATGGTGTTTTATTCTGTACTCTACTTTACCATTTACAATCTGTACACTACTACCAGTAGTAGGGTCAATGTCATGCACATCTTCTTCGTAAAGTAACGGTACATCAGCATTATAAGTCAAGTAGTCACCGGTACTAATAATACTTCTAGACCTAGACCAAAGATTATCAAGACTTCTACCAAAACGTACACAGACCATTTCATTAGCTATACCGTAGATTTGGTCAGGTAATAGATAAGTACCTAGCTTGTCATCTACTTCATCTTTAGTCCAATTGTTATTCATAGGTGCACTAGTAGCAAACAGAATATCAAACTCTTGCTCTAGCTTACAGTTAGTAAGACGTTTATCATTGGTAAACATCTTAAACTCAGTCAGTTGTATCAAATTCTTATCTGATACGTAGAAGTTACTACTTAAGTCAAATGAAAAGATTCTCTCTTCTTTACTATTCAAACCTTCTAATACACCATTGCAATAAGCATAGTCCTTTTCACCTTCTGGTTTAAAGGCTAAGTGTACAAATACTTGGTTATCAGCTAACTGTTTAAAATTGTCACTAGACTCTACACTAATTACTAGTTTATAACCTGTTTCAGTACGACTAATCTCTACATCCTCTACAGATACCTGCATCAGTGTTTTATCATTATCACTGATAAAGCTACGATACAGAAACTCAGGTCTATCCAAGAAGTAAGGACGACAGTCAAATGTCTCTTTATTAAAATCTAGTACGTAATGAAAAGGAGTGTAGAAGTAATTACCATTAGTCACTTGACTAGCTAATAGCTCAGCTGATAATGACTTCAATGCAGTTACCTTAGCATCCGGTACTAGCTTCATTACACCTGACTTATTCTCAAAAAGAGTATTAGGAGTAATAGTTACACTTCTGAAGTTACTATTGACACTCTTCATCCCTCTCAGTGTTTTCTCATCCACTACAATAGTCTCGATACTAGCACTAGCTGGAGTAACTAGCTTAGGATTGCTAGGAGCAGGGAGTCGTCTAGTAGCTAAGAATGTACGATTGACAATATTGTCAATATTCTTCACTACTTCAAAACCATTACGTACTAGCTTATCTTCAGCTTGGTGCGGTGTAATAGGTAATACTTGTGCACCAGCACTATTATTAATCACACGACGTCTTAGTTCTTCAAACGTCATAGGTGCCGCGCCACCAGTAGTAATGTCTTGTGACAATACAGTAAAGGTCTTAATAGTCTTTAATGGTGCAGAATACTTGCTACTCTCGATATCAAACGTATCAGGTTTGAATGTGGCTACAATACTACCTAAAGCATACACACCTAAGTCAGCATGCAATTCACCTCTAGTCTGATACAAATCAAATCGCAATTGACCAGTCAACATACCTGCATTCATGTAAATCTGTGGTATACTTACGTTTACATAATCCTCAAACACTTTCAATACAGCTGTTAGTTCAGCTATGTTGTAGACTAAATCAGAATGGGTAGTCTTAAACTCTACCCATCTACCATTATTCCAAATATAAGCTCTGAGGTAATAGTACTCATCAGTAAGGATAATATCCTCACTAGGAGTAGCAATCAAATCAGTCTCATGTAACAGAGTCTTAATCTCTACTTGTAATAGCTCTACGTCAAATACTAGATACTCTAGACTCTTTACCCAAATAGTCTGAAACTTAATGATGTTGCTATCTAGCTTCTGAATAGGACTAGTTATATTGGTGTTGTAAATCACCTGTAAACCACCATGTCGTAATTGACGTATTTCAATTGGATATTGCAATGTGAATACCATGCCGTTTACTGCAAACTCAGTATTACGTGGTATCACTAGTTTACTAATGCCTAAATCATCATCAAACACTAGCTTACTCAATACTTCATCTTTATCTAAAGCTATTCTAAAAGTAGCTTTACTAGGTACAGCGAATCTATCAATGTAGTCTTTATCAGACATGTGTAGATATAAGTCTTCTTCAGTCTGTGCAGCTACTGGATACTGTTTCCTATTCAAAGCTACAGCTTCATCGATAAAAGCACTAGTGTTTACAGCAGTAGCCTCCAGTGCAAAAGCAAAAGGGCTGCTGCCTGATACTGATTCAATCTCACCATTATGCACAGCTTTTAATGTCTCTACAGCGATACGCTGGATACTAGCTGGATTATAGGCATATTTCATCAGCTCTTCTTTAATAGTAGGTATAGCTACTGTACGAGTCTCTGACATCTCTTTATTCCTTGTCTCTCTGTTTAAATAAACACATTACTTACTTTTCTTCTTACTAGCATTCTTTCTAGCTAGTTCTTGTACTTGCATGAATATATCTACGTTCTGTGGTAGAGCAGTAATCAAAGACTGTGGATTACCACCTACGTCTTTAATATTCGCAGCTTTACGATTGAGTTTATTAATCTCACTATAACGCTGTCTAAGAATAGGTACATGCTCTTCCCAAATACTAATAGGTACCCACCACTGAAATTCAAAACTATCTTCATCTATCAATGGTTGACACAATCCATTAAAGGTACGATACAGACTCTTAGGTATCTGTAGGTAGTAGCTATTTCTGGACTGAGCTCTAAAGTTAGGGTCCATCAACTCTACAGCACGATTAAATTCACGAACAATAATCGGGTCATTATACTCAGCACCATGGCATCTAAACTGTATACTCACCTGATGCGAATCATCGTTATAAGTCTTATCGAAGTCAAAGTTAAACATGTTACCAATAGGGCAAGTAACAGGAAAACCAATAGTCTTAGCAAAACCTGTTATATACGTCAAACTAGGGTCTAGTGTAAAACGATAAATACCAGTCATGTAGTCTATCTCATGCTGTAAATTCATGACAGGATAAGGTAAGCATTCGCCAGTAATAGCTACAGCTTCAATATACAGTACCCAGTAGAAGAATAACATCGTAATCAGATTACCGTCCAAATTACGAAAACTACAACTCATGTCCCAAGTACGATAATCACGTACTACACCATCCGCAAAACTAAACTCTTCACGCATGTTACCACTAGCACTAGTATAAGTCTGTACATCGTAATCGCTCCAACCACTCATGCTTAACAAGTTATTACTCAGAATAGGTATAAAAGGACTATTAGGATTAATAAAAGGTGACTTGTAGCTACTATTAGCTGCTCTGTTATTCTCATTAAACACCTGAGCGTCTAAGCTAGCCCGAATCAACCTATGAACACTAGTTTCGTCAGTATTGAGCAGTCCGCTCAGTGTACGACTCTGACGTAAATTGTCTGTGGTCATGTTCATCAATGGTTTAGTGAAAAAGGTAAAGCCTGTATGGTCTCTATTAATAGGTAGAGAATTAGGAGTACCTGCAAAGTTTACTCCGTATAAGCTACGACTTACACCTGACTTCACACTACCAAAACCATTCTCAATAAAGAGCTGGTCTATTAGCTTTGCCATATTGGCACTCTGTCCACTACCAATGATATTCTCAATGGTAACAGCAGGATTGCTAGGATTAGCTTGTTTGATGGCATTAATCACATCTTCTAAGCTGACTACTTTCTTATCAGTCATTTTGTTTTAACTCCCTTTCTTCTCTAAATTTAGGAAACTCCATTATGGCACTCAATTCTAACGATATAGGCTTAGCAGCCTTTCAAAAATTCATTGACGTGTTGCGCTCAGGTAAAGTGAAATCACTGACTGAATATACACGCAACTTCCGCGCTGAACCATTCGTAATGATAGATAGCGAATGTGTATTCGAAGATGTCATGTACGATGTCATGCAGTCATTGCAATCACAGTACGCAGGCTACTACATGTTGGCTATGTCTACCATGACTACTATTGGTAATATCCAAGTAGCACAACACATGAACAAACTCAACCCTTCACGTAGCTCACTAGATGCAGCTGCTACTAGCGCTAGCATGTTAGGCGGTATTGCATTTGCTGCTGAGAATGACATGCTCACTCGCATGCGTAATTTAGGTGGTGCGCCACGTGATGATGAAGATGGTACTAAAGTAGATAACCTTACTACTGGTGTAGGTAAAGACTCTATTAAACACATCCATGAGCTCTCTAACCTGTCTGTAGGTAAGATTATCAGCTGTGAAGTATCAGATGGTAATAACACTGTATCTATCCCTGTTTCTATTCGCTTGATTGCGAATAGCTTACCAGCAGATTCGCTAGTTCATATCCTATCAGGCGGTCAAGCTGATAAAACTTGGCTAGAACGTTGGCATGGTTTCAAATCAGGACGCCTCTCTTTAGCTGATATGCTGTTCTGTTCTGACCTAGTAAAAGCTGAGATGAAAGCTGGTATTGCTGATAAAGACGGTATCCGTAAAGCTATTCAGGATAGAAAGAAAGGTAATAGCTGGTCAGCTATTCTGTCAGGCTCTCCTAGTGTAGGCACTTATTCTAACATGGCTGTACTTACTGAGACTACTGCTAAAGAACTGGAACTGGCTATGGCTGGTAAATCACTCAAAGACTACCGTGCTCGTGAAGCACTCTTTGATGAATCAGCACTCATGATTCTAGCTATTATTGATAGACAATGGAAACGTGTTACCTTCTATCATCAAGGTATCACTCGTCCTATTGAGTGCGGTTTCAAAGACCTGAAAACCTCTAATAAAGGTACAGGTCCCGACGTAGCAGAGATTCTTAATGCCTACCGCCTAGGCAACACTCCTGTGTTGTAAATACACACATTCTCTTTAATAAAAGGAATATTTAAAAGATGAAACCCCAAGACTTTATCAAATCATTGATTCCTGATTTTGACAAACAACGGATTACTGAAGATATCCGCATTACTGCAGACGAGTTGAGAAACTACACTCTACCTGCATTAAAGCAAGCAGAGCAGTTCATGGGTAAATGGAAGTTTGAATCAGCACAGGTTCAAGCACAGCTACCTATTTATACAGCAGCTGTCAAACAACGTAAGGCTAACATCATCGCTACTATTAATGAAGCCATGAAAAATGCTGCTGTCAATCTAGAAGAAGTAGCACGCATGATTGACCGTAGTTATTCAGACGACATTGTAGGACAAGGTTTGACTTTCTTTAAAGCTAACCTCTTACAGTTTGCTGAATACGTAAGCTTTGCTAGTCGTTATGCACGTCGTTATGTAAACTACGTATACGCAGCTGAGACTGCCGTGTTCGACGGGCAAGACCCAGTAGAAGATATCTTAGCGCCAGCTGATATCCAATGGATTGAAGGTAATTTCCTTAACTTCTGTAATGTACTCAATGTAGTAGGTATTCCTGTAAAAGAAGTCACTACTGCATTAGACAACATTCCTGATATCGCTATCCTGGATGATAATGCTCGTACACTCTCCGCTACTGTAGGTGAAAAGAAATTAGACCCATTAGCCATGGGCTTCATTCCTATTTTCTTGAATCCAATCTATCATATTCGCATGAAGATTGCACAATGGCAGACTAATCGTTATCACATTGCACGTAACGAGATTCAATGCTTGAAAGTACGTAAAGCTAACTTAGAAGCTCTAGCTGCTGGTAAACCTAATCCTAAGTTACAGCAAGAGATTAGCTACATCGAGACTCGCATTCAAGGTCTCATGCGTAAGAATGCTGAACTGGAGGATGAATATGGCAGATAATATTACACCTCGTGGTTTCGTAGTAGGGACTAAGAGAGCTGATGGACCAGCTGAAGCTAACCTAGTGGTCACTAAGCTCTGGGAACAATACCTAGCACGTCGTCTAGTCATTGACTCTTTTGAGTTTCGTGATTCAGTATTACGTGAAGTCATGAAAGCATTTGGTACACTCAATTTCAGAGACTGGTATTTCAATCAGAATACTAGCGTCTTTGTAAATGACATGCATAAACGCTTTCTAGTAGATACTTTAAATTATATTACTACAGGTGAGCGTGAGTTTGAACTAGCTACTTGGGATAGTCTCTTGAGTAAAGAGCAAGTACCTACATCAGTAGATAGACATGAACTAAATGAAGATGAAGCTACATTCTTTGGCATCTCTACCAGTTCAGGTATACGTGATACTAATAAAGACAACATTGAACTGCCCGACATCATTTATCAATGGTGTAAAAAGGACAATGGTGTAATAGACCTACTCTATACTGCGCATATTCTCTTTGGTAGACCTAATAAAGAACCAGTAGAGACTGCAGTAATAGTAGTAAGTGACTAGTACTGTATAACTGAGTATTTCTTATAGTGCTGACTCAGAGGCTAGACTGACTGTCTAGTCTCTAGTCGGCTTATGGCGTTTACAGTGTATAGCTTTTGATCTTACTGTACATTGACGTCATTTCAATGTGTCGCGCGGACACTATCTAGTAGTACGACTGCTACACTCTCCTCTGTAGCGACTGTACTTTTCTTTTTTATTTAATCATGATTAAGAGGTATTAAAAAATGGCTCGACGTTTTTACGCAGGTAAATTAACTGTAGGCTTGGAAAATGAAGAAGTAACATCAACTGATGTAGAAGCTACACCAGCTGACGCTGAAGGTGTTGACAACCTGGAGACTCATCTCTTGGAAGTAGCCGACTCTACCGCTGAAGGTGAAGCCCGTGAACAAGCAATCGATGAAGCTGAAGACACTGTAGAAGAGTTGGAAGCAGATTTGGCCGATGCCGAAGTAGCTCAAGAGAGCGGTGGTTTGTCTAAAGACGCAGCTGCTATCTTGCAACGCAACGTAGCTAACAAACTCAACCGTATTGGTTTGGCAGCTCCTCATGCTGTAGCTGTAGAATCTTTTGGTTCTGCTTCTAGCCGTGCTAGCTCTACTCGCTTGGCAATGGAAGGCATCAAAGACGGTATTCGCCGTGCCTGGGAAGCTATCATTGCAGCTATCAAGAAATCCATCCAATGGGTGAAAGACCACTTTAACAAAGTATTCGGCTCTTACGAAGCTTTGGTAAAACGTGCTAAAGCTGTAGCTCAGCGTGCTGAAAACACTACCGGTTCTATTGAAGAGCGAGCTTTTGAAAATGATGGCTTGTATGCTCGTTTGATGACTGGTGCTAAAACAGTAGCTGTTACTGACTTGACTGGTACATTCAAAACTGTTACTGAAACAGTATTGGGTAAAATGGACGATTTTGTAACTAAAGCTGAATCTGCCGTAGAGAAAGTATCTGCTCTGGACAAAGAAACCATGGCAGTACCAGCTGATGTTACTTCTCTGTTGAATGATTCTTTGAGCTTGCTGGGTACAGCTGCTAAAGACGTATCTGACGACGAGAAGAAAAAATACGTACCAGATGCTGAGAAAGCACACTACACAGTACAGGCAGTTTCTAACTTGCCAGGTAACAAACACGTGGTAGTAGTAGCCGGTGCTGCTAATGATGCAGCTGCTCGTCCTGCTTTGTTCAAAGTGAAACTGGAAGCTCAGTTGACTAAAAACGCTGACGTATCAGGTAAGAAATTGAATACTCTGACTGTAGACCAAATCACTAGCGTTGCTGAGATGATTGAAAACTTGGCTGGTGAATTTGTACAATCACGTAAGAAATTCGACAAAATCGCTGATGCTAAAGCTAAATTGGTTAAACAAGCTGAGCGCGTGTCTAAACTCGAATACACTTCTGAAGACGAAAACGCAGCTGCCGCTAAAGCTTCAGGCAAAGAAGTACAAAAGACTATCATGTCTATCAACCGTTTGCTCGGTGACTTCCCTGCACAATACGCAGCTTACTTTGTAACTACAGCTAAATCAGCTTTGGACTATTGCGAATTGTCTTTGCGTAACTACAAAAAAGACTAATTCCTTAGTTTAACTAGAGAATAGAGAGTAAATCAAACTACTCTCTATTTTCTTTACATTCATTTTTCAATAATTCTTTTTAAAGGACAAAACAATTATGTCACGTCGTTTTTCTTTAGGTCGTGCTCTAGCTTCTGAAAACTGGAACGAAGAAGAGTACCCAAATCAAATCTCTGCTGAAGAAGCAGACGTAATGAACCAAGAAGCTGTAGCTATCGGTAACGAAATCGAACGCGATATTGAAAGCGTAGATGCTACTTTGGATAAAGCTGATTCTCTCGAAGATATGGCTGTAGTAGCTGATGAAATCGTAGAAGCTACTCCTGGTGAAGTAGCTCTGGCTCAAATCGCAGGCGATATGGCTACTGCTGGTGACGAAGAGTTGACTGGTGATGATGTAGTAGAAGTAGCTGCTGAGTCTAATGGCGTACGTCGTATTGCTGCTGAATCATTGCGTGAAAAAGTATCTACTATTTGGGAAAACATCAAGAAAGTCTTGAAAGAAATCTGGGCAAAAGTAGAGAAGTTTTTCTACAACATCTTCGGTAATATTCCTCGCTTGCGTAAAGAAGTTGAAGCTATGCGCAAACGTGCTGAACAAATCGAAGAAGATGGTAAAGTACAGAAATCTGAAAATACCAAACTTGAGTTTGCTAATGGTGTAGAATCACTGAAAGTAAACCAAGCTCCTGCTAAAAACAATGCTGAGTTGACAAGCGGTTTTGAAGCTTCTTTGAAAGTAGCTAAATATTTGTCTAAATCTAGCGATTTGGCTAACTTCGGTAAATCTTTGAAAGAGGCTATTGAAGTATTTGAACCAGCCGATTCTGCCGGTAATACAGATGCCGGTCTTGCTAAAGTAGTAGAGAAAGTAAAAGCAAAAGACTTCTTTGTATTCGCAGCTAATGACAATGTATCTAATTTGTTAGGCGGTCGTGATTTCAAAGTGACCTTGCCTACATTCGGTGATAAAGTTGGTGTTGCTGCTTTGGAAGAAGCTCGTAAATTCCGTGTACAGTTTGAAACCAGTGGTGGTAAATCAGTTAAGAAAGACGCTGCTACTTTCACTGCTTTGAAAACTAACGAAGTAGAAGCTTTGTTGGACAAAGTTGAAGAAATGCTGGATGCTTTGGAAGAATTCCATCGTGGTAAATCTCGTAAAGAGATGATGAAATATGCTTCTGAAATCGAGAAAGCATGTGATAAAGTGTCTAAAGAAGCTAACTCTTTGGATTCTGAAACTGAAAACCGTCAAACTTTAGTGTCTAACTCTCGTGCAGTATTCCGTCTGTCTACTATGTATGCTAAAATGGCTAACGTGGTATCTGGTCAGTTGTTTACTCACAGCTTGGCTAACGTACGTGTTGTATTGATGGTTTGCTCACGCTCACTGTCTACTTACACTAAAGACTAATTAGTTTAAATCATCGGGAGGGAGGGCTTACGCCTTCCCTCCTATTATGCTGGACTTTTAGAATCCAGCGTTTGTAAAGGATTATTGACATGCGTAGATTTCTAGCTAAAGAACATGAGACTGTAGTACTTTCTGAAGATGAATTAGCTGCTAATGAAGCTAAGACTAGTATCATCTTCAATGAAGTAGAAGAATTGTCTCACGAGATTGATAGAGCTTCTGATATTGCTGAAGCTCTAGAGAACATGCAAGTAATCATGAGTGGGAATAAAGAACCTACTGCTCGTGAGCTTGCTTTGATTAATGTAGCTAATCAGATGGCCATGGCCGGTGATGAAGAGAAAGTAGAACTAGTGCCGGCTGAAGAGAGCTATTATCGCCGACATACTGCTCTAGAAGGCATTGGCGAAGCTATCGCTAATGTCTGGAAAGCTATCTGGAGTATGATTAGCAGACTTTTTAATGCCATCTTTAGTTTGTTTGGTGGAGGTAGTAATGGAGGAATCGGTGGTGGTGCGGCTCTTGAGCATGCTAGAGTTAGAACTGATGAACTGAAAAAGAAAGTAGAACAATTTGTCAAGGAGCAACGTCAAGCTCGTGAAAGAGAAATTACTGTCACTGGTTCAGATGTATTGTTTACATTGAATTCGAAAGAAGAAGGAGCAACTGTAGTTGCTCTTGCAGAGACATTTGGTAATGATGGCTTTATTGATGGTTTAGTTAAAACTGGTGCTAGTGTATACGAGATTGCCAAGATTGACAAACTAGAAGATAGATTGTTTAAGATGAGTGAAGTAATTACATTCATTGGTGTAATACGCGAACATGTAGCTGCTGGTGCAGAGCATATAGCTAAATCTAGCAATAGTAGAGTAATCAAGCAGGAAGATAAACTATCTGTTGGTTTACCCTACAATAAACGTTTTGTAGCTACACTGATGAAAGAAGGGGTCGCTATGGAATCGTTTGCTTTAGAGTCTGATGAAGAGATTGATGCTGAGCCTGTTAATTCAGCTATGGCTGATGCTTTAGCTAAGGCATTCGACAAAATCGCTGATGCTACTAGCAAACAGAGTCGCGTTAGTAAGAAAGCAGCTAATATGCATGCTAAGGCTGAAGAAATGAAAGCTGAGGCTAATGCAGAGCAACCTGATGCTAAGAAAGTATATCAGCTTACTACTGAAGTATTACACATTTTCAGTGATGTTACTACAGGTATTAGATTGAAGATTGAGGATAATACTGATAAATTACCTGAGAGTGGTAAGATGCGAGTATTGCCTTTAGAGACAATTCTTGATAACCTTACTGAAGGTGTAACATATCTAGATAGTGTTACTAAATCTTTCAACTCTGGTAAGGCTAAGATGGAACAGTTTAAGAAAGAGATGGAAGCTATTAGTGACGCTATGTTGAAGAAATCTTCTGAGCATACAGCTACACGACAAGAAGCTTATTTCTCTCGTGTACTAGGCAATCAAGTAAAAATGCTAGCAGGCCTGTTAGGGTTTGCTTATTTCGATATGTATAAATTCATTTTGTACTCAATCGATACTAAGATAAAATCATTTAACTTTATGTTAAATGCTTACGCCAAACCAGAATAAACACAGCAGTACTACTCTAGCGTAAAGCTAGAGTAGTAGAGCTAAGCCTGTATTTGACAGACGCAGCATACACCTAGGGATAGCTTAATTGCTATCCCTAGGCTATGTCCGCATATTTCGTATTTTCAAAATAATTACAATACCTTATTATTATTCTGACTATTACAGTCATTCTTTTAAACGTTTAAACAGAAGGAAATTAAATCATGAAAAAAGCAGTACAGAAAAACATCGAGCAAGAGATTCTCTCTTTTGCTGAATCTAAAGGTTATATCTTAACCGAGTTTACAGGTACTGATACAGTTTCTACTACTGATGTCAGAACAATCATGAAACTCAAAGTAAAGACGCCTACTATCTTCAAACTGTCTCGTATTATTGATAAGCATCGCTTCTTTTCAGAACTGACTAAATACTTGCAAGACAAAGGCTATGGTTTCATCACACACGCCACTACAGGCAACCGTCATGACAGTTATGGTGGTATGCTGCATACTCTCGGTACTGCTGGCAATGTATTGTCGTTTGTCATTCTAGACGAAGCTAAGGTAGGTAATACTACTGAATTGCATGCTACTACCATGCAGTCAGTACATGCTGACATTTACTTCTCAGTACAAGCCATCACGTATATAGGCTGGACTAAGTCTGATGCTATTGATAAACTGAAAGGCGAGGTAGCGAAACAAAAACAAGAAAAAGCTACTCTTGCTGCCGCCAAGTCTAAAGCCAAGAAACCACAGGCTAAGCTGACTAGTGCCGTTACTAAAGTCAAACAAGCAGCTACTAAGCTTAAAGCTGTTGCGGCTACTAAGAAAGGTAAATAATCATGGGGTTTTTCAGTTCTAAACAAGAGAAGCTTTCTGATGAAAATCATTACAAGCTACAAAAGGTACGTAGTCACATTGAAGAATGTGACCCAGAAGAGAAGGAATACGACTTTGCTGTAACGCCACAGCAGGTAGATTTCCTAATCGCTATGTTTGCGGCACTAGTGACTAAGTACGGTTACATGCCTACTATTACAGCTAGTATTGATGGTTTTAATGGTAAGGACTTTCTACCTGTGAAAGTGAAAGATAATGTACTCTACATTGAGCACAAGGTAGTGATGGAAGATAAAGAGTCTGTAGCAGCTGTAATATTATCAGAGGCCGCTACTAAATACATCCTACTAAAAGCTAAAGTAGAAAAAGTAGTGTAAAGGTACAGGAGAGCCTTCATTGACTCTCCTGTTAGGCTATTTATTTAATAGGAGTCAATTAAAATGACTAAAGAAGAATTAACAGAAATCAAATCATGGGTAGCTGAAAACATGATCCCTGAAAATGGTTTCGATTATGTTGAAGTAAAAGAAGTAGATGATTCGGGTCGTTATACTGTCAACTTCCTTTACGATACGCTTAATCCTAAGGCAGTAAAGACTTTATTACGCTTGGCATGCAAATATACAGCGTCGAAAGATATTAAAGTATATCAGCTCTTACGTGAGTTCAAGCTAAGGGTAAAAGAACCAACAGTAGAAGATGAAAAGATTCTGACACTCTTTGATGCTTTGATAGATAAGTTCTACTCTAGTAAAGATATTGCAATAGAGAAAAAGGAGCATCGTAGGCCTATTATCAAGTGTGGTTCAAACACGTCTATACAGGTTGTGGAACTGGGTCCTTCTATCATATTGCGGTTAATTATAAACGGAGTGTCTTACTTCGAGAATATTGAATTGCATAATTGGATAGAAGAAGATGCATTTCTCTACACTGCAGCTATGATTGTCTATAACTCACTTCTTGATGCAATTCCTAGAGCACCCGGCGAGAGAGAAAAGCGCAATCTGGGCAGTATCTTAACCAGAGCTATCGAAGCTCTCAAACAGAGCTTCTAAAAGCTCTCAACCTGAGTTGTTAAAACTCTTAAATCTTAAATCTTAAACTATTTAAATAAGGAATAAACAAATGTCTAATCAAACAGCAATTGAATACGTAAATACTCATTTTACTAAAGCTAAAGGTTTTCATCTTACTGATGTAGAAGTGAGAGGTGTTAAGTACATTAAAGTACACTACGACTATGAAAACGTAGAGACAACAAAGGCTCTACTGGACTTCTTCTGCAATTACCAACTAGAACTAGGTAAATTCAATGGTTACTTTCTTGTAAATGACCAGCTGATTACTCCTAGAATACCTGGAGATGAAGATAAAGATACTCTAGAGATGCTCAAGAAGTTTGCAAACGAAATGTACTCTACCAACGTTAGTGTTTCTACTGCAGGTAATGTAATTACCGTAAGCAATGAGGACAATTCATCTGTCTCACTGACTAAGAAAGGTTCACAAACCGTAATTCATTTAACAGCTAAAGGTAAGGTATATTTTGACAATATCATTATTCAAGGTTATCGTGAAGAGCATTACCTGCTAGTAAATGGCTTACGTTTCATTTATCGTGTCTTACGTGATAACTTGGAAGAGATTGAACAACGTCGTTCTAATGAATTGCAAATGGCTTCTATCACCAAGACTACTAAAGCACTAGCTAAAGCTTTGGCTGTTAAAACAGCAAAGACTGTCAAAACAACAAAATCCTAAGCTAGTATAAATAGGCACTCTTAGCATCCTTGTTGGGTGCTAAGAGAGTCTAGTTTTGGTATGTTTTAACCATTTTATTTTTTTCTGAGGTAATCAAGACATGCTAAGCAAATATATCGCTACACGTTATACGCTAGAACAAGAGACAGCTGTGTTAGACAAAGACAACAGCTATATAGACGAGAAAGCTAATGAAGAAATCATCAATGAGCTAGCTAGTCAAAGCTACGTAGATACACACTACGCTTACTCAGATGTATCATTCATGATACCAGCTACTATAGCTGAAGAAGGAGAAGTCTGGGATAATACTAAAGAGAAAGCAGTAGCTGGTGCTAAGATAGCACTCTCTACAGCTCGTGATATTACCTTTAAAGCACTAGACCGTGCAGGTAGAGCTATTGTAGATATTGCTACAGCTACAGCAGCTAAGACTAAAGAGTATTCCGATAAATACAACCGACAAGAACTAGCAGCTAAAGCCAAGCTCAATACACTTAAGTCGAACTACAATGGTATTTTAGGTAAAGCTAAGCAACAGCATCGTATCTCTATTAATGATAAAGCACTCTTTGTAGCTGACCAACCACCTGAGTCTATTAATGACTTACAAGCTGGTATAGAAGCTGTCAACGATTTAGGATATTATCTCTCTAGAGCTTATCTAGATAACATGGATGAGATAGCTACAGCTTTTGCTGAGGTACTCAATAACAACAAGAATCGTGTATTATTCTCTACAGTAAAGTCTAGCTCAGAGTTAGCTGAAGCACTAGAAAAGATTGGTTTCGTTACTAATCCTGAAATCAAAGTACATGAAGATAAGAAAGAGCGTGGTATTTATAAACGCTTTAATAGTGATTCACTACCAGGTAATAGGGTATTCACTTATACCACATTGGACTGGAATGAAAAGAATGGTTTTACACCTTGGGAACTACTCAATGCTTTTAGTAAGCAATCAGTAGGTTTAAAGAGAGACAAAGAGACAGTCACTAGACATCAGACAGTAATCATTGATACACCAGATACTAAGTCCATTCAGAATGCTATTGATGCGTTAGATACGCTACAACAGACTCTAGCTAATTTTAATCGTACTGTACTCAAGCATGAAGTAAAAGATATACACCAAAAGCTTATTAAAGCGTATACTAACAAGAATGGTGCTATAGCACAAGCACTAGCTGAAGTGACTAATAAAGCAGCTGTAGAAGCATTAGGTGACCAGTCAGCTAAAGCTATTAAAGGTTTTGTACAGGGTTATGATAAATGGACTAGTGAAGTATTAGTCAGCTATCTAGCCTATGCTTACAAGATGCTGTTTGTATACATGACTGCTATACAGCGTATCATTAAGCAATACTAGCATTATACAGACGTATATTATTTTCATGTAAGGCTAGACGTAGTCTTACTGTTTAGACGTGGAGTAACAGCAGAGGAGAGTCATTTAGACTCTCCTCTGGCTATGCTGCATATTTCGTTTTTAAACTTATTAATAAGGACCTTAAAATGGCTAAAGCATATTTAATTAACATCTTCCCTGAAGTGGAAGTAATGCTTCGTAATCGTCACAACACAGTTATGTCTGGTGCATTCTACTGTACTGATTACGGTAGCTTTGAAGACAAAGAAGAAGTACTACGAATAAAAGAGCAAATTGAGAATGAAGAAGCGAAGCCAAATAAACTTTCTTCTTATCATTTCTACTATTACAGTAATGAAAATAGCTATAAGCTCAGTGTTGTTAAAATTACTAATGGTGAGCCTGCTGTATTAATCTTTGATAAAGATACTTACGAAGGTAGTGAGCTTATCAAAGACAGTAATGATGCTGCTAATGTTATTGTCAAAACCGTATTTCATCAAGAGTTTTCACCTATGTTTGAAGAGATTGCTCGAGAAGAATACGGTATGTCATTTAGTCAAGCATTGTCTGAGTTTTCAGAAGTAGAAGACCATCCATTCATTAAACGCATGAATGAAACTTTAGGTCAAATAGCTGAAAACTTCAAACAAGCTATTGCTGATTGTACTGATGTAAAACCTACTGATAAAGTAGTACATTAATTAATACAAGGAAATAAACAAATGACAGAAATCAAAAATGAATTAGCTGTAGCTACAGCTACAGAGCAGGCACATGTAGATGCTATCGTAGAGCAAATGCAGGCTAACGATACTGCTAATCGCAATCCCTTTCAAGAAGTAGTAGATACTAAACAGCAAGAGCAAATCCTGCAAGAAGCTATCAATAACTTCAAAGTACCGAATGGTTGCCACGTACGTATTGCTAGCCTAGCTAACGACATCAAAGTTATTGCTCATGACTTACCACAGTCTGGCTTAATCACAGAGCAATACTTACGTCAAGATATCAACTTCTTAGTAGGTGTACGTTTAGCTGTACCTGAAGGTACTACTTCACTCTCAGCTTTAGTAGAACCTCTCTGTGCTTGGTTAGGTAATCACTCTTGTGACGCATTAGAGATTCAGGCTGTATTTGTCAAAGACAATGACATCATGGTATCTCGTACCACTATTCGTACAGATGGTAATGGCTTCGAAGAGCTATCTACTAGTCGTGCAGCTACTGACTTTACTAAGCCTGATTATCAAGTTCTCTATCAAGCTTCTTTCATCTATGGCATGGTAAGAGAGCTGCAAAAAGAGGTAAATCATGATGAATGATAATCTCTATATTCGCTTTGTACTGAAAGCTGAAGTAGTAGCTTATTTGTTACGTTTAGGTGAAGCTATCCCTGAAGAGGATTTAGACAATCCTGACTATATTTGTTGCATGATAACAGCTACAGTGCAAAACCATCAATTACTGGCTTGTAGTGATGCTACAAAGCCTTATACAGAGCTTACTGAAGATACCCTAGCTCAAATGCTAGAACAAGCCTCAGAACGCTTTACAGAGCAATTAAAAGCCTATCCTGAAGCAGAGACTCAGGAAGTATTTAATAAACTACAAGCTTTTGATAAAGCAACTTACATTAAAGAATTCCTGGAGTAACATTTATGTTCTTTACTACTAGAAATCATGAAAAGTATTCTATTTATCGTGAGAGGGTAACCACCTCTTCACGAGTACAGAATTTACCAGACAATGTGCGAGTATCATTTTCATTAGTGAAATGTATTACACAACAGCTGGTAAATGAAGACTGGCAAGATGTAGATGTTGAGTATAGTTACGAGTTGAAAGGTTTAGATACTGATAATCCGGACGATTACGTAGATACCTACAGCAAGCTAGTACATGACGACCCTAGTGTTACCAACATGTTAGTAATTCTAAATGAGTTACTTTTAAATGCGGAACACGAAGAGTCTTCTTACGTGGACGAATTTAGGCTCTTAGCAAAAGCAATAGAGTCTGAACCAGACTACACTTTTAATTACATCAACCACTAATAATGAAAGGCATTTTAAAATGACTACCCAAAACACCCAACATGAAACCGGTTTCCACTACAGCAATGAAGCTGCTGAAAATGTAGAATTCGGTATTGGCTATGCGTTGGCTGCTGAAGCCGTACCTGCAGTGGATGCTGAGACTAAAACTGACTCAGTAGATATTGAGTTGGTGTCCGAGCTGCACTATGGCAAGCCTGAAGCTGAAGACTACGACTTCTGCAAAGTACAGACTCCTGTTACAGACTACTCTAAAGAAGGCTTGGTTGCTGTAGTAAAAGACAACCAAGAATCCATGGTAGCTGTAATGGATATCAAAGAGCAAACTACTGAAGCACATCGTACTTTGGTTGAGCAAGGTTTTGCTCACTTTAGCAGTGACGAAGTACTAGAACCTACTTTCAAAGCAGCATTAGAGCATTTGACTCAAGCTGCTCAAAAAGAGGCTAGTGAATAATAATTGAAGCATAGCACTAGGGTAGAGGATAATACCTCTACCCTAGGGTCTATGGCATGTTTATTTTTTAAAGGGAATTTGAAAATGAAATCAGAAGACTTCATTGAACAAGAATACGATCATGCTAGTGCAACTGCTAATGTAGATGTAGATGAAGAATTAAAAGCACTAATCGAGAAATCTCGTACTCTAGCTACGGTAGTAGCTATATTGCAGAAAAGAAAAGACCCTACTAACTACAATGCTTTACTCAGAGGTAGAGTGTTCAAGGAATACGATCGCACTATCTACATTGAACCTAACTTCAATGTAGAAGTAGAGCCTGACCCTTTGGATACAGAGTCTGTAGCTAGTATTCTGACTAAAGAAGAAAGAGCCAATAAGACTCTAATAGTAGCATACGAGATGGAGGGTAATGATGACTGCATCCCATTACGCGGCTATGCTTTGGATACTTATAAGTTACATCAAGGCTATATCGACGTATCTATATTTGATGTAGATGCTAAAGCTACCTACGTAGTACCAGAGCAGGTGTATAATCATGCTGATTTTGATAGTGTAGTACGTAACAAGGTTGCCTCTAACCTACGTTACGACTACGATAAATACAAGGATTTTAAGAAATGAAACAATTTAAAGAGTTACTGCAAAAGACACTGTCTGAAGGTAATGAACACGAAGACCGTACTGGTGTGGGGCGTATCAGCTTATTTGGTCCACAAGCTGAGTTTAATCTACAAGAGTCATTTCCAGCTATTACGTTACGTAAGCTGTTCTTTAAGACCATGGTAAAAGAAACACTGTGGTTTCTCAAAGGTACTGACTCTTGCGATTACTTAGATGAGCAAGGCGTAGGTATCTGGAAACAATGGACTCACCCTACATTAAACAGTGTAGGGCCACTCTACGGCGTGCAGCTACGTAAATGGCGTACTAGCACTAATCAATGCATTGACCAGTTAGCACGAGCTATTGACATGCTGAAGCTGCGACCCTTTGCATCTGATAATGTAATTACGCTCTGGAATCCAGAGACACGTCCTGATTACGACCAGACACCTGAGTGGAACGTAGAACATGGTAAACAAGCATTAGCGGCTTGTCATGGTACTACTATTCAGTTCTTTGCTAGACGTCTTACTACTAAAGAGCGTAGCTTAGCATTGACTACTCACCCTCATCTGAAAGCACCACTCTTTGGTCTTTACACCAAATGTTATCAGCGTAGTCAAGACAGCTTAGCATTCGGTTTTAATGTAGGTCAGTATAGCTTGCTTAACTGCATGATAGCTAATCTGCTGTCTATGGTACCTATTAAGCATATTCACACTTGGGGTGATTTTCACATCTACTCTAATCATGTAGCAGGTGTGAAAGAGATGCTTACTCGTGAGCCATTACCAGCACCTACACTCAAAATCAATCCTGATGTGAAACACATTGATGATTACAAGCCTGAGGATTTTGAACTGGTAAATTATCAACATCATGAGCACATTCAGTTTAGTGTAGCTCGCTAAATAATTTAATATACGACTAGTGCTAGTAATAGGTCTGCACTGGTGCTAGTCGTTTTTCTATCTAAGACAGACCTTTCTTTTTTGAACAAAGGAAATTAACATGCATACCGTGACTACTAACAACCTATCCCTGACTTTAGTTAAAGGTGGATTAGGTGTACATCTTAAGTACAAAAACCACGCTAAGTTCTTTATTGAATTTAACAAATACGCACCTGATGTAAATCAAGCTGTATACTTCATGGACGTATATTCAAAGATTGTTAATGAATTTAAATTGAAATTGAGAGAATGGGGAGAAACTAACAACACCTTAGAAGTGCAATATAAAGAAGAATTTGAAGCTATAGCTAGATTTGTAGCTGACCTATCAGCTTTCAATGAGGTAGATACCTCAGCTATAGCTATCATTAAGAATCATCCTCTCTATCGCTTTGAGAAAGAAGGTATTTACTATCGTAAATACAACAAAAATACTAATGAAGAAGATGGTTTATTCCAGTTGTTAATCAGTGCTAATACTTGTTCTAATGTGGACCAAACATCCGTAGTAGAAGGTATCTGTAGACTGGATACTAGTAATGTCATCAACGGTCGTCTTAAAAACTCTGTAGTACTTAATAGTACTGTTTCTGATAGTAAGGTAGGAGGCTCGGTAATATCTAGTTCCATGTTGGTAGATAACTGTGCTGTCAAATATAGTGTAGTCATTGAATCTACTGTAATAGATAAGCGTGTAGCTACTTCACTATTCAGAGCAGCTGATAGTGCGGCAATAGAAGCATTACCTAAAAATATTACCGAGTGTTTGCAGGTAAGAGACTTTTACCCACGTACAACTATTACAGGTTTACCTTATCCATTGGATTGTATCAGTATTTATGCTAATATCGATAGCTGTGAAGATGTGATAAAACCAGTTATTCAAAAAGTAATAGCACCAGATTTCAAGCTACAAGCTAAAGACAGAATAGCTATTTTTCTAGGGCATGCTGGTATGTCTAAAGATAAGGTAGAGAAAGTCTTAGCTGTTATTGAGGCAGCTAAAGCTACTATTGACTTTATCACTAATGATAAAGAGAATAGAGAAGCTTATAAGACTAAGCTTATCAACTCACCTGTATTTAGTACACCTGATACAATGTGTCATCCAGCTACGTTTGTAGATGAGGCATTAGCTGATAGAGTAGAAGCTATCTTACTGACTCACCCAATCTACGATGAAGCAATCATTACAGAATACAATTAATTTAGAATAATGCACCATAAGTCCTAGGAGAGCTTTATAGGCTCTCCTAGGGTCTATGCCGTCTTTATTGAAGATAAACACGACTCTGAGGGTAGGGTCTTGTACCCTACCCTCTATGCCGCACTAATAAGGAATTTTAAAAATGAATGAACAAGCAATAGAAGTAATGCGTGCCTACGGTGTATACTGATTCTAAAATATTTCAAGTGTATATAACTAACTAGAGTAAGCTGCAATATCTGTAGTATGCTCTTTTATTTAAATTTAACTTAAAGGAAATAAATCATGATAATCTATTTCGATGTAGTAATTAAATCATTCTGGGGCTTGAACGCTATCTCCAAAATTATCAATAATAACTATCAACCTGGTGATACAATCAAGAAAAACTACTTTACTGATAAAAGAGAAGTAGCTAAGCACATGGCTTGTATATTGTCAAATAAACTAGGTTATACCGCCACAGTTACAACACATACCACATTACTTGGCATTATGTACGAAGTAAAATGCACTGGTGTGTTTGGAGAACAAATTACAGTGTCTTTACAGGTGTGTTCTGATGAATACAGTAACTTCACAATTCCCTACGGTAAAGGTACTACATACGGCCTTATACCTACACAGATACTGTTTATCAATCCATTGTACTCTTTCGATGCAACAATAGATAAACGTACCAATTTCTTGAAGCAAAATGAAGGACCAGTACTTGATGTCTGGGATGAACGTGAGGAATGCGGTATTGTGCGTTTCTTGACTGAAGCGACTTGTCCTAAGGATGAGGAACGTAGTCTCGGTTATAAAGAGCTGGCGTTGTGTTATAACAGTATTATCAATAATACAACGAACAATCCATTGATGGTAGGTGGAGTAACTCTTGATGTAGTTAAATACACCAAAGAAGCTATTAATGCATTCCTGATGCATTTAGAAGCTATTAATGTTAAAGCTAGTGTTGATGGACATTACACTACAGTGGTGGTACAGCCTATAGCTGTAATGTACAAAAGCATTAAGTTAGACTAAACTTTTATTCGCGGCAGTGCAGTACGTCTACAAGAGACGTACTGTAGCGCCTGGACTCTACGAGTCCGGCATATACCCAGGGGTAGCTGTAACTACCCCTGGGTAATATACCTTCTCACAGATTGAATTAGAGGACAATCAGTGAGCTCTTTCTAACCATCCTCTAAACAACCCTGTCATGCGACAGAGAAAGGACTCAAAATGAGACCTAGTTTTACGATGCTTTTAAAGCATGCTATCAAAGTAACCTTCATAGATATGTGTTTGGTTTTCTTTGTAATTTACTCATTACCACAAATGGCATTGTGGTTTATAAGGATATTCTCAGGAATAATCCGTTTCTTCTGGTTTTTACCAGAGAATCTGGTTACGATAATAGAATTCACTAAAGCATTCTTCAGCTAACCGGACACTCAAGTTCAATTTACGTTTTTAGGAGTGATGTAAAAATGAATAATGCCCAAAGGAAAGAACCAAAGGAAAGAAGAAGTAGTAGTACTAAAGAGGAGTAATCTGAGATATTAATTCAGATTACTCCTATATCTATCAGCAAGCCTGTTGAAATAGCAGTCTTACTAATAGGTATTAATTAGAATACGAAATATGCAGACATAACCTAGGGATAGCTTAATTGCTATCCCTAGGCATATGCCGTGTATTCCGTAGACTCTGCTAGGCGTTACCGAGAGCTAGCCTAACAGAGTATTTTGTAAACGCTCTCTTTTTACAGAAAGGAGTCCAGCATGGACGCCAATCATCCAGTGTGCAAATTATTGCTCTTAATTTGCGTTGCACCAATCGTATACTTCTATTTAACACCAGCTTTAATAAAGGTACTAGTAGCTACACTGCACCTTATAGTTATAGCTATAAAAGAACCAGAATTATTGATGGCTTTCTTTAGAAGCATATAAAAGGATGAATCCTTTCTCAAAAACCCACCCAATAAAAAAGAGAGTAGTCTACCCGGCTACTCTCTTTATTTTTTTTGCCTTAGCTAGGGTATGATTTTATTACTAATCCTATTAAACTATTATTACATTAGAAAGGAATATACTCTCATGGCTAGAATAATGCTTCCTATTACTGAAGTAGAAGACATGGTCACTAGACCTGTCGTATTAGACATTACTCGTCAATTAGTAGACATTACACATTTTCGTGATAGAGCTACTGGTGAAATGACTAGTGAAATACAGATACTATTTCCAGGTGCTGAAGAAAGAGTAGCGCTAAATGGTTCTACTATTAATAAAGACAAAGACGTAGCTAATTTCAATCATGGTAATCAAATCAGCTTAGAGATTAGTGAAGAGATAGAGACTGATGCTGTACTGACTCGTGCTGTCATGAAGCCTGAACATCTACCTTGTATCTTTGATAGTTGGTTAGGTGTATTGATTAAACCAGTCTATACACACACCTTTGTAAACATGGAGTTTACTCAAAGATTCCAAGATAAAGCTACAGCTGAACGTTGGTTAAATGAGATGCGAAATAAGATAGCCATGTCTCGTGATACTATCTTACATACTGCTACTTATTCCTACTCTATTCCATTGCCTATGCTGACTATCTTAAAAGAGATACATCGTTTAAGAGAGAATGTAGCTGGTTATGGTGATAGTTGGGAAGAGTACATGGCACAAGCTACTACGCCTAATGTAACTGTGATTACTAATGTAGGTGGTAAGACGGCACGTTGGGGTGTAAAAGAAACACAACAACGCATTATCGGCATGTTTGATTTCAATGCTGAGCCTGAGAAAGGTTCTCGTACTGCTGAAGGCGATACTTGGACTGTATCTTTTACTTATCGCTTTGAATACGACAAACCTGCAGCTATGGTAATGGAATATCCGCTAGTAGTACACAATCAGTTATTAGACGAGAAATATCGTCCGGTGTATAAAGACAATAGACCCATGCAGCAGCTCACTGATGTAGAACAGCTCTATCCTGTAACAGGTAAGTACTTTTCATTCTTTGAGTCTGATAGAGACTACGATAAGTATCTCAATACACAGATGGGTATAGCTATTCCTGAGTACGATGATTTCTTTCCAGCTTTTGTCCCAGCATATACGTGGAGACTAGTGACTTATCTAGTAGGCATCAATGAAGAAGATAAGCGCACACTAGTCAATTTAAAAGAGCTACCAGGTGTAGGTGATTTTGACCCTGTGCTACATGAGTTTCTATTAAAAGAAGCTCCTTGGGTACATGTACCTACTGAGTCTGTATTCAATATACAGCTGTATCAAGCTGAAGATAGATTACGACACACTCTATTTAGAGTGAATACTAATTACGACGTAGTAGCTACTACCATGCTAGACTTACGTCAAGTCTATCATGTACGCTTAGGTATTTATAACGACTGGACTAAGCTCTCTGACAATGCTAAGCGCAGACTCAGAGAGAATCCTGATGTAATCAAGAAACTAATAGATGGATTGTTTCCTGATAAGAAACCTGAGTGGTACGATAGATTTATTAAAGAGCAGGAGAATGATGATGGTACTAAGCGTAAGAAACCTGTCTCTAGAGAGGACTTTGACAAAATAGCTGATGAGCTAAATGGTACTAAGGTTGACAACACTAAGAAGATTTGTGTTACTGTACAGACTCTTTGGTTTAACGTATTACGTACTAAGCCAGATGAAGTTCTAGAGAAGGCTACTACACATTCATTTAACTATTAACAATAGAGAAAGGATATTTCACTCATGGCTGTATTAGGACATGAAAAAGAACCACAGAAGAAACCTATCAGAAGTCAAGAGATTAAACCACAGCTGATAGAATCACCTAAAGCTAAGTCTACACTGATAGATACTAGCTATACACCTAGAATCAACATCATTACACAGATAGCAGGTGCTCCTTGGAAAGTAGTCTGGTACTCACAGGTGTTAGCTGATGATTCTCAACTACAAGGTCATCAAGTAGGTAAAGACGCACTGAATCAAGCTTATATTAAAGTAAATGACTTTATTCTTAGAGTAACTAGTCCTCTCTCTACTAGTCAAGAGAAAGATAGTAACAACTTTACTGTAAGTGGTGAAGCTAATGTCTACCCATTTCTTAAACCTAATCAAGGTGACATGTTTGTAACTGATATTGGTGATGGTAGACAAGGATTATTTAGAGTAACTGATGTAGAAGAGAAATCTTTCTACAAAGAAGCTGCTGCTACTATTAATTACGTATTAGTGGATTATGCTGATGGCCCAGCTGGTGCTAAGCGTTATGCTGATTTAGAAGCTAAGGTAATAGAGACACGTTATTTCGTACTGGAATTCAGTAACTACAATCAGAATCCTTACGTAACAGAAGAGGATTATGGTAATTATCGTGATTTCACTGAAGCTTATTCAGAGATACTAGACAACTACCTGCGTATGTTCTACTCTAAAGTAGCTAAGACTATTCTAGTACCTAAGCAGGTTAAACCTACCTACGACCCTTTTCTAGTACGTTTCATGTTAAAAGCATTTGATGGTAATAGTAATCGTCGCATGATTAATGTCAAGGATTTTGATTTATCTCAAGACCCTAATATTGATTGTCCTACTCTCTGGGAAGCACTCTTAGATAGAGACACTGATATACTCAGATACATTACTACCATGATGACTGTAGTACCTTCTAGTGCATTCTCTATTAATGCTTATTTAGAGAACATCTATTACTCTACAGCAGAAGAAGTGGTCTATCCATTAAACCCAATAGGTATTGCAGATGGTGCTTGTGATGGTATTCGTAAACAGGCTAGTAGATTAGCTCTCTGTCCTAGTACAGACGGTACTGCTAATGAACCTTTTAAAGGTAAGTATCCAGTAGATGTTACTTTTAAGGATAATTACTACATCTTCACACGTCACTTCTACGAAAAGGATATACACATGACTTGGCTGGAAGCTCAGACTTGGAATTACCTAGAGAAGAAACCAGTAGATGTTGAAGTACTGAAGGAGTTAGTACGCCAGCATCACAACTGGGGTACTCTAGAGAAGTTCTATTATATCCCTGTACTGTTATTACTAATCTATTCTGTTATAAGAGGCATCTGATGCAAGAGAGCATTAATACTGCTGATTTGATATTCAAGAAGCTATTTCGCATATGCGTACCTTACTTAGCCAGTCTCTCTGATGAAGAAGTAGACATGTTCGGTACGCATCACTTGAATGATGCTGAATACGATACTTATCAGCGTAATCAAGATACCTACCGCTATGCTACTATTAATGACATGGTAGAGTTAATGCGTAGGGGTTGTCCTATCAAAATCACCAATTACAAAGATTCAGAGACTATCTACGAATGTATTATTAAACATCTAGAGATGTGGAAGAATCGAGATACTGGTGATTTTATCTCACTCAACCTCAATAGACGACCTCCTCCACTAGAGGATTTAGAAGACCTAGACAGACTAGCTAGCATGATATTCCCTTATGCTAAGGACTTTGCTAAGACTACTCGTGTCGAGAACCCATTTACTGATTCCATGGATGAGTTTACATTATTTCCTAATAGTGAACTCTTTGGTGTATCACCTATTAATAGACTACCACAGGACATGTATCAGTCTATTAAAGATGAAGTAGATGAACCTACTGATTACAAATCCATGGCTGACTTATTTGCAGAGAGACACGCTAGTACTACAGCTGGTGTATATCACATAGCCACTAAGACTGAGGAGTAATGAAGAATGGATATTACTAATACGAGTTTTATCAAAGAAGTAGACGCCATTCTCAAGAATGGCGAATATGGTAGAATGTACGAGTACGATGTATACGTACACGTCAATAGAGAATCTAAGGTGTATAAAGCAGTCAAGCTAGAGTCGATTGACATAGTCCGTGATTATGTCAATAACTTCTCTGACCAAATCATTATTAAAGCGTTGTTTACAGGTGGTGTCTATGCTGACCACATCTTCCCGTATTCAGATGCTTTAGATGTTACTCTAGTTAAGAGACCACTTTGGGGTAGCTGGGCTACTAAAGATACTAAGAAAGAAAACTGGACTGAGAAGTTCACAGCAGTATTGACTAATAAAGCTAGCCCTACTGTTAAACAAGCTAAAGAGTATACTAGTACTGAAGTATTAGACCAAGCTAACATTATCTCGTTAGAGTTTAGTCTTATCTCTAAGACAGCTGAAGAACTCAACATGATTATTTGTGGTGGTGTATTCCGAGCTATGACTACTGATGTAGCTGTAAAAACAGTACTCACGAATGAAGCCTGTCAGGCTGGTAATGACCAGTCTGTAATAGTAAAAGGTGTAGACATGATACCAGCTAGTAATCTACAACCACGTGACCACATCGTCGTGCCGCACGGTACTAAGCTGATAGACTTACCTAACTACATTCAGAAGAAATGTGGTGGTATCTATAATGCTGATATAGGCTATTACTTACAGGAAAGAATGTGGTACCTATATCCGGCTTACGACTTGACACGCATGGATACTACAGATAGAGTGATTACCTTTATCAATATACCAGCTGGCGTCTTACCACATGTAGAGAAGACATTTCGCTATAATGGTAACCAAATCATTGCACTAGCTAATAGTGATATCTCTTTAGACAATGCTGTTAAAGACGTACAGCGTAATGCTGGTAATGCTGTAAACTTTACTAGCCCTAAAGAGATGATGCATTCCATGTATTCTCAAGGTGGTAACAAAGTAGTATTTGATAAGAACAAGACTAATACTGAGGCTGCTACTGATACACGCTTTGATGATAAGACATTTATGCCTGTCTCTAATGCACCTATTACAGACAATGCAATGGCCGAATTCAGTAAAAATGCTAAGCTCAAAGCCCACAATGGGGTGGTCGAATTAGTATGGGAACGCTCTGAACCAGATAAAATTTTACCTGGCACTATGTGTAAAATCTACTACGTAGAGCAGGGTGTAGTCAAGAAATTAGAGGGTATAATTGGCAAAGCACATCATTATACTTCACAGGTAGGCAAGGGTTTATCCCAAGCTCAATATGTTAATTGCACTTACGTGTCAGTGTTTGTAGACACTAATAAACTGGTGAATACAGACTCTGAAAAGACAGCACGTGAGGCTAACAATAATACTCCTTTGACTAAACCCTCACACACAGGCAATAGAGCCTCTTCTAAGCCTACTAGGTCTAGTAGGTCTGTCTCTACTAAATCAAGAAAAGCTACTCAAGTGCGCTCGTCAGGCTAACCGCCTGGCGGGCGTTTTCCGTATGCCATGCAGACTGGGATTTCCATTTTTCTAGTCTACATGTATCTTATCTTTGTAAAGGATTTTTTGCAAATGGCACAAACGTACATTAAAATCAATCCAGCGCTCAGTGCTGAGCAAAACATGCTGGCTCTGATTAATGCTGCGCTGGTACAGGGAGCTACTCCTTTTGCATTAGGAGATTATACTCTCTCTAATCCAGTGTCAGTCTCTACTACTGAGTTTAACAATACTCAGGTAGTAATCACGCCTAATAGCGGTGTAAACGCTACTGCAGCTACTAAGCTCTACCATCGTGCTGATGTAGGCTTGAAAGGTGCTGAGAACGGTGCAGATATTAAGACTATTGCTAAGCGTCTGAAAGCTAAACAGAAAGATACTCTAGCTGAGACTCTTACTGCTGTAGCTCAAGAAGTGGGTTTAGTAGCTACTGAGTTTGACATTGAGAAAGTAAAAGGCAATGCCAATTACAACTTTAAGTTGACTGCTAAAGCTGGTTCTCACCTCTATATCGGTGCTTTAGGTGTAAACCTAGGTAAAGAAGCACAAGGCTCTATTGAAGCTAGTATTCCAGCATTCCGTCAATTAGACAGTACCGATACTAACATTGCCCAAGTAGTAACTGGTAAAACAGCCGCTGCTCAATTGTCTACTCAATTAGAGAAAGCACTCAAAGGTAACTTGACTATTGAACAGTTCAACATCTCAGCTACTAGTGTAGTAGATGATGATGAACACTTCAACTCATCTGTTACTTTGACTAGCAAAGACTCTGACGATACTGGTATCGAAAAACCAGCTGTAGTCAAATATAACCGTGTAGACTTGGCTAAATATAAAGAAGTATCACTCACTAGCAAAATGCTAGGAGCTAAAGGTAAAGAGAACTCTGTAACTGCAGCTAACCAATATGTCAAAGAAGTATTTGCAGCTTTAGGTTTAGATGAAAACAGTATTCGAATCACTGAAGCTACTGGTACTATTGACCCAGCTACAGGTTATACTGGTAATATCGTAGTAGAAGCTATTGAGAATAGTCCTGTTACTGTAGGACGTGTTACTATTGCAGTAGAACTCAAAGAAGCACCTAAGCTATTGAAACCTACTGAAGTAGACATGATGGTAAGCTATAATGCACCTAACTACAGTACTACAGCGCCTACTCACTTCCGTGAGCACAAAGCTCTGGAAGGTAGCCCTACAGTAGACGTACGTCAATAATAGAAGAGGTAATTGAATAATGAAACTTTTAAAAGAACTCAGCGTCTATGCGCTACAACAACTCTTCGCTAATAAACAAATGGGTGAAGGCAGCTACCGTTTAGGTGAGATTACTGATAAAGGTGATTCTCGCTTTAAAGTAGCTAGTATTACACCTGCTGATTTGTTTGAAGTACAAGAGCAAGAGTACTTGGATATTACATTGGCTAAGAATCCTCTACCTGAGGAATTAGTCAATGGTTTAGCAGAGCATGATCGTGATAGCTTTGAAGCTTGGCGTAAATATCGTCGTTTGGTGTTAGATGAGTGTAAGTTAGAGAACATCCGTTTCAACGGTGCATTAGGTTATAATCGCTTAGGTCACAATCAAGATGCCCTGTACGTAGCTGACTTAGTATTGACTTACGAACAGTTCGGTACAAAAACCTCACCTCAAGGTGAACAAGAACCCGATACTAGCAATGTAACTGGTAAAGAGACTATTAATCTGACCATTGGTCTGACTAAAGAGCTCTTCCACATGGGTTACAACCGTACCCTGACTGTAGGTGCAACTGGTACTGTAGATAAAAATGGTAATCCTTTACCATCACCTGTGATTACTTACCGTAACATTCATCCTGAAGGTAAAGCCTTTGGTGACTTAGCAGTAACTAATCGCTCGATTGGTTGGCATGGTGGGGATGTTGATGATACTGCTGGAGAGGATTACTACACTATTATAAATGGTTACAAAGCGCCACAACGTACTAGCGTAGAGAAACCTCTGTTTGATTTGTTGAATAAACCAGGTAAACTACCTAGTGACATCACTGTAGAGCAACTCAAGACTAGCAATGAAGCTCGTCAGAAATTGTTCTTACTCTCTGATGAAGGTAAAAGCTACGGCTACTACAACTCTTTAGATGAAGGTAATGTTTTAAAAGCTGTGTCATTGACACAGAAAATGATTATGCCTTCTAGTGCTTTTGTATCAGGCTCTACTCATGACGTAGCGTTTCAATTAGCACATGCTGGTATTACACCTGAGCTCTACGATAGCTACGAAGTAGTAGGTGATGTGGCTAATGCTAAAACAGGTGACGAAGTCACTATTCGCATTACACCTAAAGACAACCCATTCTTCTTGATTAATCCTAGCTTTGAGTTTGACTACGTAGAACAGGTCAATGAAGCAGGTGAGTCTCGTAATGTGTTGAAACCTACTAAAGTAACACAAGGTCAGCTGGAAGTAACTGTAGTAATCATTACTGAAGAAGACATTAAGAAACATCCTTTTGCTGTAGGTATGCGAGCACCAGCTCTCTTGTCTACTAAGCTTTTGAAAGCTAAGAATGCTTCTGATGCAGCTGCTGCTCCTACTCAATATGCCACCGAAACTGAAGAAGCTGATTGGCTTAACTTCTTGATGAACTCTGCTGTAGTGGATGCTGCTACTACTAAAACTAACCGTCTGTATAAAGTACTGACTGACGTTGGTGTAGGCCATATGCCTTATACTACACAAGGTGAGGTAGAGTTAGCTACTAAACATCAATTGGGTTACACCAATATTCCAGTAGTACCCGCTCAGTTCTTAGAGTACGGCTACATTGGTGAACCTCTTAACTTTGGCACAGCTGATAACCCAGTACAAGAGAAAGGAATTAACGAATTCCATACTCGCTATGTGGTATTGCAGCACAAGACTACTAGTGAACAACGTGTATATCGTGCAGCTCCTGTAGCTGACTTGATGAGCTACATGTTCAAGAAAACACCAGTAACTGGTGAAGAGTTTCTTGGTCAGTTTATAGACAGTACTAAAACAGTAACCGTCTCTGTAAAAGGTAAAAACTTTAGCTTGCGCGTACCTGGTAATAATGAGATTCGTGTAGGTTATAAAGACCATGATAGCAATGGTGGCGAGTTTAACCGCACGATATACGCTAGCAATACTGGTAATGTGTCTAGTATCAATGAAGACGGTAGTCCCGTTGCTATTGATACAGCTATTGCTGATGGTCGCTTGTTTGTAGTATCCTCTACTGAATCAGGTGTATTGACTAAAGATACTACTGAGTCTGATTTGAAAGACTTGTTGGTAGAATTGTTTGGTATTCCTAAAGACAAACTGGTTACACTGACTAAATACGAAGAACCTGAGGATTTCAAAGGTGACAGCGGCTTGACATTCTATCACATTGGTGTGGGTTATGACTACGGTTTGACTTACGACTCTGTGGTATTCGGTGTAAAGTTGCAAGTTGATGCAATGCCAGGTTTTGAAGAACTAAGTACTCACAAAGTTGAGACGGCTATAGCTCCGGCCTTGGTGAAACCATCAGTACTTCGATAACCTAAATAGGGTGGTTTATTAACTTAAATCGCCCTATTTTCTTTACGTATATTCTATTATTATTTTTCGAGGTTTTTAAACATGAAAACAGTAAATATTGCTACGGCCTTTAAATGGAGAACATTTGGTATTCTGGACATTGATGGTAAAGGTAATGATTTTAAATTAACACAAGAGGGTGGTAAAACCATTGAGCAATTTCGCCAATCCTCAGACTACACCGGCGTAGACTTTGGGTATAAAGATACACATGCTTTGTTTGGCGGTGTTAGCGGTGCTTTTGGTGTTGGTACAAATGGTGGCGAGCCTTTTGGAAATCCAATTTATCTTGGAAACTCATTGGATGATTACTTAACAATGAGTTATGTGGATAAACCATTTACACCTCCAAACACTATTTTGGTAAGACCAATAACAAACACATCTTTCAAAAATGTTTCTGAAAATTATTGGTACGTAGACCCAAAAAGTGAATATAGTTACTCGACTTCTGAGTTTTTCACTAACTACAGACTCTACAGTAAACTATCACCTCGATCATTAGGTACTTGGTACGCAGAGCTATCAAAATACTTTGATGCTACTGACGCTTCTGGTCTGTATACCGTAATGATGTTTCCAAGATTAGAAAAAGTATCTTTTAATAAAGGTGCTGTTTTCTTACAAAAAGATGGTGATGGAAAACCTTTGATTATTCCAGAAGGCGAATCTGTTGGTTATCATGAGATTTCTAACATGATGATTGGTAGTCGAGTGGCTACTGTATCTGCCAAATATCGCCAGCTTAGAAGTAAAGACGATATTAATTGGACGAAACTGGAAACTGATGGTGTCGTAGTAGCTAAAGGGGGCGGGACTTATACAGTTAAGCCAGAAAAATGGAGTGAGTATAATGAATATATTCTCTCCTTACCGTACGTAGAACGTACAGTTACTGTAGACTTTACTTACGACCCGATGCATCTTGACTTCAGTCCACAAGCTATCTACGATAACTTAGTTTTAGAAAACGCAGTTAAAATGTGTCCAGATTACAAAGTAGATTTGACTGTTACTCAACGAGGCATGGCGTCTTTTCCCTATTTTGCTAACTTCCTTACTGGACTACCTAAGAGAGGTCTTCTTAAAAGTTATCTAGGTACTAAGCTAGAAGAACTCGTTAATATTAGCGAGCGATTCCAGAATGAACCTTTCTTAATGAAAGATATTGCGAATACCCGCTGGACTAAATCTTTTTATCAGCTACTCGAAGAACATCCTGAAGCTATTGAAGATAAGGAAAAATTGAATACTCTGTTTAAACAATCTCCAGAGTATGCTTATTTGACTAGTATGTGGCATTCTGATGTAAAAGTACCAGTAACACGCTCCCAAGGACCAAATTACGAAGAGAGTAATTTATCAACTTGTCTAGCTAATGTAGGTATTCGTACAGAGTTTCTTGATTTCAAAAACTCTAATATTAACTATCCAGAGTGGTACTACGGTGAAGATTATCCAGAAGTGAAGGATACTGGTGCCGAGCATCAAGTTACTATTAAAATCAAAGATACACCATTCTTCTCAGCTAATCCAGAGATTTCTATTGAGGCGGATGAGAAAGGTGTAATCAGCATAGCCTCAAGCGAAAATAGAGGACTTACTTTTAATCTAGTTGACTGCGGTGATGAAGGTACTACTCTTTTAACTCACATGGGTAGTAGTTGGGAGTATAATGGTGAAAATGACGATGCGTTCACTACTCTTATTGATAGAGATTGGAAATGCCGTCTGTATACTGGCGCAATATTGAATAATCCAGAATCAGTAAGTCCTGATAGTTACTTTATTGGTAATGATCCTGAAGCTGTATTACCGGCTTATGGTAAATATACGGAGGCTAAGAAACTAAAAGACACCCTTTTCTTTAAAGCCATGCACAATGTAGTTGGTTTTGAATATACTGGTAATTATTGGAAACGTTTCGCTAAACCCAATAACAAATTCAATGTATTGGATTTTAGAGATGGACCAATTCGTTTTGGCGTGGTGCCTGTCTTTAATCTTTCAGAGATGATTGCTTATCGCACGCCACGTACATATATCGAGGACACTAGTTCTACCACTTTAGAGCCTATTAACACAGTACGCATCCATGTTAAAGATGGTGGCACTGAGTTTGATATTGATTTAGTAATCTTTACTAAGTTCAGTGATGCTGAATCAAGCGATAGCAAACTAGGTTTCTTAGTGCGCTATGTGGGTACTCGTACTAACTTCGATAAGTTCAGCTTTAATAAGTTCTGGAAAGTGTTGGCTGGTAAATTCCATTTACGCTGGACTACTGAAGCTAATGCTAATAAACATCCTGAAATTGAAATGTTCCAACGCAGTCAGTTTAAAGTAGACGATGTTGATGTACTGAAATTGCCTGAAGGTGCTGGTGCTTTCAAAGAGTACGATGAGTCTTATGGCGAAAGCCAACCTATTGGTAACTTCCACCGTATGGTAATCACTGAATCTTATCATGCTGAGGTAGGTAGTGAAGCTTATTTCATCTACCGTCCTAGCTTGAATAAATTTACTGATTAATATCAGTAAATACTGACTAATTTCTAACAGCAGCATATTGCCTAGGAGAGCTTTATAGGCTCTCCTAGGCTTATGCCATTTTCATTTATTTCTTTTATAAAGGATATACTCTCATGAACGCTATGACCATTAGAGAATTACTCACTTATCTTAAATCTATCCCTGAGGATACAGTATTCCCTGTAGGTTTAGGTAAGCCTTTTATTATCAGCAATATCACAGACCAGATCGTATTTTCACCAATACTCTTTGCTAAAGCTGGCAATATGGCCAACAGCTTAGACTACCTGCTAGGAGCTGAGCTTACTAGTCGTACTGGTGCTCGTGGTATTATTCAATTAGACCGCTGCTATGCTTACTTTGGCTTAGATGATAATAGTGGTAGTACACCACTGAATCTATTAGTACTGACTATGCTTCGAGCTATGTCTACTGATACGGTTAAAATTAAAGCTAAGTTTGTCAAAGAAGATAGTAGCGAGATGTCTAAAGCTTCTGTAGAGTTTGCAGTACCTAAGATTTGGTGGCAGACTCTATCACTCAAGCATCGTAATGCTTTAGCTTTAGAATACATGACTAATCAGTTATTGTCAGGTATTACTTATTTACCTACTGGTACTAAAGTAGAACTGGAAGAAAAGGATGCTAATAAACAGAATACTGCTAAGCAGGATAGCTCTAGTAAGGCTGTACAGCCTCCTGTAGCTACTACAGACCCTAAGACTGACTCTAGTACTACTCAGACTGAGAAAGCGCAGGAAAACGGCTCTGAGAGCCGGCAAGAACCATCTGAGAAGAAAGAGGAATCTACTCAATCCGAACAGACTGGAAAGCAAGACTCAGGTACTCAGGCTGAAGACAGTGGTAAACAGAATGTTGATAAACAAGATAAAGGTACTACTGATTAAATAAACAGTATACACCCAGGGTAGCCTATAAAGCTACCCTGGGCTTATGCCGCGCCTATCTTCGATAGGCTTGGCTCTACAGAGTACCTCTTGTAGGTACTCTGTACTGCCGGACTGACAGACTTTACTGTAACGTGACTTGTAACTACAGAAGTAATTGCTAGATACTTTGAGATATAAATTATCTACTAGAGTGGATTAATCCTACTCTTTTTTGTTAATTCATTTTTGATAAGGAAAGTAAAGATGCTAAATAAAGAATATTTAGAACGTAAGCTAGCTAAGCTAGAAAAGGAAAAAGAAAGACTAGAGAAAGAAGCCGCTTTTCTCAAGAAGCATACTCGTTCTTTGAATATAAAAGAAATAATAAGACCTATAGCTATTATTTCGTACATTGTACTACTGCTTATCTATTTCACTGTAGGTAATAAAGCCTATTTACATGCTAGTTATTGGCTAATAGGCTTCATGGTAATAATCAAACTAATACCTAGCTTCTATACGTCAGTAGAAGGCTTGTTTATCTATCGTCTAGTACGTAAGTATCACCCTAAAGACTTACCTACTATTAGGCGTATCTACGAAAGACTAGCCACTATGCCTTTTACTAAGACGTATTTAGAAGAAGAAGGTTATTTTGCAGTATTCATCGATGAAGAAGAGTTAGACTACTGTGATAAACAAGGACTCTCTATTATCTCAGGTATTTATCGCATGATTACTGGAGTCAATCAGTACATTAAAGAGTTTGCAATAATAGCAGGGACTTCTCAAGGTAAGAAAGCTTTGACTATATTTATCAAGCCTATTACTAACCGTAAAGATTATAAAGACTATTTTCCTGAAGAAGCTTTAGGTAAGATAGAGACATTCGTTCATGAGCTAAATGAGATGGCTGATAACTTCTTTATTAAAGAAGCTCTACCTAGCACTATTACTTTATCTCATGGTAAAGTGAAAATAGACTTAAGAGAAGTAGGTGATGAATTAGTAATATCAACTATCAATGAAGACGGTAGTCTAGTACCATTAGTCACTAGTAATGATAGAGCTGATTATCAGGTACAGACTATTCACATATTGAAAGCATTTGTGACATTACGTCACTTTGGTTATAAACTGTAATTTTGAAAGAAATGAACGAAGTGAATCAAAGGTATTCTAACATGAACGGAACCAGTCGTTGTGTAAAAGTAACATTCTCAGTAGTAGGTACACGTACTCTAGAGTACATGATAAATGAGGATAAAGAATATCGAGGTAAAATCTATTTTACTTTTGATAAAGAGAAAGCTACTAATGAAAATACTATCTACGTAGGTTTTAAAGAAGACTATTTGGATTTAGTAAATTCAGAGAGTACTATCCGTCTTACAGACCGTATTCTAGAGTATATCGAGAAAGGATACGGTGAGCATGTTAAAGAGCCAGTACATCTCTTTATAAGTATCGCAGATAAGACACTACAGAACTTTGTGCAGAGTTTACTGTACGAGGTAATAATGGCTAATGTAGCTAAAACATTTAATGTTGATGATGCAGCTTTAGCACCAGTACAGGTAAGTAAGAATGTGCTAGCTATTTACGAAGCTGAGTCCGGTGCTTATCGCTTGTATGCTACTAATGGTTTCACAGTACTGGATGAACGGTACATTCCTGCCGGTACTAGAGGAGGCTTAGTACAAAATCCTAATAACTTATCTGGTGAAAGCACTTGGGTAGCTGATGGCATTAAAGTAGATGCTGTAAGTCTGTTAGAGAATGCATGTATTCTCTCTACTAATAAAGACGAAACAGTAGAGGTTACTAACTCTATTGTACTAAATAGCATATTGAGACTAAGTGAGGAGGTAAATGGCTCTATTGTAAATGAGTCTCTCATGACCTGTGCTGGTATTAGTGGTTGCGCTTTAGTAAAAGCAGTTAAACGTACTCTAAGAAGTTATGACAATAGCGTCATCTTTAATACCGACAGGTTCCTTGATATTACTCCCGATGCTTCAGTACATGGTTTTATCACTAGTCCTAACCATCCTTTTGAAGTAAGTACTAGACGTACTAGTAGTAAGTACTATTACGTGGGTATAGATGGTAAGTACTACATTAGAGATGAAATGTCTAATAGAGAGGTATTGAATAAAGACGTGTACTTTGAACAGCTAGGTTTAGTACCAGAAGACTCTAAAGTAGTAGAGGATAATGTAGCTAAACTAAAAGAGCTAGTACGATTCATTAATATCGATAATTACGTAGCTGCTGCAGTAGCTTCAAAACCAGTACTTACTGCCAATATCGGCGGTATTAACCATTACAAGCATTCTTTCAGTACTATTAATACTTTTCATTACTTGAAAAATGAAAACGTATTAGTGAAAGAGTATCGAGAGATAGCTGCGCTGATAAAGGAGCTACATTAGTAAAAGAAATGAGTAATTAAAAGATATTTTAGTTACTTATTATCAAACAGAGTGAGGGCTGCTGCCTTCACTCTTTTTTTAATCTTTAACAAGGAATATTTGAAATGTCTAAATATAAATTTGATACAACAGACCTACCATCCATCAAAGTGATAGATGAAAATGGTACAGTAGTAACCAGTATTGATGTTGCATCTGCCCTGACGGATACAGTAGATAATCTTAAAGATGATGTAGAAAAAATCGCAGGAAATTACAAGCGCAATGTTATCTTGCAGGCTATTAAAGCAATTGGTAATTGTAATTTCCATGATTTTGAAGATTTAGACGCATATGAGCTGTTTGGTATTGTCAAAGAGCGATACTTTGTACCAGATGACGGTAAGGTGTATAAACCAAATGACAAACACAAGTTTGTCTATTCAGCTGATAAACGCTTCTGGCGTATGTATCTCATCAATAAAGACGGTACTGAAGAAGTAGGAGGTTGGGTAGAGAATCCTCAGTATTTGTTAGGAGATGAAAACTGGGTAGGCAAAAACGCCGTACTGAAGGGTATTTGTGTCTTAAAAGATTGTGATGTTATCGGCAATAGCCAAGTCATTGACAGTGTGTTTATAAGCAGCACGGTCTATGATTCTTTAGTATCGGACAGTTTCGTACAAAACAGTCGTATGTTGGATAATTCAGAAGTAATAAAATGCTTTATCAAGGATTCATCAATAGAAGGCAGTTATTTGCACAGCATGTCGGCAAAAGAAACACATTTTTTCCATGACTATTTTTCTGCGCCGTATGAGCCAGAATCGTCTAAAAGACTACATTCCCCTGAAGATAACGTAGTCTCCTACACTGTTGAAAATGTAGGCACTGCTCACAATACATTGACTGTAGGTTTTCTCAGCAATGGTGAACTGATAATTACACGAGGTTGTTTTAGTGGTACTCTCAAAGAGTTTAAGAAAGCTATCAACAAAGACCATAACAGAAGTATAGTGGAGTCCAGGTACTATTATCAGATGGTTCGCTATTTGGTTAAAAAGCTGGAAGCAGAGCATAATCCTGATACAGTAAAGGAATTATTGGTTGTTGCTAATAAGACAGACGAGCTGATGAAGCTGGTGAATAAGCTGACTGTCGTGTCTTTACTTAAAGACCATGCTTTTAAAGATTGGGTATTAGATAAACTAATGCCTTTGATTAACGATTTAGAAAGAGGTATTTAAACATGGATAAGAATATAATTTTGCCTACGGTAATTAAATTTACTAAACAAGAAGGTTGTGACGAACTATCAGGACAAGCTGCTGCTAAGATTGCAGAAGCATTCACTGGTGATGATATTATTGATTTTGCAGCCACTGCGACTAATATTAACCATGCTATTTCTGCTGGTATAAGGCCTGGTGCTACACACGTAATACATGCGATGTCTGGTGGATTTGCAGATACTGGTTCTGAACTTTACGGTACTCCATCTGTAGAACCGTATAAAAGGAAAACTAAGTTAGAGCTTGTAGATGAAACTGGCTATTCAGTGCGACTAGTAACAGAGGGTAAAGAATCAGAAGCTGTGGTAGTAGACGTGTCCGACATGCTTGCTGTATCTTTAGCTGATTTTCCAACCATTCCTAGTTATAAGACCGTGCACGAATGGCTAAAAGCTGCCAATCTTGCCGCAGCAGTCAAGGTTTGTAAAGAAGCTAATCTTGACCCTACTTCTAGACATCTCGATTTAAGTTTTACTAGGGTATTACTCAAACGTTGGTTCGACAATCATTGTACAGTTGCAATCAAGGTAAATGCTTGTCTAGAATTACGATTCGAGTATCACATAACTGGAGCTTTTGCATGGCGTCTACGCATCAACCAAGACTATCATTTTGAGGTAAGCGGTAAAGGACACTTCATCCCTGCTAATACATTAGGTGGTACTGTACATGAACCATTGCTAATCAGTGGCAAAAATGTCTGGATTGACCATGATTCAATGGTAGTAAGCAATTCTGTTGTCGTAGACTCAATGATTACTGACATCAGTGTTATTCGTGATGCTACTGTAATTGACTGCGAGGTAAAGGATTCTACTGTCGATGTCAGCACTATTGCTAGCTCTTCTGTTAGACACAGCTACTTAGATAAAGTAGTAGCAATGGATGACACTATTGTTTCCTCTTCGCTTAACAATATCGTAGTGGTTTCTAACGAACATGTATTACGTCGGACAATATCTGGTCATTTTCGTCGTTCACCACTTGTATACTACTTTAATAGTTACGGTGAAAAAGTGATACCATTCAGTGTAGAAGGTGTAGGCAGTGAAGAAGGTACTATTGTTGTAGGTTACTGTGCTGACGGCAATGTCTACATTAGTCGTGGTTGTTTCTTCGGTACATATCGTGAGTTTAAGGAAAGACTAGAAGCGCAGAGCTATCGCAGCAAACTGGACTCTAAGCATTACCTGAACTTCGTCAAGTATCTGGTACGCAAGATGGAACAGAAGAACATTGATAGTGTAAGAGAATTAGTCAGAGATATGGCTGAGGTAAATGAATTACATTCCAACGGCCAAGTACTGATTGAAGACCCACAACAGATAACCGCTAAGCTGTCAAAACGCTTAGAGATTGTGCGTGAGTTGTCTGATAAGGTCAAACAAGCCTCAGGCAAGGAGTAATCTAACTAATACAGGAGCGGTATTAACTACCGCTCTTATTTCCCTATTAACTAGAGAAAGAAGGTAAAACATGCTTAAAGCATTAGGTAATCTACTTACTAGCGTAATGCTAGCTACTAGTAGTCCAGCTGATAATAATCTATCTGTACTAGAATACAGTCGACAGGCTGAATGCTTGGCTCGTGTAGTCTATTTTGAAGCTAGAGGCGAAAGTAAACAAGGACAGCGTGCTATCATGGATGTGGTACTCAATCGCAGTACTCATCCTGAGTTTAAAGCTAATGGTAATATCTGTAATGTGTTAAAACCTAGTCAGTTTCAGTGGCTCAAGAAAAAGCACTTTATTAAAGAGAAAGAAACCTACGCTAAGATACGTGCTTATGCTTATCATTACTATCGCCTACACATCACTAATAAACGTGTGGATTCTACTAATGGCGGGTACTTCTTCAGCAGTAATGGTGTAAAACCAGCACCACGTGCTATTAAACTATCTAAAGTAGGTAATCATCAATTTTTCGGTTTGAAAGGTATTAAAAATGACAATAGTAAACGTTGGAACATTCGGCAAGTTAAAAATGTGGTTTGCACGAAAGAAGTATCTGAATTCAGTATCTAGGCTGAATAAGACACCTGTAGAGTATCTGCTGTGCGTAGCTAAGGTATTAGGATTATCGGTAGTGAATCACTCTGATGAATCTGCTACAGTAGAAGTAGAAGTTAATTCTAATAGCTTAGCTTCAGTAGTAGAGTTATTAGCTTTGACTAATGATTATACTGGGTCTATTAGCTTTGATGAATTTGTAGGTGGCAAGTTCCAAATGACTATTTGGTTTAAGAAATACCCTAGTGCATTTCTACATGTTAATGATTTAGACAGACTGCGCATATTTGCAGTCCTGTTTGATGAAAATAGTAAACAGAAAGGGTCTACTGGAGCGTATCGTAATCAGCTAGCTCGTTTTAGATACTACTCTAAACGTCTGTCTGATTTACAGCCTAGTGCCGATTATCAACACTTCAAATTCAAGAAGCAGATTCAGTTGAAAGTAGCATTAGGTGATAAAGAGTACAGTGATGTAGAGTACTTTAATGCAGACTCTACTGATTCACATGGTACTTATCACAATCTGTTGAATATGTTTCTGTATTCACAATTACAGAAACAGCTGTTTGGTTATTTCAAATAAGGGAATAGCTTAGTCTATTCCTATTTTTAATAGGGAATATTTAAAATGAAAAATGCTTAAGACTTTAAGACTAGTAGAGACTGATAGTGAAGTAACAATTTCATTAGAAGTATCTGGTAGAAATATCAATATTGAAATGAGCCATCTAGATAAAGATAGCTACAGCAAGCACTACAGTTTATCTGGCTTGATTTATCCTATCTTGTCATTGCGTGATGAATATCTTGAAGATATCGAAGCTACTACTGATAAAGTACTAACTCTCATTAAAAAGACTAATGAGTCCATTGTTAAGTACATTGTAGAAGCTGTAAAAGAGTATACAGGTGAGGGTCTAAATGAAGAGAGTATTGGAAATGTAAAACTCCTAGTAGATAGATATCTAAATAATCATCTAAACCAGTATCTAATTGCTGAGTTAGAACCATTAGCTAATGATTATTACACCATTACTCCTGTTATCAAAGATAATGGCTTGATATATTGGCGAGCTATGGCTAAACAGTCTTTCATGATTCTGAACAGCTATACTACTTACAAAGTAGAAGCTGGAGAAGTATCAGCTGATATGCTCAATCCATTCTCATTATTGGCTGGTATTAAGCCATCTTGGGTGATAGGTAAAGGTGTGTTAGGTAATGGCGCCATTCTGGTAAACTCTATTGTAGACCTAGGTGGTAAGCGTGAACAGTTTAGTAATCTAGATAACACGTTGGTAGTAGATGCTAGTGTGATTCGTAATGACATTATCAAGAATTCAGCTATTATCAATGCAAGCGTGTATAAATCTAGCTTATTAAATAGTTACATTTACGATACTAATCTGGATCATTCTGCTGTAGAGAATACAATGATGTACACTAACGGTCAAGTAGTTAGAGATGTTAGCTATTGCTACCTGTACAACACCGATAGCAATGCTAAGGCGTTACATTTTGATGTATTTCCTGACTTTTCAGAACGTCTGATGCCGCGCATGGCTAGTGGTGTAGGTAGTCGTAATGCTAAGCTATCTACATTTACTACATCAGAAGGTAATCGTCGTATCAGCACTGGTTGTTTTGAAGGTAGTTTAGAGGAATTTAAACAGCGTATTGCACTTGAAGAATATCACGTTAATGACGACCGTCTTGCTTACGCAGCTATGGTAGAGTATCTCTTTAACAAGAATACTAAAGAGTCTTTACGTTTTTACAGCGGCTTATTGACTGTGTTTAATCAATTACCTGCTTTATTGCACCAAAAACGTGAGCATGATAATCCTACTCTAGTAACAGCATTAGAGACTGTGTATCGCATACCAGCAAAAGTCTACGACAAGTATGCGTTTATGACTGTCTTTGCATTACATGATGCTGCTGAAGCTGTAGTAAAGGAAGCTGAAAAATCGTTCTCTGATAAAGAGGATGATTTTGAAAATGGATTAACTTTAATTTAAATAGGAGTAAATGAAAATGTCTTTAGCATTTTGGTATTATCTAATAGCTATCTCAGAATCATTGCGAGATATGCTCACTACAGCTAGCAGGTTATCTTTGGCTGCCATAATACTCTGCGCTTTTCTGCTAGGATTGAAAATCGCTTTCAGTCTAGACAATGATTTATCAGCATACCTTGCCGATAAGACCAGCCCATTATCACTGGCGTTCTCTAAAGTACCTAAGATACTCAAAATCTCAGTGTTTGTACTAATACTGAGCAATGTCTTGTACGCAGTGGTGCCTAAGAAGCAAGACTTGATTATTATCTCAGGTCTAGCTGTAGGCGAAAACATCGTACGTGAGATTGGCAAGTCTGAACTGGCTAACAAGTTGTATCTGGTAGTCAATAAACAGCTAGATGCTATCCTGGAGCGAGATGAATCCAAAGACCAGCCTAAAGAGAAGAAAGAGCAACCTAAAGCTGCTTCTACAACACCAAATGCTGCTTCAACAGCACAATAAATTCTAGAAGTATTAGGATTTATATCATCTTAAAGAATAGGGAAATGGTTCTCTATTCTTTTTTGTTTAACTTAAAAGGACTTTAAAAATGGCTGACAAAATTTATTCAGTAGATTTAAAAACTCTACAGGAACCACTTCCTCCAGTATACGTATTAACAACATTTAATGCTAAAATCAACCAAGAGACTAATACTCTTAAAGTGACGGTAGGCGACACTGAAGTAGAAATCAGTACAGAATCTATCTCTGAGCTTATTGCTGTTCATGAGCCTAAAGAGTCTATTCTGTTACCAACTGATGTAGAAGACGTGTTATTGAAACTACGTGGTGAAATAGCTAGACTAGTAGGTGAGAAAACTACTTTTACAGGTTCACGTGTATCTGTGCCTGAACCTGAAGCTATCAGGATATTAGCTTTAGTCATTCAGCATTATCATCCGGAGCTACTAGAATACAACCATGATAAATGTACCTACAAGTACAGCATTGAAGCTGGTGCTTGGATAATGCATGCTGCTGTAGACTTTACTGTACTAGACAAAGAAATCAAAGCCGGTACTATTGGCGGTAGAGTAGATAATCCTTATCGTGTACGTAATAGCTGGGTTGAAGAGGGATGTAAGGTAGAAGGTGCTTATGCTGTTATCGAGAACAGCTACGTAGGTAATAAAAGCCGAGTAAGTAATAGTTACCTCAAAGACACTGAAGTAAATGATAGTTTAGTGTTTGACTCATGCTTGTATAAAGCCTCTATCTTAGGTAACTCTTGCGTTGACAGAATAACAGCCGCAGTAGTAGCCACTAGTAATGCTAGCCTGTACAACCTATTAGCATGGCACTATACGCCTATCTGTGGGTTTAAAGCGGTCGGTGATAGAGAAAATCCACTAGTACTCTCGCATTACAGAGGTATACGCTATCTGCCTGTTGTAGCAATTGGCGTAGGTACTGAGGATGAACTCATGACTGTAGGGCGTGGTGCGCGTGATTGGGATATCAGCATCAATCGTGGTTGCTTCCATGGTAACTTAGCTGCTTTCAAAGCACGTATTGATGAAGATATAGACCGCAGTGCTCTAGAGTCTGAAAAGTACTATGCCATGGTAGAGTACCTAGCTCTTAAAGTAGCTGAGAAGCGTTCTGATTATCTCAAGCCTGCTATGCAAGAGCTATTGAAGGTGTACGACGCTTGGTTCGCATTGGTTAATTATAATCCTGTATATCCTGTATGCTTATTACCTTACATTAATGTAGGTAACAAGGTAGATAAGAATGTATCAGGAATCTTTAAAGACTTAATAGGAGTAGAAGAATGATAGAAGTACCGCATGATAAACCATTTGATGATACTTATCAGCAATGGTTGAAAGATTTAGACATGGGTGATAGGGTAGCTACCTTGAGCCAGATTGTCCGTATTCTAAACCATCATTGGTTTGAACAAGGCCATTCTAATGTAGGTGAATTCACACACCGTGAAGGTAATATCGTATTCGTCTACTACGATGACCGTACTAGCTTGACTCACATCAATGGTAAAAGCAACAGCAGTTTTATCATGTCAGTAGAAGGTAATAGATTGTCGATACGACTGCTTGATACAGTCGACAAGACATTACCAGTACCTACTGATACGGTAATAGCTGAAGGTAAATTAGAGCAGGCTTGTAAAACTTATCTTTCGAAACTCAAGCCTTTCATTTTAGCTGAATTAGGAGGTATTTGAATATGTCATTAGGTCTGATGTATTATCTGTTGACTATAGTAGGTAGTCTGTCGCTTATATTTGGCATACTAGCTTTTACGGCTATGGTATTCACTGTAATAATTACTATTGCTTTCATGTTGCATTATTTTGACAGTGACAGAAATGCTAAAGAAGAAAAAGCGTACGAAAAGATTAAGCTTGTAGCACCTAAAGCAATCAAGGTAACTGTTGTACTGCTGGCTATTAGGATTCTGGTACCTTCTAAAACTGATTTGGCAATAATATCCGGACTCAACGTAACAGAGACTACTGTTAAGCAGATTGCTAACAGCGATACTGCTGCTAAAGCGTTAGAGTTAATCAATCAGGAGCTTGATGCTAGACTAGAAGCTAATCGTAAAGCTAATGAAGGTAAGAAATAAGTAGTAAAGGTAATCAATGTCATATACCCTAGGAGAGCTTTATAGGCTCTCCTAGGTCTATGCCGCGCTCGTCGAGACTTACGGTACTCTACGAATTTAGCACTACAAGTACTGCTATGCGTACTGTAGAGTAGCGCTTAGCGGGTCTTCGACCTGCTGGACTTATCGATACTATTATTTTTTAACTACAAATTATACTCTTGCAGTGGATGTTCTTGTCTACTGGGTTTAATTATCAATCTTTTTTAATAAGGAAATCAATAATGGACCTTACTTATCACAAATACGATAAATCTGATAAGAAGTACGAATGTCAGTATATCACGCCTATGCTAACAAAAACACCTATTCATTACCAACAAGTACTGGATAAACTTACTAGCAGACTATTTGTCACTAGCTTCAATGCTGATGGTACTTTAAAGAATAATTCCGCAGGTAATGTGCTGATTCTAAGAGCCGTACCTGGTTCTAAGATGATACGTGATGAGTTGATAGTACACTTCACTAAGTCTTATCACAATGAAGTACGTATTGTCTTTAACTACAGCTTTGTTGATAAAGTTAAGCATGAGAAAGTAATAGAGTTAGCACGAGTCATGGCTGGTTCATTTGCTGAACGTGTAGCTAATGCTAAACTATTCATCATGACCTCTCGTCTGAGAAATAGACTGAAGCATTTATCACTTATATTAGCCGACACTCTAGCTAAAGACAGAGAAGAGGCTATGCCTAAGCTTTTAGATGTAGCTACAGACGTTTGCTACGAGCTACGTCAGCTACGTAAGCTAGCTAATCTTAAATTTGAAAGTGGCAAACTAAATGTACACTTTAAGATGCTGTTTAAAATCTTCTACAATACCATAGCTGGTGTACACGATAAAGAAGATGTATTACAGTCACGATTAAATCACATCTGTAAGACATTCTTTCCTACTAGAGAAGTAACAGTAGACGAAGCTATCCATGTATTAAGACTAATGCATGAAGCTAGAAAAGGTAAACCTGAAGAGCTATTAGCTCTATTGGATAAAGTAGTAACTACTGTTACTAACTACTACGAGCAATGCATAGAGACTTCAGGTAATAAGGTATCAGTTGATGATACTAAACTACGTTTCAAATTAGTAATACAGAAACGTGATGATGAAAAGGCAAATGTTTTTAACATGTTAAATAAGAAGGAATAATTCAATGACTTTAGAAGAAATGACCTTACGTCAAATTAATGAGAGTTTTGTCCGTAAAGAAGATTACTGGACTAATGATAAGCTGGGGTTATTAGTGTACGATACTGACCCTAAGAGTAAGCGTATTCTGGTATTACAGCATGGTATCGTAGTACCTAGCTACTTAGACAGCATCACTAACCAGCACATGGTAGTGATAGATGGTGAGGTAACCATGTTTATCAAGCTGTTGAAAATCCTACGTGGCGAGATACCGGAGCATCTCTTGGATGTACGTTATCACGATGTAGAGTATTTTCTACCTAAGCTGATGATTACTGTGCCACAGTACGTTACACTACGTGGTGAACTACGCCATTACCTAGTAGACCTATACGACAGCAATACTGATACACTACATTCTGGTATTACCAAGAAAGTAGCTATTGGCATTATGCACTGTAGTCTAGGTATGCTACTGGATATGCTACCAGAGTATGCTTATCAGAAACTAGACTTTGATGGTTACAGAGTACGTTCATACCGTGATTCTGAGTTTATCATGGATGCTGGCGTAGAGAAAGATTCAGCTTTGTTTAAAGGTATCTACTTGGTATCAGATACCTACAACAATAATGAGGTCTATGTGTACGATGATGTACGTAAAGTACTGGACTTTATTAATGCTGATAATACTGAAGAAGATAAGCTTAGCTTAGGTGACTTACGTCGTTATTTTCGCTCAGGTGAAATGTATACTAACGACTTAAACGGCTACAGCTGTAGACGTATTGAAGACATTAATGGTGTCAGCTTGAGCTATGCCTCGCTCAGCAAGCTACGCTCAGCGTAGCGAGCTATGCTAAATTAGTTAAAATAGTTTAAATAGGAGTAGTAAAAATGGAATTAGTTAAAGAAGATTTCGCATCTTACTTAGGCGGTACTAATGTTGACTTAAGTAGTGTAGTAGTAACTAAGAAGTCTAACATTTTCGTAGTAGGTTTTGATGTAATAGAAGGTAGTCGAGCTAATCCTACTACTATTGGTTACGAGGTTATTATACCTCGTACCGCAGTAAAGGGTTTAGTGGATAGTTATCCTCCTACCGAGCAGGTATCACTTATTAAAGAGATATTGAGTACAGAGCTAAATGATAAGTTAGGTTATCTACTCCTTAATAAAGAGCATCTGATAGCGATAGCTATAACTAAGCTATTAGAATTAGAGGATAAAGAAAATGAGATAATAGAGCATCCTACTCTTAGTTTTACTAAAGAGAAAAGTTATTATCGCATTATTGCTAAAGCTGACTTTACTGTACATGGTACTACTATTATTGTCGGTACTGTAGGTGGTAGAGTAGCTTGTCCTGCTTTATTAGGAGACAATGTCTGGATTGATGAGGAATCTGTAGTAGAAGGTGTAAGCTATCTAGAGAATACTTTGGTAACAGATAAGAGTGAACTCAATAACGTATTAGTTAAAGATTCTATCTTAACTGAGGTAAAAGCTGGCTTTACTGTAATCAAAGACAGTAAGCTAACAGACTCTGCTATTAAGCATGCTATCATTAAAGATTCTATTCAACATGATATCAGCTTAGACAGCTTTGTCATGAATGGGTGTAAAAATCAGCTCAACCTTTATTCTAAACATAAATCAGTACCATTTTGGAAATCACCTGATCCTGTAGAAACTACTTTCTATCTAGCACCTATTCGTAATAATCTACAGAACTTTGTATCTGTATCTGGTATTACTAATGGTAGTGTAGAAGGTAGTATAGATATTGCTGTGTTCCGTACTTTGACTGGTGATATTGCTTACATTTTCAAAGGTGAGCGGCGCTACAAAGAGAATCTACCACATGTATTAGGTGCGTATGACGATGAGCTTTATGCTGAAATGATGTCTAAGATATTAGAGGGCATGGAGTTCATGCTACGTCAGAAGCATTATCACGGCAACCCTCTAAATGGGGTGGGTACTACTGAGCTTAATCATGCTAAAGAGTGTTATCAGCGATTGATTCTAACTCCTTTAGAGTATTGGAAAGGCGATATTTACGCCATCCTACTGCGAAATAGCAAAGCTGTACGTGAGTTTAAGCTAGTAGCCAAGCTCAGTGAATTAATTGAAAATGTTTAGGGAGTAATGTAAAATGAAAGAAAAGAAATACGTATTGAAAGAGCCTAGTATAACAGGTACTTTCTTTCGCCAGGAGTATACTCTGTTAGAAGAAAAGAAAACAGGGGTATTTGTCATAGAGCTGGATAAGCTGTGTTATTTAGACTACTTAAAAGAATTGGTTGATTCAGTTATATCGCATCGTGTTTCTACGTCTATCAAGGATTGTCTCTTTGACGCTATGCGTGAGGCAATTCATAATGCGCTAGAGTATACTGCGTATAAAGACCACAAACCTAAACCGTTTGATACGGAAAAGGTAAAGTTTACTAAACAGGCTAAGACTGGTCTTTATCGCATGAAAGCTATTGAGGAATTCAATCAGCAGATTAGAATGGACCCTAAATTCTATCTTAACCAAAAACTAATTAAGAAAAATACGCTAGGTGGTTTAGTAGCGTATCCTTGGATGATTGCTGATAGCTGGGTTGAATCTGATGTTATCATCGAAGGTCCTACGCTATTGACTGGTAGTTATCTGTCTACTGCTTTCAAAAATAGGAATCAGTCTTGGAATGTAGTGATGGGCTCTACTTTAGACGATGCCTATATTAGCGAGAGCATATTGACTAGTAGCTGTATTAAAGACAGCACTGTCAATGACTCATTGCTGGATACTAGCAATTTGTCTGTTGTTGGCGTTAATAAGTTATTAGCTATTAATGAAAGGCTCAATTCAGTAGAGTTTTATTTTACTCCTAAAGCTGGTGATTATATCTGTGCCACTAGTTGCAGAATGAAATGCATTCCTGTATTTACTGGTGTAGGTAGCGAGAATGGTACATTGATTGCTTTTCGCTTATTAGACGGTAAAGTATTGTTGAATCGTGGATGTTTTCAGGGTACATTAGAAGAGTTTAAGGATTCTCTATTGCAGAATAAATACCGACACTTTGAAGAAGCTGAAATGTACTATCAAGCAGCACGTTATGCTGAGTTTTTAGTACGTTCTAGAGTAGGTAAAGCCTCACTAGAACGTGCTGAGAAGTTAAAAGCACGTCGTGAGAGAGTAGGCTCTATCATGAATCTAATGCAGACCTTGTTTGACCATTCGCATAAAGCATGGGACTACTACAATGTACGTGATGTAATTAAAAACATTGTAGCTCCTAGACCAGATATGTCAAATGAGACAATCTGTTTGGATGATGATGAAATACCATTTTAGATAGCATCTAAGATAGAGAGTAGTGGATTAATATCCACTACTCTTTTTTTAGTTATATTAGTCTAACTAAATACAAATACTTATTATTAAATTGAAGAATTGTTCTTCACTTTCTTTTTTACGTATAAGGAAAATTTAAGATGAATACTAATTTGAAATATCCATTACCAGAAGGTTCTGTATTAGTAAAAGCCATGATAGCTAGTACTGATACTATTAAAGACATGTTTAACTTACACAGAACCCCAGTAGCACACATCATTGATGAAAACATGTTTGACCTTTTCTTCTATTACGTACAATGGCTACCCGTCAACGTTATTGAACATCAGAATGAAATAGGGTCTATAGTGGAAGCTGTATATTCAGATTTCACTGAGAATAATCCTGACCTCACCTATACTCAGGAAGAACAAGATGAGCTCTATGCTTTCTTCTCAGCTTTTCTTACTGATTTTTCCATCTATTTATCTAAACTAGGTGTATTGGATTATGCTAATAGCTTTGATGATAGTTACGTATCAGTAGTAGCTTTTGAAAAAGACGCAGCTATTCTTTACGTAATACACATGTTAGATGGTAGTATACCAGAGTGGAGCTATCTACAATGACTAAGATTGTAGTAGACTTATCCTGCATAGCTGAAGAGATTACTAAGCTAGAAGAAATAGGTTGGTTCTCTAAAAGTGAAGTTATCGAGGTACTGAGGCTGATTACTCTAGCTCTTAGGAGTAAGTATAGAGTAGCTGAGGGTGTTGGTGCCATTGAGACTGTAGTGGCTGCTAGATTTCGTAGCTTAGCCGCTAGTACCATGACTAATAATGAGTCACAGGTAGCTATAGTCAGTCAAGTTATAGCCAAAATAGCTATGCAACTTTGTGGCGAATATAGCAGGCTGGGTATGTATAATGAACATGAATTTAGTGACTATGCTTTAATTGAATATATACCAGATAAGCAGATAGCTATATTCACTAATTCTAAGTAGAAAAGAAGGTAAAGACTAAATGAGTGATTTAGCTGAGTATCTAATCCTAGATGTAGCTGAACCCATGGCTAAGCTGTTAGTATTAATAGAAGAGAGCTATGGTCTAGCACATTATCCAATCAATGACCTAGTCAATGAGCTATTGGATTTCATTAGCTATTACAATCCTGACTTTCACTTACAGACTTATTGTAAGCTAGTGGAAGAAAGTGTATTACGTAATACTAATGATCTTACTAAAGCTACTAGGTTCTCTAGTGTAGTCTACGAGTTAGGTAATAGTGTGGTGAGGCAGTTTACCATGCTAGGATATTATACTCGTGTAAATGACGGTGTACTGTATCAGCTCTCGCATTGGTTAAATCCCACTACTTGGTTGCTGGTACGTACTTATCCTTTTGAGATTGATAAAGGGTATACACCAGTATTTAGATAGACTACATTTTTCGAATACAGTATTTACATCATGAGTAAGACTTATCAATACACTGAGAAACACTCAGTGCATGGCAATCCCATACCTGGGTTCTATTACAATCAGATTGGTTTAGACGGTAGAATCTCTACTATTAGACCTACTGGTGAACAGCAATGGTTTAGAGGTAATGGTAAAGAAGCGCATATTTCAGTACCAGGCTTGGGTAGAATCAAGGTAAACCGAGCTCATTTACTCTATCTGGCTTATATAGGCAAGATACCAAAGGGTAAGGAAGTAGGTTACAAAGACGGTAATGAATACAACAGATGCATTGACAATCTGTGTCTAGTAGACAGTACTGTTGAATAAAGAATGATTGGTATACGTACCTAGGAGAGCCTATAAAGCTCTCCTAGGGAGTATGCCGGACTCGTAGAGTCCAGGCCCAATGAGCATTGCTTGTCAATGCGAATTATGCCGCGTAGACCTCCGGTCTACTTGGCTCTACACTTTAATAACCTTAGACTAAAACAAAAGGAGTAATTACAATGTAAGCATTAGCTGTATCACAGTGTATTTAGTTACACTATTTTTTATTTTATTTAAAAGGAATATTTAAAATGATTATTGCTAAATTACCGTCTATTACACCTAAGGACCTAGGCATTCCTAAGAGTGTAGCATTAGATTCTGAATCTTCGCAAAATGAAATAACTCAAACGTTACGTAATCTGCCCAATTATACAGCTAGTATTAAATACGACTTTATTACCTGCTCTGTAAAGATAGAGTACAAGGATGATAAAGTAATAGCTAATAAGCTAGATAATAAATGGTTTAAGCTTTTCAATTACTTATTAGCAGAAGTATTTACTGACCCTAATGCGATTAAAAAGAAAATAGACCAAGACAAAGGTAGTGCAGATAATCCTTGTGTAGTCTACAGTATTAATAATACCAGCATCTCTATTACTAATCCTATTCCAGCTATTAGAAGTTTATCTCAGTAGAAGGCTACCGCTTAGTTGGTATTGATAATATTCGTCATGTATTCCGTGACTTTGTGAGTTGGGTAGTTGAAACTGGTGCGTATGACATGAGTTATGTGCAACAGGATAAACCTAATTTACGCTTTGAATACGATGTAGAGTCGGAAAGCTGGATAGTATACGCTAACCAAGACTTTACAGCTGCTAAGTCCTGTAAGGTTATTACCAAAGGTACTAAAGGTGGTACTGTGTCTGACCCTACTTTAATCCTAGGTAATACTTGGATTGAAGAGGGTTCGTACGTAGAGGGTCATAGCGTACTCAAAGATGTAGAGATACGTAATGATTCTGGTGTAGACGGCTCGATACTGTACAATACTTTAGTAGATGCTGGTAGCAGTATAATGCAAAGCTTTGTCTTTTACAGTAATCTAAATAGTACTAATGTAGTAAATTGTAGATTGATAGGTTGTAATTATCTCACAAGCTACTTGTACGGCGTACATGGTTTACAAAATAGTAACGATTATGTTCACTACTCATGTGGTGATGACCAACGTTTTATCGCTGTAGAAGCTAAGGGTCAATGCTTTAATCCTATCACTGCTGATAACGTAGGTACTGAAGGAGGGCAGATGATTGTAGGCGTTACTGTAACAGGTGAAGTTAAAATCATTCGTGGTTGTTTCCATGGTACATTAGCAGAATTTAAAGATAGAATTGATGAAAACTTTGGTCGTACTACACTGGATTCAGAGCAGTACTATGCCTTTGCTAAGTACATGCATGATAAAGTGGCTAGTAAACGCTATTATGCTATTTTACCATTAGTACAAGAGAGTCTTAAAGTATTTGACTGTTTAGATGGTATTAGCTTTAGACCTAGTTACAGCAATCACCCTATCTTTAACACACGTATCCCTAACCGCAACAATGGTGTAACTAATCTATTGCGGGCTATTGACGAATACGATAAATTCAGAGATTACTACCACAGTAATTTTAATTAAGAGCGAATAAGGAGGAGTAGGTATTATCCTACTCCTCTGTCTGTGCCGCATGTATCTTAGATACACTTTATTAAACCTATTTTAAACAAGGAATATTTACAAATGCAATACCATGAATTTTTGAATAATGAAATCGCTTCTCTAGAAGAGGAACTGAAACACATCACTGCTTTACGTAAAGTAATCATTGTACCTAAGAAACAGCTCTCAGCTGCTAATACGTATTGGCTTACTAAAGATATCACTAAACATTTCAATGAAAAATTTGTTGATTGTTTTATTACAGTGAAGCTTGTAGGTAAAGACTGGGTGGTTGCTTACAATCTGAATAAACAACACACATTCTATTTTGAAGACCTGCTAGCAGAAGCAGAAAGTACTAGCATGCAAAAGATTGTGACTGAAATTAAACCTAGTCCACACACTAAGCGTATAGTCGGTATCACTCTGAAAGGTTACTCAGATGAAGATGTAGCTACATTTGAGCAGTATCTACAGGAATCTAATCTAGTAGTACTAGAGCGTACTAAGCTGAAAAATGGTGCTAGCTACGAACTCTATCGTGCTGTAGATAGTCTTACGATACCGCTTACTTCACTGCTTGATAATACGGCTAGTAGCTTGATTAAAGGTTTACAGCGAGAACGCTTTAAGGATGCTACTTCTGTAGTACTGAGTGTAATGGGTTCTACTGAAGATTGTGATACTTTTGCTAAAGAGCTGATTAATAAAGCTCGTGCTATTGCTAGATATTTAGATAAAGAAGTAGATGGTTATCAGAGTAGACGTTATTTTAACAATGTCTTTGTCTTAAGAGGCGGAGATGATTTTGAATTCTGGGAGGATTTCTAAATGACAGTATTGACAGACAGTACTATTAAGATGTTAGTAGAAGATGCAGACCTACTTGTTCCTTTTAATAGGAGGCAGGTACATTACCATGATGGTAACAGAGTACCTAGCTCTGGGCTCTCTAGCTGCGGTTATGATGTTACTTTACAGCCTATCTGGAAACGTCCTATAGCTACAGCTAAGCCCTTTGTAGTAGGTGAGAGTAACGCTGAGGATTACTTTGAGACTGTAGAGTCTGAGACTTATACATTAGGAGTAGGCGAGTTTGTACTAGCTACTACTAAAGAGTATTTCCGAATGCCTACTGGTATCATGGGTAGTTTGTTCTGCAAGTCTACTCTAGCACGTCTGGGCATTAATCTACCACCTACTATTATTGAGCCTGGCTGGCAAGGTAATCTCGTAGTAGAGATTTACAACATGTCAGCTTTTCCCATTACACTTAATGCTAATCATGGCATTGGGCAAGTAGTGTTCTTTGCTTTGGATGGTAAACCAGACAATACATACGACACTGAGCGTAAGTATTACGCTCAGACAGGCGTACAGCTAGCACTGTAGTGCTAGCCCTCTAGCGAGTGCGGCTTGTTTTGTAAGCTAGTAGTCTATCAAACTGGGAGAGTAGTGATTACTCTCCTTTTCTTTAATACTTTTGTAGAGAATCTTAGTATTCTCTTATTTTTTGCTAAGGAATTTAAAATGGAAACTATTTTAGAAGCAAGTTGCCAAGAAGGCAGCAAAGTATTAGATGCAGTCTCTAATGTATTACAAGAGATTGAAGTTAAAGTACATGACCTATTAACCAGTAAAGATAAAGGTAACCGTACCTTCAGCACTACTGTTGAGAATAAAGATGCAAGAGAAAAACTGTTTGAGGTATTATTAGATGCCGGCTATGAACCTCACATTGATAAAGATATTCTCAGCTATACTGTACCTGATGATTTATTAGACAAACCTACACCTGTCTATTTGGTATCTAAAAATGGTAATATAGAAGAGCTACCTATTTATCAGAAAAAAGAAGAATATCCAGGTACTGGTACTTTTGTAGTGTCTGAAGAAAGACTGACTGAAGAGAAAGTTCGTAAACTACTTAAAGGGATGGGAGAAAGACTCTGTGATGACGGTTGGGGTATAGCACGACTGGGTAGTGTATATGCTGTAAGTAGTCTGTCTATTGTGAGACAGTATCTAGTACCAGCTGGTACTGATTTGTCTGGTGTATTAAAGGTACACCAGAGTGCTGTAGAGAATGCTTTAGATGAACGTCGTAAACAGTTTATTATTCAGCTGAATCAAGTAGCAGAAGAAGTCGAAGAAGATTTTCTACTAATACTGAAAGCATTAGGTACTCAATACCAAGCTGAGGGTCATCATTATTGGCGTATTGTTTTCAGCAATCAGGCTGTTAAGCAGAACGGTATATTGGTTATTGACAATGAAACCTACGTCACATTCTTGCTTACTGCTAATGTAGAAAATACACTTGTTGTAATGGTACTGCTGGATAGTGAAATGAGTATAGCTGAAAAGTTTACCAAGTACTTTGTAGGTGGTACTAAAGACTATCGTATCCGTCGTTCTACTATCATCAACAATGTATTCTTTATCGAATAAGTCCTAACCAACCAAGGGAGTCTTAGTACTCCCTGACTATGCCGGAGAAATTTAAAATGAAAGATAAACTTACTTTAGATATACTGAAGCTTGCTTTTGCAAATATACCTAATATACATTTTGGTACTCAACACGTACCAGAGAGTGAAGACATACTCTTTGCAACAATACCGGTAGATAATACCGCAATATTAAAAGCACTTAATTTCTTAATAGAGTATCCAGTAGCTACTATTCTCAATAGTAGTGAAGGTATTACCCTGTACTTTACAGAAGGTACTGAACCTTTCGATATACCTTTTATTGATAGTTGGGAATGGTGTAAGACAGGTACTAACCTACTACGTGATTACGAAGCAGGTATAAAAGAAGGTATGGTATTTGCAGAACCTTTTGGTTATTGCTTTAGTAAAGGTGCAAAAGAGCATTTAGCCAGACGATATGTGTTGATAGCCCGGAACCGTCAAATATACGCTAGTATAGCCTTTATAGACCCAGACAAGAGTCTGTCTAGCTTTATACTCCGTACCTTAGATGAAGTGTATTGTGAGCTTCGTTATAAAGGTGTACAGTTAGTAGAAAATGAATTGACCATTAAAGGCTACAATAAACCTATTATCAACTTAGTACGCTTTCTGAATGCTGTAATAGAGTACTGGTACGACGCTAGTGAGAATCCAGATGTCTTTATTCGACAGCTTAATTCTAAGTTTATTAAATTATCAAAGGATGAAACGTGATGAACGTAAAAGTGAATTTTGTAAACATCAATGACGACGAGCTCATCTTGGTAAGTGAACATCCTGACTTTACCAAGTTTAAGCTAGTTATTACTACTAATCCTAATAAAGACGGTTTGCCTAATACCGTCTTTATTGACCCCGACAAAGATTATCTCTCTGCTGTACTAGGAGAGAAACTGGTCAGTCCTATCAATAAGGTACTCGACTACGTACAAGCTAAGCTGCCAGATACAGAGATTGAGTTCAGTAATGTACAGCGTGCTGAGTCAGCTATCATGTTTGTACTGGCTCATTATCCTGCTATACGCGATTATGAGACGCAAGAGCAGGTCTGGATTAATGAGCACGTGACTGGTTATTACAGCTATGCTAAAGACGCTTATCAACTGCACTGCACTAAGTCGTTTACCTTGAATTGTGGTACCGGTGAGCGTAGAAGTGTTAAGGCTGGTGAAATAGGTGGTTACATCAAAGATGCGCATTCATTGCGCAATGACAGTTGGATAGACCCTCGTATCATCCTAGAAGCAGGTTGTTTATTAGACAACAGTTATATCACTACGCCTAGTGCTAGTGGCCCTGCACTGCACGTATCCAATCTGGTAGCTGTAGACTCTGTCATTAGCAGCAATTCTGTTTCTAACTCTATTGTAGTAGCCAGTGTTGTACTGTGTCAGCAATTGTCTAATTCATTTGTCAATCGTCGTAAACTAGGTGGTACTAACGGCATAATCGATAATGCTATTATCTTGCTAGGAGACGAACCTGATTATCCAATAGGTGATATCTTGCGCAATTTGCCGTCTGAAGGTGGTATCTTGATTAGCAAGAACCATACTTTTGTGTATCATGTAAACACCAAGAAGCGTGTATTGTACTATTACGACTTAGCTGGTACTAAATGTATCAGTGGTGGTAAAGACATGGCTGTTACGCATTTTGACGAGCTATGGGATACTGTAGTAGACAAGCCTGTGGTTGATAAGGACGTAGAAGAAGTATTGCTGGCTGTCAAAGACATGCTCTCTGATGTGATTGGTAATGCTGACTTGTCATGTAACATGAACAACCTGATGGCTAAACCTAAGGGTAGTTCTACCATAACTGGCTGGGCTAAGACACTGGCTTGCTATCAGTTGAGTAAACTAGCTGAGAAAGGCAACGTCTTGACTAGCCGATATTCGGTTATGGTAAGTAAACTGCGGCAATTAGTAAAAGAAGGGAAGTTGTAATCATGAACAGAGACGAAGCTTACAACCAGAGTCTGGTTACTGCTTTTGAAAATCAGAAACAGATACACAATCAGAACTATCTGGATGCTATTGAGAGTAACATCAAACAGGCTGCTAAGAATGGTCTTACCAGTACTTCAGTCACTTTCTCTATTCTGCCAGGTGAAGGCGTAGCTGAGATGCAGATTACTCAATTAGAGCATTGCATTAAAGTGCTAAAAGAGAAAGGGTTTGAATGCTCTCCAGTACACACCACTGCTTATACCTTTGACAGCCCTAGGCTGCTGGTGGTGTATGTGGGTTGGGGTGACTGCGATTTTGGCTTGTTCAACAAGTTGTCTTGGTGGACGAGTCACTGTCTAATGAAAATAGGTATTTATTAATAGGAGATATTTGAAATGGATGTAGGTCTAATTTTAAATGAAGAAGTCTTGAAAAGGTGGGTTGCAGATACAGAAGGTATCAGTCTGAGGGTAGTAGAACCTACTCCTACCACTAGAGGCTATTACGAGATTAGTCTGTTACCTGACATTGCATCTGTAGGTGAGTTAGGCAAGCTGCTGAGATACTATCCAGCCACCAGCATAAAGCTGAAAGATGGTTTCATGTATATCAGGCTGCCTTGGAGTGCCCCAGCTGTAATAATGGAAGCTAATAAGCGGAATAATTTAGTACAGCTGCTGATAGGTAGCGTATTGGCTAGATGTAAAGCTAATTTAGACGAGGTAACAGTAGATACTCTTAAAGTATCTAAGTCTTTGTCGGTACAACGCATATGCTTGAAAGACAAGATAACCATGTACTATAATGACCCTGTCGATGTACTGCGAGACAGTACTACTAATTTGCCTGTAGAGATACAATGCTATTTGAAGGTAGGTGATGTAGTAGTAGTGGATAAAGGACTGGTACGTAATGAGAATACCAGTATCTTCTTGACATTGCTGCAACTAGTCCATCTAACAGTACTAGCACTGTACGAGCAGTACGAATCAGATATCATGTTCGAGAGTCTAGCCGATAAAGTAGCTAGAGCATTAGAGCAGTAGTATCAATCAAAACGAGAGACTCTAGCAGTCTCTCTTTCTTTTAAAGGAAAATTTGAAATGAAAGTAAATGACATTGTGAAAATCAAAGAAGTATTGGTTGCGATGCAGGATTGTCTTAGCAATACCAGCACACCTGTGCTGTATATTAAGCTAGAAGAAGACCTAGCTAATCGTCTAAGTGATTTCTTAGAAAAACTAGGCTACAGCACTAATGTATTTCAGGATGTAATCAAGTCTAGTGATGAGTACGTACTAGCTGTAGATACGTCTAAAGGTCAGTTAACTGAGGAGAAAGCTATCATCTTCTTGCATAGATGTGCCGACGATAATGAGGTGATTAAGCTGCCTTTTACTGTCCATGTCGCTACAGACGATGAGTACTTTTTATTCAGTGAGGGTGAGGTTGACCCTACTCTAGCACACGCTATAGTTGCGCTGTATACAGACACAGAATCAAAGCTGAGTTACGACAAAGACATCAGATGTTTCTCTTTTGCACCTGATGATTCGTCTGATAACAATGAAGAGACTAAGGAAAATACCATGAAAGCTAAATCAGTAAAACAAATATTGGAAGATATCAAAATTGCAATCAAAGACCCAGGCGTAAATGAACTCTGGTTTAAGACTGCCAATACAGCAACGACTAGTCATCTAGAGTACATGCTGGATTTCTTAGGTTACAAAATATCCCAAGAATACAACTCGTCTAAAGAGGTTATACTCAAAGTACGTACTGATGTGACTGCTACCGACACTAAGCCTATAGTAGCGCTAAATGAAGACTATACTTACTGTATTGTAGATATGCCTACTGCTATAACTCGTCGTTATGCTGGCTATGTAATCACTGAAAATTCTGAAGAACCAGATGTTTTGTCAGTACAAACAAAAGTAGAAAATGCATTAGGTCATGGATTTGGTGTGTGTGAAATGATATCTGCTGGTTGTTTTCTAGTATATCGTAAAGCAGACACTATTGAAAAGACTGAAGAGTCTGAAGAAATCACTCTTATTACTCTAGTAAAAGAGTATAATGAGAAAATTGATGATGTAAAATTCGGTGATGTAAAGGTCTTTGAGATTGATGCTTCTAAAGCTTCTGAAGAGGTACGTAAAGACTTCTTTGACTTGATGGTGGGTGCTAACAATCCCATGGAGTTTGAAGCTGATTTTAGTAAATTCACTTTTGACTTCAGCAATGAAGAGAAGCTCTTTCAGAATGTAGAAATCTGGGATGAAGATGAATGCGTATATGTTCCTCTAACCTGGCATGGTGATAACCAATACGTGCGTATCTTGATGGATAAGCGTCAGTACATGGAGCATGTAGTGAGTCGTCTGGAATGTGGTATCTACCCAATGGATTCAGTGCATGTGGTACAATGTACTATAAACAACTCTATTTACTTCGTAATGGCTAAATAATAGATATAGGAGGAGAGTCATTTAGACTCTCCTCTGCTTATGCTATTTATTTTTTAATGACACATGTTTCATGTGTAGGAAGGAATATTTTAAAATGAGCAAGGAAGCAGACTTAAGTGGTATATTAGCTTTTCTTAACATGCCGCCTACGACACAGAAAAGTCTGAATAGAAGCAAGAAAACTCAGTTGCTGAAAGCACCTGAGAGTATCGACTACGACGAAGTCTACGACAGACTGGTACTGCTGTTCTCTAATCCAGCCAATATAGCTACACGTTCATTACGCTGTCTGCGATACAGTACTAGAGGAGCATTAACAAAAGAGAAAGTGTTTAAAGTAGGCAATACTCTCTTCTACTACAAGGATGGCTTAGCGATTATTATTTTTGGTGAAAAGGTAGTAGCTAAAGGTCGTATGCAGTTTGAAGGTGAGCTACATGAGAAATTAACTGATTTGCACAATACTGTAACTGCTAGACTAGCAGCTTACACTAATGGAGTAGAATGATGTTTTGGAAGAAACGAGATAAGTCGGAGGAGTCTGGTTGCTCTTTGTTAGAGCTGTTACAGAAAGTATCAGCCTCTTATGTAAAAACTTACAGAAACAACTATCGAGGATTCAACGTATCTGTAGATAAATCTGATACAACTGTATTAGAAAATATACTACAGTTTCTGAAAGTAAGATACGTCATAGTTGATGATGAACTGTGTGTGCGTTTTAGCCGTGTGACACGTACTGTATTTGTTGCTGTATACAAGGATAGAGTACTTAACTTTATTCCGTTTCCTAGTGCATTAGAGACAGGCAGTGAAACTGTTGTAGTAGTGCAGGACGCTGTCGATAAGGGACTGGTACAAACCACAGTTAAAGCCTACAGCATAACTGAATCTCAGCATGCAGGTTTCAGAGTGATGAAGCTGCACTTTCAGACTAATTTTGAAGGAATTTGTAATTGGATGTATTTCCTAGCAGCCTTTCATCCATCTGAGAAACTCATTTGGCTGAATTTCAGTGGACAATATATACATACCGCTAATGAACTCTATCGTGAGTTTGAGCGATATACAGTACCTGTCAACCGCATAAGCGTTAGTCCAGATGTAGTAGCTTTAGTGTTCAACAAAGACTGGTTCTATCCAGAGGTAGAAGTTGGTACCTTACCTATACGCGCACCTGTAGGTACTAACTGGGTATATGTTGATTACAATCCAGAAGATGGCAGTTATAAGGCTAGACTAGAGCCTAGAGAGACATTTACTGAATCAGAAGAGATGATGAGTCTGTTTAGAGCTTACAATAATGAGGTAGCTGATACACTATCTAAAGGACAAACTGAAGTATTCTTGGATGTATCTAATGCTTCTATCTCTGCTAAGAAAAGACTGGTCAATATCTTTAAGGTAGTTGATGAAGTAATAGAGCTGTTTCCAAAGGTAGGCAATATGGCAGATATCACTAAGGTAGATACCATTAAAGTATCGCTGGATACTACTAATAGCAGTACGGTACCCAATATCGCTCTAGTAAGTACCGGTGATGAAAACGCCAGTATTACTTATCATCGTGCTAATGGTTTCTCTAAAATACTGGTAGTGATGAGTGGTGAGATGAAGGATGCTGTAAACTACTGTAAAGAGTTTTACTATCCAATAGAACGTGTCAGCATAGAGCGTTGTAGTTTTGACCATTACATCTTTCTGGTGTATTTTGATTAGTATTAGCGAGACATGGACAGGGTAGCTCATTACAGCTACCCTGGACTCATGTTGCATTGTTATATTGTAAAAATAAATACATCTATATTACAAACATGAGCAGAGAATGGCTAATGGTCTGTATGCTGTACTGTCTAAGTACAGTAACGACCCACTTGTAGGTTTAGAAGAAAATAAAGATAGAAAGATTTCATTGCTAGAGCTGCAAGCAAAGGCATGAATGTGGAAGTAGAAGAAACTGCCGAGCAAAAGGTGCTTATTATCAGACCTAGCGTGCAGTATGTGAATTGGTAGAAAACGATAAGCTGAAGCTAAAGAATGCAGACATAGCCCTAGGAGAGCTTTATAGGCTCTCCTAGGGTATATGCCATGTGTTTCGTAGACTCTGCAGGATGAACCTGAGGACTAGTCCAGCAGAGTATTTTTGTAAGTCCTCGTTTACAGTCTCAAATGAGACAGAAAGGATTCCTTAATGGAACTCTTACTAGTATTAGCAGATAGACTGCTGTTTCTCAAAATAACCAGCATCCCAGTAACATTGTATTACTGGAGACGCCGGCAGTGGTTACATCCAGTAAAAGGTCAAGCGTTGCTCAGACGTTACGGACCAGATTACATGAATGAATTAACGGAGCTAATTACTCCTATATTAATAGCCAGAGAACAAGCAGAGTATACTGTTAATAAAATAAGAGAAATGCTAGGTATCAAAAAGAAATAAATTAAACATCTAGCATGTCAGTAAGGAGTTTTTAAAAATGTTAAATGAAAATGCTAAAGCGAACACTAGTAGAGTGGGGCAGTCTAAATGATTGTCCTACTCTACACCATCTATCTAAAAAGCTTAATTGTTTTTTTCCGATAGTATCTACCGATAGATGGTATTTGACTATCAGTACTGATTACACAATAGCTAATGTAAGTTAATATTTTTTTGTTGTCTTTGTTATTAGCTAATAGCTTCTGTAAGTCCTTAGTAGCTAGATACTTACTCTCTAATAATTTCTTCTCAGCTAAATTATTAGCTATCTCTTGTTTGTAATAGTAATAATCCTCAATCTCTTTCAATTTCATGTCTAAGTAATACTTGAGTCTAGCTCTACCCCAACTAGTCAGTGTCGCTGACAAGAGCATGAATCTCACTATACCTAGCAGTATTGACTTTTTGACTTTACTAGTCATTTTCAGTACCTCTCTTTTCTAAACAGTCATAGGCGAGGCTAGGCTGTTAGACCTAGCCTCCTGTGATACATAGAAAATCAAAGTATTTTATTACAAGCTATAACCAGAATGCATTATCAGTAACAGTCTTAGCTTGTTCTTCACCTAAATCCACTTTAGGTACTGCTCCTACTTTAGCTACAGCTCTACATTCACCATCTACATCATCAGGCAATTCACCTATATTAGCAAATGGATACACACAGTACTTGTCTTTCTCTGGTATAATCTCACCACCACGATGCTTACCACGCTGGAAGGTCATATAGCTTTGTACATAGCTACCCATGTCAAACTTCTCGATATGCATCATGATTTCAGTATCTACTTCTTGGTCAATCTGACGAGAGCCTGAATAGTAACCACCATTAGCAATCTGTTTCACGAAATCCATGGTATCTTCACGTACCAACATCTTAGCTTCAGTAGAGAGCTGATGTGGTGTAATGAAAGCAATCTTCTTAGCAGCTGTGAAGTTGCGCATACGTCTGAATAAATCACGTAAGTCTACACCATGAGGCCCTTGGATACAACCTTTAGTAGGTATCAGTGATAGATAGTCTACAAACCAAGCTTGTACTTCGTAGCCTTTAGCTTCTAGCTCTAATATCTCGTTCTGTAAATCAAGATAAGTCATGTCGGATGGATTAAAGCATTCAATGATTACATGCCATCCAGTCTGACGTAGTTTCCTAATCACATACTCAGCCATCATCTCAGGTGACGTACTACGTACCATGTCAGCAGTACAAGCTTGTTTAGTCTCTTGCTCACGCATTACACGATAGAGTTTCTCGAAGAGTACTTCAGCTGAATCTTCTAATGAATTGAATACTACAGCTGGTTTCTTACCTGGAGTATCTACTACAGGAGTATTGAGCATACAGACGTTTCTAAACAACTGACGTGTAAAGCCTGATTTGTTATTGTGCTGTAATGCACCAATCAGAATAGTCTCTCCACGTCGTATACCACCATCCAAGAATGTATTAATCTTTTGCAAGCCAGTACGGAACATGCTTCCGCCTACCATCTTGGCTTTCTGTACGTCACGAAAAGCATTTACTACAGATTCAGTATCATCAAAGTTAATAGATGAAATCTTGTAAGGTTTTACTTCTTCACCTATTACGCGATAAGGTTCTAAGTCAGTCATCATCTGTTGAATAAACTTACCTAAATCGCCTATCTCTTCAGGTCTAAACTTAGCAATAGCTGCGTACTTATTAATAACTTCTTTACATTCTTTCTCTTTAAAGTAGCGTCTAAACATGCTAATGATGTTTATACATTCTTTCTTAATATCCTCTTGTGATAACTCCAAGAGAATATTGTCACGAAAAGCTTCAAATAGAATAGGGTCAGGCTCACAGACAATCTGTATACGTTGTAATAAGTCATGGATTGAATAACTAGCTTCAGCTGAAGCATAAATCATTTCAATGGTAATAGCTTTTAGTTGAGACATCATGCGTGTCTCTCTGTCTACTGTCAAATCCATGTCTGGCGTTTTGACAGCATTAGTAACATCTATTAATAGTTGAATAGGTCTCTCTAGCTTATCTGTTAATGTAGTAAGACGATACAGTAATGTAATAGCTTTGATGATGAGTAGTTTATTATTCATGTTAAAGTATCTCTTCAGTGGGTACATGGGTAGCTTATTTGCTACCCCTGGATATTAGTAGGGTTAATATGATTTTTAAAAACAGTATAATAGGTGTCCTCTTTCCTAAGAGGACTATATCAATTATGCTGTCTATTAGAGTGTAACTGATAAACATTTTATTAAGGAAGATACAAATGATGACTGATGTGCCTTATGTGCATACTGCTGGTGTAAACACCCTTATTACTGAGATTATAGCTGATGGATTAGTACAACCTCAAGTACTATTTGTACCTTATTGGGTACACAATGTAATGCGTCGCAATAACTTGAGTTTTACACAACTATTAGAATGGGATAATTTTGACAGAGTACTATCTAAAGATGACCAAATCTCTTTATTTGCATTACAGTATCTAATTGCTGATACTGTAGTACGATACTATTCTGTTAATATACTGTTTGAATTGTTTAAAACAGTTAATGCTGATAAAGTAGAGGATATAGAAGGTAAGATTGAGATTATCAAATCTTTAGCTTTTGTAGAAGAGAGTAGAGCTAATGTGATTGACCGCTTCTCCACTAATACCAAAGAATTCCGTGACTCTATAGAGACATTCACTGTCTCTGATTCTTTAAAAGCTATCGTCTTGACTGAAGGTCAACTAGCTCTGCTAGGCAGTAAGGATGATAGTATCTTCAATAACTTCAGATATCGCGCTTTCTGCAGTATATTGAAGGAATTGTATGTGAGCTATCCTCAGGCTGTCGTGCATGCGACGGTTTGGTTTAAGGAATACGTATACGAGCTCGCTAAAGCCAGCTAAATCGCTTATTACACCAGACTGATGCTACTACTATTTTTGGCGTCAGTCTAGTGTACGACTATGCTGTTTTTATTTTTTAGTTTAACACTTTTTCGAAAAGGTATTAACCATTATGTCTAAATACAACACTCAATTGTCTCAAAACGAGACCAGCGTAGGTCGAGTACTGTCCGCTGTTTCTACCAAAATGACTGGTGTACACGCTGGTTTAGTAGACCCTGAATTAGCAGGTAAATTCGGTGTAGCTACTGAAGCTGCTGCCTTGTCTACTCCTGAATTGGACCAAATTGACCACGCCATTGGCGATATGCGTCAAGCTCTGTTGTCTGTAGCTAAAGAAGACGAAACTTTGATTGGCGGCGACAAATTCGCCAAAGCTCGTGCTACTCGTGCATTGAACGTAGCTGTAGAAGCTGGTGCTTTGGCTGGCGTATATGCTAGCGGTTTGAATCGTGTAATCTCTAAACCTAGCAATCAAGCTATTATGGCCGGTCAAAATGAAACAGTACTATACTCTGTACCTGGCGCCGCTCAATCTCATCCTCGTATTGCTCAAGAAAACTACGATGATAAAGAGTTGGAAAATGCTGTAAAAGCTTCTGTAGTGTTGAACTACCGTGCTGCTCGTCAAAACCCTGTAGGTGAAATGTTGTTCCCTACTGTGGTAATGTCACCTGACGACCAAGCGTACAAAATGTACCTGAATCAAATCAACGTAATCAAAAACACTCAACGTAGCATTGACGGTCGTCAAGCTCGTAACTTCGCACGTGTAAACTTGTTGAAAGCCGCTATTGACCACACCATCTTGGACTTGTCTGAAACTGACATCGTTCCAGCAGTACGTACCGAAACTACTTGGGCATTCGTTGATGCTGCTACTATTCCTCACACTGTGGTAAATCCTCATTTGACTACTGCTCCTTTGAAATTCGGTGAGCAAATCTCTCTGTTGGGTTTGGCACCTGATGCTCTGTTGCGTGCCGGTGAGTTGTCTCAAACTGATATGCTGGATGCGGCTATCAACTTGAAAAACTTGTACCTGAAAGTAGGTAACGACATTATCAAATTGAGCAACTTGGAATACTTGACTAGCTCTAACTTCGTACCTGCTCCTCAAGGTGACTCACTGGATATGATTTTGAACTTCACTGCTCAAAACTATCCATTGAACAAGAAAACTACTAAATTGGACGGTAGTGCCCTGACTGGTGACTTGGCTAACATTGCTACTAACGAATGGGTAGTACGTCTGCGCTTGGGCGTACAAGGTAATGCTAACCTGCAAGACTCTAACATCACTTTGAATGCTACTCCTGTGACTGTAGCTCAAATCGTAGACAAAGACGGTCGTGAAGTAGATATCACTGCTGGTCAAGGTAAAGCCATTGCCGATGCTATTAAAGGCGGCAGCTTGCTGTGCTTTGACTTGAAAGCACGCCGTACCAACTCCAACAAACGTAGCCGTGGTTTGATTCTGGACATGTCTACTTACAGCATCCTGTATGCTGTACCTTTGCTTGGTCCTATCTCTACTCAACGTCCTTTGGCTAAAGGTGATGAAGCTAATGAAACTGACTTGGCTGCTTTGATTACAGCTACTCGTACTTTCACTAGCAACCAAGCTATTACTGCTTTGTTTGAAATCAACAAACTGTTGGGTCACTATGCTGATTCTCGTGTAATGGGCAGTGATGTAGATACTGAATACTTGGGTATCTCTCGTAAGTTGATTCAGCCTCACCACGAAGAAGGTAAATTCGACGTACGCGCTGTGATTGCTTCTTTGAAATCTAGCGACCGCCCAGTAGAAGTACAAGCTACTTTGGTAAACAAAATCCGTGACATGGTATTCCGTGCATGGCACTTGTCTGGTTTGGGTGTAGCTGCTGACCACGTATTCGGTGGTGAAGCTCCTAAACCTACTGTGAAAATTGCTACTGACCCTGTTATTGCACGTTACCTGCAAGTACAAGGTGATTTGCGCACTATCGGTGGTGAATTCGATGTAGAGATTGAAGCTTCTTGGGACGCTCGCATGGTAGGTCATGTGTTCTTCACATTTGGCTACAACACAGCTGAGGGTGAAACTAACTACCACGTACTGAACTTCGGTATGATGTTGTGGAAACCTGAAGTAGTAATCGCTGCTCCTATCTACCGTGACGGCCAAACTAGCCGTGAGCTGACTGTACAGCCTAGCTTCTTGCATGTCTGCAACACTCCTATTTTGATGCACTTGATTGTAGAGAACATCGAAGCTGCCGCAGTAGGCAAAGTAGAAATCAACGTAGTAAATAAAGTAACTCCCTAAGACGCAGGGCGGCGGCGGTGGCGTCAATCCTAAGCCGATAACGCCCCCTGTACCGAAACCTCCAGTAGTTTCCCCACCGGTGACTCCTACGCCGCCGGTGGCACCACCGGTAGTACCCCCTGTACCTCCGGTGACTCCTCCTACTCCTAAACCCACACCTAGTGTTTGGGTAGCTGGTAATCTACCAGGTTTCGCTCCTTTGGCAGCTTACTCTCCCTAATAGGAGAATCAGTAAGGCTGTCGTCCGAGGTACTTTGACTTTAGCTTACAGTGTATAAATACCCTAGGAGAGCTTTATAGGCTCTCCTAGGGAGTATGCCGGACTCGTAGAGTCCAGGCCCAATGAGCATTGCTTGTCAATGCGAATTATGCCACATGCATCAGTCTACTCCTACCCACTCACTTTATTCTTTGTACCCTATTCTTTATTTCTTCTTTTTAAATATTCTTTCCCTTTTCTAAATACCTGTATTCTACCTTTTTTTAAACCTACATTATTTCCTTGATGTGCTAGGCTGTGGTCTAGCCTATTATCTTTTAAACTAATGCTAATCGATTTCAACTCAAGGAAAGGAATAGGTAGGTTTAACATGTCCTGGGAAATTACCCATTGCGAAATAAGTGCTTCTGAATTACTATCAGGTACTTCGGCATTTAGCATACACACGCACTATGTGAATCACACAGGTTTTGATGTAAGCATAGCTCTACGCAATGGTTTAAAGCTACGATTGCCTAATGAAGTCAATTATGGTAAAGCAGGCTTCAAAGTACGTACAGACATCTATTGTGATAGTAAGACTTTTGATAGTCTTTATCGGTATCTGATGTCAGAAGAGCAATTTCCAAAACAGGAATTAGCAGCGATTAAGCAGTATTTGGATACTCGCATGAGTAATGAGCAGATGAACATGTATCGAGGCGGACATTTGATTAGTCTCTGGTATACGCTCCCTGCTGAAAAATTGAAACTGGTAAGAGTAAGTGAGTGCTACTTACCAGATGTGGATTTAGTAATCAGCATGAGTGAGGATTTAGGAGCTATCCATCATCCTTACAGTGAAGCTGGCGCTATGGATAGAGTAGCTAGAGATTTTGGTAAACAAGAACCAGGTACGCATTTAGGTTACTTGGTAGTGGATAATAGTGGTTTGAATGACCACTTGTATTTACGTGTAGGTAGCAAGATTTACAAGGTAAAGGGTCAGTGTCATTTAGATAAGAGAGAAGGTGTGTATATCACTGACTCTGGTACTGGTGATATTAACTACATTAGCTTTGATGAGAATCTAGCTGAATGGGGTTTGTTTAAGACGTATGCTGAAGCTACGGAATTAGGCAATAAGTTATTAGAAGAGACTCTGAAAAAGGAATATGCTGAAAAAGAAGCAGAGCTAGTAGCTAGAAAAATGGAATTAGAGACTCTTGCTTTAAAACAGAAGATGGAATTTGAACAGAGTAAACTAGCTATTAAGAAAGAAGAGGCTTACTTAGAACGTCTGCATGAGGAAAGACGTCGTGAGATTGAGTTAGAGGAGCTACGCAGAAAGAACTTTGAAGCAGAGAGAAAGGCTGCTAGAGATGACTACTACGATTCACGTAGTGCTGCACGTAAAGATAGCTCTGAGGCTTTAAAGACTATACCTGTGTTGTTAGCTGGTATAGGTGGTGTATTTACGATATTTAAGACACTAGGAGTATTGTAATGTCCTAGTATTTGATTAACTACTTTTGAAATAGGAGTAAAAAGCAAATGGACCCGTTATTAGCTAAGCTAGTCGAAAAGGATACACCTAAGCTGAATCCTGATTTAGCCAATGGCTTAGCTACAGTGCACATGAAGAAAGTATTAGAGCGTGTGGACAGTCAGATTCGAAATGCCATGAAGATTATACCTGCTGAATTGGGCATGCGTTATAAAGGCTTTAGACAGCTGATGCCTCATGAAGAGTTTCGTGAGCTGACACGTAAGCACACTATTGGTGGTGCGACTCGTAGCAGGTATAATCTGGCTCGTAGTGACTTATACATGGTAGAGTATACCTTTGAGTATAAAGGTGTAGATATCAAACGTATTTTGAGCTTACCATTTCTGAATAATGAAGGCTGCATGTATATCAGTGGTAGTAAGTTCATTATTAGTCCGGTACTCTGTGATAAAATCATCAGTATTGATGTCAATAAAGTATTCGTAAAGCTGAATTTAGCTAAGAATACCTTTTATTCACAACAGCAGTACTTTGTAGCTGATGGTAAGCGTGAGACTGTGCAGATGGTGTATAGTGCGCTGTATAACTACGGTAGTAAGAACAAAGGCTTACCTAAAGCTATTACAGCACTTACTACCATGGTGCATTACTTATTAGCTGAGTACGGTTTCACTAAAACCATGCATGAGTTTGCTGGTATACATCCTGTAGTAGGCACAGCCGAGACTCTCACGGAAGACAGATATCCTAGTAAGGATTGGGTCATCTGTGAGAGTATTGGGTTGAAACCTAATACGTTGTCTATTAGTAGAAACATGACGTATGTGCCTACTTCTGTCAAGCTAGCAGTACCTAGACATGAATACGAGAACAGCCCTAATGCTAAACGGTATATAGTGGTGTTCTTCTATTTGTTAGACCATTGGCCTCGTCGAGTGCGTCCGGAGCACGTAGACGATTTGTCATTGTGGAAACAGTTTCTAGGTGAGCTACTGTGGGGTAATAGTGTTACCCTAGGTAGAATGGAATCAATCGCAGATGAGCACTTGGAGTCATTGCGTAATTACATTGATTCCATCATGAAGCTGCGCTTTGAAGAGATTGGCATGCCAGTAGACAACTTCTTTCAACTGATGGCTCAGATTGTAAACCATTTTGACGAATGGGTATTGCAGAATACTAGCGACATAGCCTGCATGTACAATAAAGAGCTAGAGGTATTGTACTACGTATTGAAGAATGTCAGTGATGGTATTAACAACTTCTATTTCAGACTGACTAAAGCGTATAACAAGAAAGGTAATACGCTAACTGTTAAAGAAGTAGAAGACATCTTCAAAGCTACCATGAAAGCTGGTTTGATTTACAAACTCACTAGTGACAGAGCACATGTAGAGATTAGCACGATTAATACTAGCTCTGACAATAAAGCATTTAAGACTACTGCTGCTATTATACCACAGGAGACTACTGGTACTAATACCGATAACGTATCACCTGAGAATCCTAGTCAGCACTTAAATAGTTCATTAGCTGAGATTTGTGCTTACACAGCTATTAATAAAGCTAGTCCTGACGGACACAATCGTATCAACCATTGCGCTATAGTCGATGCCAATGGCAAAATTCAGCGCAATCCCAAGTTTAGAGAGCTGTTAGATGATGTACAACAGCTACTCAAACGTAATCATTAGAGAGCTTAGACAGGAGACGGATAGACGTGTCCGTCTCTAGCTTTTGGTTTTTTAAATGCATTTAAATAGGAGTACTCCCAAAATGTCTATTCATCCGTTTTTACAAAATTACCCTACTGAAGGTGGTAAATATCCTTTACCTTATTTCGCTAATCCAAATTACTTACTGACTGAACATGGTCAAGTACCAATGGCTCTGTTTCAACCAGGTTGTGCACCAGTGCAGTATAATGGTGAAGTAGACCCACGTATTCAGTCAGCTGTAGCCTACGTGGTATCTGATTTCATCAATACAGTAATGCTAAAGAGCAACAACAACACCACTTACGGTTTGTTGTACGCTATGCTGCGGTATAACAACTGGAACAATAACACTGTTAAGTTGTTACTGGATATCTTCTTCAAAAACATCAATAATGCTGTACGCAGAAATCCTAACTTGTCTGTAGTAGAAGTACAGGCTAGGACTCGTCGTTATGTAGATACATTCTTAGATGCAGCACGTGCATTTACCTATTGGTACTACGTTAATAATAGTGGTGCTGCGACAGGTGTAAATGCAACTGAGCATCAAGAGATGATTGATGTACTGGAAGAGTGGAATAAGAAAGAGATGGATGCCTATGGTAAAGTCACTTTCCCTAGTCAAAAACAGCAAGTACAACAAACTGTATATCCTACTGGTACTACTAATCAGTATAACACTGGCGGGTATTACGACAACATCAATCAACAACAAGATGGGTTTAATAATCCTAACTTAGCGTATAATCCTTACGGTGTAAACAACAATGGCTTTGTAACTGATTCAGCTACTAAGCCTGTAGGTGACCCTGTAAAAGTACGCTATCCTGACCCAGTACCTGAGGAGGTAAATTACAATGAACCTAATGACGAAGGTTTCGTTGGCTTTATACCAGCTGGTACCTTTACACCCTCACGTAGAGTGGACACGCAGCCTGCTAGAGAGCCTGTAGTCACTCAGCAGTACCCTAGTAGCACCCCAGTAGTACAACCGCCTGTAGAGAGCTCCTACGAGCCAGAAACAGGCATTTCTAACAACTCAGAGTATAATCGCTGGACTACAGTAGATGAGACCCTGAGTAATCCTGAGCAGCCTACTATTCGTACTGCTCACAACCCACGTACCCACCGCCGTCGTGTACTCCGTAATAGAGACACAGGCTTTACTAAAGAGGACTTTATCCCAATGGATTATAATCAACATGCAATTGAATCAGTACATGACTTGGCTGTTGTAGAAGCTAAACGTCAAGAGATGTCTGAAACACTGGAACATGAAGTAACAGCTGAAGCAGCTCGTCAAGAGATTACACGCTTAGCCCCTACTGACAAACCTTTCAAAAGTGTAGTCACAGAAGACAAAGCTATTCCTGAAGTCTTCCATGACAGTGCTAACTATTTCAGTGTATTGAATCTACGCAATACTCGCTTTGAAGAAGAGAAAGTACCTGATGTATTTATTGCTGATGCTGTAGCTACTAGCAGCTATTGCTTTGGTATCAGCAGTAAAGAAGTAGTAGCTAACATGGTAGACGAATTACGTAGTGCTGATACCATGGAGAAAGTGGTAAAAGCCATGATTCGTAATGCTAGCATGGCACCTACTACATTTTGGAGTGCATTAGAGGTGACTCTGACTAGCATGATTAATACCATGATTAATCAGCGTACTGGTTTGAAAGAGGTGTATATTGAGTCAGTGTGTATTGACTGGTACGATTTGAAAGAGCTGTTAGCTAAAGAGTTTAATGAAGAATTTGTAGCTAAGTTCTCTAAAGAGTGTCATCGTCGTGCATTACAGTTGATGGTATTCCCTGAAGTAGGACAAGCCGGTTTTGAAACTGCACTGGATGATTTAGCTTACCGATTCGGTATTGACGAGGAGGAAGAAATTGAAGACCTGCGTAATCGTACTGTAGTATATCAACAACTACAGACTGTAGCTATGCTGAATATTAACAGCAGTGATTTACCAGTAGACGTGATTAGCAACTATGATTCAGTAGCATTAGGCATCACTGAGACTGCCAAGTATGTAGAGTTGTATCACCAGATGAAAGAGCGCAATCCTGCAGCTCCTGTGATTCTGGTAACTAATGACATGAAGGTATTTGAGATGAGTACTAGCCTGCATGATGATACATCAGTACTGCTAGCACGCATGGTTACAGGTCGTGAATGGGAAATGGCTCGCTATATGCAAGAGCTAGCTCATAAACGTGCTGAAGCTATTGCTAGTCTCACACCAGTGTATCCTACAGAGTAGTGTATCAAATTTATATACGCAGCAGTACAGTACGTCTACAAGCGACGTACTGTAGCGCTAAGCGTATCTTCGATAAGCGCAGCATAAAGCCAGGGGTAGCTTAATTGCTACCCCTGGTCGTATGCCGCACAGACAAGATTAGGTTTAATTGAGAGCACCTAGTCCTGTCTTTACTTTCAAGCTCTCATTTACATAAGGATTTCAAGAAATGAAATATCTTACCTATCTACTTAAGGCCGTAGACAAATGTGCCTTTTTACTCACCGCGCCTATAGCTTTATTCCTAGGCGAAAAACTTGTTGTATACTGGCACGACCCAGTAATTGGTCCTAACATGCGTCGTAAATTCGGAGACTCATGGTTAGCTGAAACCAACAAAACACTCGAGCTAATCAAGCGTAAACAACAAGAAATCAAACAAAAGAAAGGAGAAGATAAATAGCCTGACATAATAAAATAGGAACAAACCCAATGAAAGAAAAAACAATGCCTAGAGCCAGAGAGTACTTACCCTACTCTCTGGTATCAGGCTATTATTTTTTTTACTCTTCGTTAGGTTCAGAGGCTTCGCCAGATGAGGCTTCACTAGACGTATCTTCGTCACCGAAGTCACCCATGTCAAAGTTATCATCATTACCTAAGCCAAAATCATCACCTGTATCTTCTTCACTAGAGCTATCATCACCAGAATCACTAGAGCCAGTATTCTCAGTTTCATCTTCATCCATAGCTTCAGCCCAAGCTGTACTAGCGTCTTTGTAAGGTTTAATGTGTTTTACTAATCTAGCTACTGCTTTAGTCATTACATTGATGTGTTCTGACACAGACTCGTACAAATCACGATTAATCTTACCATTTTCATCTAATGCTACCATCTCAAAGATTTCAGGTAGGATATTATTCTCAGCTGCAAACTGACGCATGTAATAAGCTTTAGTAGCTGCTTTGATAATGTCCACTTTATCACCTAGTTCACCCATGGTATCACTATTAGTAAATGCTGAATCAAAGAACTGATCTAACATGCTATCTAGTATTTTACCATATTGCTCTAATGCTTCCATTTGATTCTCAATAGCTACACTATTAGGACGTGGTAGATTAGCCCAGAGTCCGTCTATGTAATCATTGACTAATGTATTCACTAGAGCACGTTTAAACTCAGGTGTTAATTGAGTACGATTAGTCAGAGCTGGATACTCTTGCTTAGCTATCAATCTATCTGTAATACGTGGTAGAGCTTTCTCTATTTGGTCACGTATCTGTTTGACAATTTCTTCATCATTGACTACGTATTTCTTAGCTAGGTCTGTAAGACTGGGTTCCCAGCTGTTTTGTATTTGCATTACACGTTTAGAGAGATTGATATTAGAATTAGTAGCTACAGTAGCAAACTCAGGTGATAGATAAGAGTCTACCATCTCTGCTGGTACTGACAGCATTACAGCTGTATCATTCTTCAATGAGTCCTCTAGGTCGGAATCTACCTTAGTGTAATTAGTAGCCTCTTCTGAGAAATCAATAGTCAGATCCGGTATAGAAGGATGTCCTTCAAAACCAAACTCGTAAGCAGCTGCTGATAGGTACTCCACAATCTCAGCTGGACCGGAAGCGCCAATAGGTAATACACCGCCAATACCTGAACGAGTACGGTTAATCTCATGCATGATAGTTTCAGCTGTAGCCCAAGGGTCAGCATCGTATTCATCGAACTTGATATTAACCTTAGTACGCCCTATGCTATTACGTATACCAGCCATGAGGTTAGCAAAGCGTGTTACCACACGCATACCTAGGAGCACTCTACCGTCTTCTAATAGTGACTTACCTACACCGTATTCATTGTAGTCAATAGCTTGATAATTCACTAGCTCTTTAGGTAAGTAGAGGATTTGTGTATTTTGCTGTTTGAGTGTACGATTGAGCATGAGTCTGAAAATAGAGTCACGCTTCTGTAGTTTAACCTCACCCCCAGCTAGACCATTCTTGAGTCTCTCTAATAGGTCAGCTTCTAGCATATCTGTAAATGACTCTACTAATGCATCAATCTGATTACGTGTAGTATAACCATTAGTAGAGTATTGATTTACCATGCGTTGTACATTAGTGCTATTAGCGTCTTTAGCCGTAGAGAGGCTAGTACGTAATTCACCGTAGTAATCATCAGGTGAAGCTGCTGAGAGTGGATTACAGTTTTCATCTAAGAGTACGAAATAGCCAGTATGCTGACTAGGGTCACCTGATTCAAATGTAGGTATCACTGACTCTGAGGGTAGATGCAGAATTAAAGGAGCACCTGCAGAGCGTCTATCTAGCTGTGACTGTGTCTTAAATAAAGCCATGGTTTGATAACCATGTTTAGCGTCTTTGTAGAACTTATCAGTGATTCTTTCATTGGTGTTGGAATATAAGTCAATGACTTGTCCTTCTAATGCTTTACCGAAACCTGTAATAGAGGATACTCGCATAGCGGTAGCTAAACGTCTAGCTTCAGGTACACGTAATACATTAGGATTATCGGATACCGTAATAGGCATAGCTCCAAAGTCTTTAAATGTCACTACTCTATCAGGAGCTTCTACAACAGGAGCCTCTAGGAGTGATTCAAATACTGGTTTTCTCTTATTAATAGGTGTAGCCCTGCTAAAGGTAGAGGAATATAATCCTTTACCTAATAAACCAATAGGTGAGTAATAAGAGTCATTGTCTAATTCTTTAAACGATTCTACTCCTATTTTTCTACCACGATTAATGATTTCATCTAGAGTATTTTCAGGTAAAACTGCTGTAATCCAGCTACCTGTAATACCTAAAATATCCCACAAATACTTGGGTAGCTGCTCTCTGATTTTATAGTCTCTGTCCAGAGACTCTGCTATTTGCAGGTTCAGAGCGGAGATTATCTCCGGTGGTAAGCTATCACATTCTGAACTAAAAGTCAATGAAGTCTCTAACATGTCCTTAGGTGATAATGTAGAATTCTTCAAGATTTCTAAAGACATTTTGACGTCAGGTAGTAACTGAATGAAGTTCTTAGCATCGCGTATTTTAGAGGAGGTATCTGTAGAGATACTTCCTAATATGCTTTGGTCAGGACCATTTCTATCATTATACCGGCGTCTAGACTCAGCTTCTGGGTCTTTCACTAATTTACTGATAATACTAGCCGTTTCCAGATTACGTGTCAGCAGAGATGCTGGCACGTTCTTCTGCTGCGCTGCTGCTTGTATTACCTTTCCAAATGAGTTTTGTTTCATTTTTCTAAATCCTCTTTAATAAAGTAAGATTGCAAATGGCTACTAACAACTATTTTAATATTTATCTCTCCGATACATTTGCACTGGCAGAGACATTGGTCATAAAGTCAGAGCAGACGGCTAGAGGACTAAATAGTCTAATAGCCTACGAATTCGGTGATAATGCAGTAGACTTAGGTAGACCTGATACCTGGAAGTATTACTTAAATGTATCAGGCTTATACCATCCTACTGACAAGATGATGCGAGTAGTATCTTTGGATACACTCGAAGAGATTGATTTTACCAAGGAAAACCTTAGACTGCATAGAGCTACTAATAATGCTTATCAGTACGGTAGTAGGTATTACCTAGAGCTACTGAGTAGGTTTCCTGGGCAGGAGATGCTTATTAAAGGTATCTTGTATCCTGCTGACTTGGATAAAGCTATTAAAGCTAAAGATGGTAGTATATTGAGTTATAAACATGACTTAGTAGAGTATAACGAATATAGCTTTGTCAAAGAATTGCAAGACTGGATATATTTGTACCGTAAGCAATTTAGAAATCCACAGTACAATACCACACATGAGTTATTTGAAGCTGTTTGCTTAGCTCAGCTGTACATGCACTTAGTACCAGCTATCATGAACATACGGCTGAGAAAATGTCGTACTAATGAAGCACATTCTTATCATGTACGCAGATACCTAGCTAGTCATGGTTTTCTAGATGAGTATTTGAATTACTTGACTACACGTCAAGCATTGTGGTGTTATCGCAATATCAATTACATTGAGCGATATGCTGGTCATGCTGATACCTTTGAATGGCTGATTGAGAATCTCATGACTGATAGGAACATCCCTATCGGCGAGTATCGCATGTATCATGATACTACTTATCAGCCTAATGGGGTAGAGCCATTTAGACCTGAGCTATATACTGAAGGTAAAGCTATTTATCCTAGAGTATTGTTTACTAAACGTAAGCTAAATCAGATAGCTCATGTGGATGGTAAGGATACACACTCTTTAATAGAGATGTTTGATAAAGAAGACCCTTTAGCTGTAGACAATCCTAGATTCAAAGAAGATGATGCAGCTAAAGCTAAGACTCTGATGAAGCATAGCTTGAGTAATAAGCTCTTGACTAAGATGCTAGAGTCTAGCATGTACGACTACACTGATAGCTTGTATTACAAACAAGCTGATATCATGGTAAATCAATGGATACAACGTGCTTTTGAAGGTACGTATAAAGCAGCTATTACAGCTGTACATCCACAAACAGGCGACAGTATACCACTTACAGCTAAAGAAGCTCTGTATCTCTTGTATTACGCATTTAGAAAAGCATTAGGACAAGAGGTAAAATACTTACCTACGTTTAAGGCTAGTCGTGTACCTAGACACCCAATACCTGATACTACTGATATCAGAAAGCATGTACCTTGGGATAGAATCTCTGAAGAGTCAGCTAGACTGGCTCTGGAGCTTATGCCGGTTACAGATGTAGCTATCAGTATCGAGCAGTTTTACAATGATTGTGTAAAATACTGGGAAGCTGCCAATCTACAGCGTAATCTGATATCTACCTACGACCATCTAGAGGATAGAGCTTACGCTGAGAACATGGTAAATCGTATCTACTGTATTGCACAATTTCCACCTGAGCATGAGGATTACTTGTACAGTAAGTGGTTGTCAGAACACAGTATCAGTTTACATGGTTTACATGAGGATGATTACTGGAGACTGTTCGAGACACTATTAATAGCTGGTACTGGTGTAGAACTCTCTAACGTAATGAGTTCACGTAATGTACAAAAGGCTATGGTAAATTTACTATTGCAATTGTCTAGCTACTCTATTCAGGTAGTACGTGACATTAATGATGGTAATATTCACCAAGGTGATGGCTTACGTATACGAGTAGGTGATAGAGAAGCTGATACTGTATCTGAAATAGATGCTGGTATTGAGCTAGGTGTAGAGGTATTTGATTATACTGGTAGTGTAGAGCAATGGGTAGATTTTGATAGTAATAAGGTAGATGCTGAAGATGAAGTAGATGGTACTGTTGATGCTGAGACCTTATTAGTTTTACCTAACCTATTCAATGACCCTGCTATTAGAGAAAGGTCTGATGGTCATCATGAGGTGTATCATGTAGACATTGCTAGAATGGACTATGGTTACAACTACGGTAGATATCCTAATAGATTAGGCCTATCACCTCTGTGGTTGAATGACTTTGATTATAATAGTCCTGAGTTTAAACACTATGACTTAGTGGATATTTATCAACGTGACTATGGTTGCAGTATAGAGCATGAAGAGAGTGTTGATATCAATCAGTACTTCTCTAATCCTAACTTACCTGGCTTTGACCCCAAGCCCTAGCTTAGCTTTAATTATTATTTTTTTTACTAAACAGAAAGAGAAGTGACTAATGATTACTACTGTAATGAAACCTATTACTAGCACTATTTACGGCGCTGAGCTACAGACAGCTCAATTGATTGGTGCTGAGTATCCTATTCGTGAGAATACTACACTCAATCAGAAGTTTCACATTCAAGAAGGTGTAGTACATTCTGCTGGTACTTATCCACGCATGAAGTACATTGCTATCGGTAATGGTGGGCATCGCTCAAAAATCGGTGCTAATGGTATTGAGGTTGGTGAAGTTCTGCAACATAAACCCACACACGGTGCTTTGTTTAATCACTTACCATTTGTAGTACGTGAACCTAATAATGACCTGTCGCCACAAGAGCGTGAGCGTTATGGTCTGCGTACAATGGAAGAGCACAATGGTACTAAGTTCATTGTCTATTACCTACGTCGTTTAGATGTAAGTAATTTGTCTACTCAATTGAAGTACACTACTGTAACTAGTAAAGGTTTGAATGATACTACTACTCAAGATACTGATTATACTCCTACTGAGCGTGATGTGCTGTATCCTACACCTGAACCTTTGAAAACTATTGACGTTAATACACTTAATGGTGATTATGTCCGTTGTGAAGCTGTACTATCATTAGTAATGTCTAAGGCTGAATTGGATGAACTGAAGAATGCTTGTAAGATTATCTACGGTGATGAGCGTTATGCGGTAATCAGTGAGATTGGTTTGGTATCTGGTGTAGACAAGGTAGTACCTAGTACTACTGGTGGTAACTTCAACTACACTGAAGTAATTAGTGCTCAGATTGTAGCTTTTGTAGCTACTGACTTTAGAGCTTATTACCACAACAAGAAAGTTACACTAGACATCAATATTGGTGCTAGTGAGCCTATGTTTGAATTGGTAGCTCCTTAAAGATGGAATCTAGTACTACTTGGAATAACAGGGTCTGTATCATGGGCATAGACCCTGGTAGTACTACACTAGGCGTAGGAGTGATTACGATTAATACCGAGACTGATGCAATAGTCTCTACTGAGGCTTTTACTTTACATGCTGATAAAATCAGTGGTTATACTGGTTTAGAAGAGAGTCATGGTGATAGAATTAGGAGGCTGGCTGTATTAACAGATACGCTGGAGGATGTCTTCTTTAGATACAATCCTGTAATGATAGGTAGTGAGTCTCCTTTTTACAATCGTTTTCGTCCTAATGCTTACGGAGTACTAGTAGAGACAATAGGAGCTATTCGTGCTGCTGCTATGCGTTACTCTAGCACTATAGTGCCACGCATGATAGACCCACCTACTGTGAAGAATGCCCTAGGTGCTAAGGGCAATGCTAAAAAGGAGGCTGTGCAGGCGGCTTTATTGAAACTAGAGGGCATGCATCCTGTAATACCTTTTACAGAACTAGATGAACACTCTGTAGATGCTATTGGCGTAGCCTATGCTTGTTATAAACGTTATTTGGAGGATAGTAATCATGTCTAAGCGGACTGTATTATTGTTATTATCCATTGCATTGATAGTGATATTGCTCTATGGTTTTAGTGTAGAGCGTATGCGTACTGTCAATAGCAATGTAGTAAAAGACGAGTTAGTCAAGGCTGCTGTATCAGAGCGTATCCAATCTGGTAGTGTAGCTAATGTAAAACCTATTAATTCTAGTGAAGTAGCTATTGTAGATAAAGTAAAGATAGTAGATGCTAACACTGGTGCCAGTGCTACTGCTACAGTAATAGTAGACAAGAAACCTGAGGCTGAGATAGTAGCTGAATCAGTCAAGAAGATTAAGTCTGCTAATAAAGAAGATGTAGTAGCTATTGCTCACTTACAGGAAAAGGTAAGTAAAGTAAATCCTACTGTCAAGATACCTGAACCTGTAGTAATAGAGGATAAGAGTAAAGTGAGTGAATTGAGATTGACTCGTGCTCTAGTAGACAATCCTCATGTAACTGAGCAGATTAGAAAAGACACTCTTAATGAACTAGCTGATGAGAAAAAGAAAATAGCTGCTAGTGCTCCTGCTGGTAAAGAACCTACTGCTAAAGAGCAAGAGCAAGCTATTGATAAAGTCTGGGCTAGCTACTGTAAGAGTGTAGAACAAAAGGACGAAGGCTGTACTGCACCATGAGTGCAGACACTTACATCTTTATCAAGAGAATAACCACTTTGGAGACTATTTAACATGAAAACTAAACAACTAGTATCGGTATTGGTAGTATTGGGGTTTGTAGTAGCTTGCACCATCAAGAATGATAAACCTACTGATAAGTTACCTGAATCTAAGGTAGTAGTAAATAAGGTAGGTGTGACTAACATCAAACCTCCTGTAGAGATAAACTGCAGACTACCTAGACCTCCTAAAAAAGCTGAGTACAATAAACTCTCTAGTGATAAACAAGCTTTATTGATGGCTGAATACGTAGAGAAAGTAGCTCTAGCTAATAAGGAGTGTGAAGAGAGTGTAGCTAAGCTCAGAGCTTGGCATGAAGCTCAAATCAACTACACTAAGGAAAACTACACTAAAGTAGTGGTTCCTAGTAATGTAAAAGAGGCTATTAAAAAATGAATAGTGTATTAGACCGTATACCTGATACAGAGACAGTGAAAGACTTGCTGGTAAAAGACCCTAGCTTTCGTGCTCTCTGGAATCAGTATTTGACAGCTGTAGAGACTACACAAATGCCTAAAGAACTAGAATTGACTAGTACTGGCGAGGAGGTAAAACGTGTAATCAGTGAGCTACCTGAGAGCATGCGTGTACACATCTATGCTGATATGTTGAATGAAGTAGATAATCAGCTACAGATTAAAGCTAAGCTAGCTGATAATAGCAGTACTGGTGGTGTAATTCATCAAGTACGTAGCGATGTTAATTTATTCAGATGGGTGATTAAAGCTATTGTAATTTTGTTTGGCTTAGCTATCGTAATGTGTATTGGTGGTGCTATAATACTGCTGTATGCTAGCGGTAAAGTGTCAGACGGGAGTGTATTGACGCCACTGATTAATGGTAGTGTAGAGTTCTTTAAACTACTGTTAGATTTCTTTAAATGATGAGGTATTGAAGATATGTCTTTATTTAGAAAAGCATTAGGCTTAGAGAATGAAGAAATGGGTAAAATGGAACCTGAACTAGAACATGTATTCTGGGTGAAAGTAAATCAACCTGATTTCTTACATGGTGCTGTATCTGCTGTAAAACACAAGCAGATTGTTTTCTTCATGGACAAACAGGATGATAGCTTAGTAGGTGGTATTATTCGTCTACGCAGCATTGAAGATGCTAGTGGTGAAGTCAGCTACGAAATGACTATCAAACAAGACCATGGTACTAAAGGCAAGACTGAAGTCACTATACCTGCTACGTACGACATGTACGTACAAGCTGCTGGTCTAGCTGATGAGATAGTAGTAAAACATCGCTATGTCTTTAAGGAAGAAGGTAGTGAATATACTTGGGAAGTAGATGCTGCACCTGATGGTAAAGGCAGCTATTTCCCTTGGTATCGTGTAGAGCTAGAAGTACCTAGCATGGATGCTAATGTACCTGAGTTTCCATTTGAGACAGATGAGACACTAGGTGAGCCTAGTGTAATGCAGACTGGTAATCAGAAGGATTGGGAAGAACGTAGTAAAGAGTTGTACGAATATTACTTCGTTAAGAAAGGTCCATTAGCGGCTTATGACAAAGATGATACTCAAACTGTAGCTAAAGATAGTAAGGAGAATGAAGAATGAATGAAGTAAAGTTTACAGATAAACTAAACTGGAAAGCTTTTATAAAAGAGCTTATCCTTTGGTGTTTTAGTTTTATTATTAGCAATGTAGTCAATCTACTAGCTTTTCCTTTAGCACCAGTCATTGCTTTGTTTAGTCTTAAAGATGATGAAAAGTCTATACCTAAAATCTTTCATTGGTGGCTGACTGATGATAATCCCATTGACGGGGATGAAGGTCATTGGTTGAGACATCCTGAAGATGGTAAGACATTTACTAAGTTTAAAAGACGTACTGCTTGGCTTTGGCGTAATAAAGGCTATACCTTTGATACTAAGTATTTGAGTAGAAAAGTAGGTAGTGTTTTCTTTGTTAAAGGTAAAACTGAAGTAGGGGATACTCCTGTTAGAGATGGATACAGTTTTGCTGTAGATGAAAACGGTGTCTGGCAGTTTTACTTGATATTTAAATATCCATTTACTAAAGGTAAGTGTCTTAGACTGCGTTTTGGATGGAAAATAAGATTACCTCTTAACGATACTAGTATTAATCGAGAACAAATGATTGCTACTAGTATTGGATTGTGGAAGTCTTATACAGAAGAATAAGTACGGCATAAGTAGAGGAGTAGCTTAATGCTACTCCTCTGTCTATGCCGTTTACATTAACTAGCTAATTATACTGTCAAGATTTGTCTATCTACCCAGTTACCATTAGCATCATTCCCTCTTATTCTCAGTACCCCATTTTCAAAATACGGGGCTAGAGTAGGAGGTATTACGTTGGTCTGCATGTTGGTATAATTACCATTTAATATACTAATACCTTTCACATTAGCAGCTATCCATTGCCATGGAATCTGGTTACCACCACTACCATAATCGCCTAAGAATAACATAGTGTTTCTATTAGTAATATAGAATATTTTACCATTATTCATATTAGGATTAATGTCATGTTGTCTGTCGATAATCACTTTGTGCGCATTACCATTATCAGTAAGAGCCACAAAAGCAATCTCTCTCCATGAACCATTAGCACTAATGTAGCCAAGACCACCAGTATTAAATCTAACGTTATTGAATTCTAACGTATATGCACTAGTCCATGGATGCAGGAACACTCCGTAAAAATCCTCTATGAAATTAACTGACCTAGTAGCATTTCGTACGTGTTCATTTCTGAACACATCAGTTTCAAAAGTGATGCCAACAAATTTAACAATAGTTTCTTGAAAAGCAATAAACGAATACCAATCTAAGTGGAATGTAAGGCGAGTATCCCTAACATCCGAAGAATTAAATACAGGATAAGATCCCTGCAACAAAATGGTAGTGCGGCGATTATGAATATCAGGATTATGTTGTTTAGCCTGATTAGGCGGAGCTATCAAGTTATCTGTGTAACTACCGTAGGGGGCTATCGTAATAGTGCCACCTCTAAACACAGCTGTTTCGCCCTCAGACCTAAACCACTCACGTCCTTGTTGTTTATCGTCTACTGTTGGTTGTCTCCAGTAGAGTAATTTCTTACCTACGTAATGAGTTTTACCCTCAGCTAGCCAGATATTACGATTTACTAGACCAGGTCCTTGCGTTAAAGCAAAGACTAGTGTGCGTACTGGTTTATTACGGCCACCCCTACCATTAAAACGAGTAATCTCTTCATCTACACCTATATCAGGGTCTACGTAGATATTAGCAAAACGTTCAGGTGGTGTCGTACCATAGTACAGACCATCATCCTGTAGCGTAATCATGTTACCTTCTACTCTAGATAATGGAATAGCATCGGGTACTAACTTACCTTCCTTAATAACTTCACCGAATCGGTCATCGATTTCTTTTTTGGTGTATACACCAATCTTACCTGCTGTGACTTCATGCGGATTATCTTTATTCTCAATGTGTCGTCTCAACGCATTCTCTAGCTCTCTTACACGGTCACTAGTACTACCGATTGTTTTCTCGATATATCTGTAAATGTTTTCATGAGCTCCTTCATCACCTACCATGATAGCATGACGTAACTGCTGAATAGCTTGTACTAGATATTCAAAACCGTATACATCTCCAATATCATGCAAATGCTTAGCAGGTGGGTATACAGCTGGTTTGTTGTAGATGTTACCCCACTCTACTTTACGGTTATCTAGCTGCAAATCTTCAATCTGTTGCATGATAGCTGTAGTAGAATAACCGTAAAGACCACCAATACACTGATAGTCTACACTAATAGTGTTAGATACTTCAGTATTAGTAATTACGATTATAGCAGCTACTTCAGCCTTAGCATGCTCACTAGCCATCTGGTAGAGGTTATCAAACTCGTAGTCTTGACCTGCTACTAAGACACGAGCTGTAGCTACATCACGTATTACAACAGAAGCTGTGTAGAATGCTCCGTTTTGTAAAGCTACAGCACGTACTCGTGTAGGTTTGAGTGTGTGTAGCTCATTTAACACTAGGTTATCTCTACTTGTACCTGTAAGGTCAAGTGGATACCGAATAGGATTAATAGGCATTTGTTTATTTACCTTTCATTAAAGAGTTATCTAAAGAACTATTTGCTGAGCTGTAGCTTCTAGAATAGTAGCTGCTCTAGTATTAGAGTCTTCAGTCTTAGTAAGGAGTACTTTGACTTTAATCATGTTTTCACTAGAATGGATATTTACATCTACTGGATTAGTGACTTTACCATTGAATATTACACCTACTTTATTAAGCTCTGTTACACCTGTACCTGCAATACCTTTAGTAATTACGGTAAGTTCATGTAAATAAGCATCAGCTGTTTCTACAGCATTAGCTAATTGACCAGAGTTGGGCGTTGTTAGATTGAGTACTAATCGTTCAGTAATAGGTACTAATGTATCATTACTAGTAACAGTAGGATAAGTGAGTAAGCAAGTAGTACTAGTGTTAGCTGTATCTAAAGAGATATTTACTTCTTTAGAGACGGTATAAGTCTTACCAGCGCCTTTTTCTTCTTCAGTATACCCTTTTACAGACTTAGTAGCTATACCGAATCTATTGTTGTTAGCTGTTCGCAGTTCATTCTTGGTTCTATCAGCAGCCGCAGCCAAGACCTGTTCTAGGGATTTATTCTCTAGAGTAACAGCATTTAGGTCAGCAGCTTTCTTGACTTCTTTAATAGCTTCGTTAGTAATCTTTCTTAAATCTTCAGCTGTAAGGTTGGCACTAGGTAGTGTTTGTTTTACCTCCTCTATTACCTCGGCTTTCAATTCAGTATAAGACTTACCTTTAAAGCGTTCAGTGTCGTAAGCAGTACCACTAGTACCTACCTTACCTGCTAGAGCATTATCTATTTCTCGCTTGGTATAAGTATCTACCTCATGTGGGTTATTCTTATTTTCAATATGTGCTCTCAAGGCTTTACCCACAGCATTCTCAATAATAGCACGTACTGAAGCTGGTGTAGTATACAAGTCATTAGCTTCAGATTCAGCTGCTTGTGTCAATGGCACAATAGTGTAGTTAGCTACATTACCTAATCCTACTTGCTGTTTATTTACCTCGTGAGGGTTATCTTTATCATTTAGGTGATTATTAAGTTCAGTATTAGCATTACCACTACCGCTAGTACCATTCTTTCTGCGAATAGCATTAGCAATATCGTAGATAGCTTCTACTACTTCTTTTTCACCTACCATGTCAACTAAATCCCACTCATGTGGCTCAGGTGGAAATACCTTAGGTACATTAGCAATTTGTTCCCAGGTGGTAATCAATGGGTTGAGTTTGTAGTTAGCTAAGACTTGAGCTAAACCAGTACCGTCTAATACCCATTCTCCACCTAAGGTATTGTAGCTGATAATGATTTGTCCTACTAAGTTCATGTTAAGAAAGCTGATACCGCCGTAGACTGGAGCCGCACAAGCACGACTGGCTCCAATAAAGTAATAGCTAGGTACCCAGTCTACGCCTTCTCTTAATTCACGTCTATTACCAGAATTATCAACATGAATTACAGAGACATTTAGATTAAAATAAGGAGCGCATCTAGGTACAATAAAGTGATAGGTGCGCCAGTTAGGTTTAGTCAGAGTGTGGTGTTCCTCTGCAATACGGTTAGCTGGTAATCTACCTGTTACATCCAGCTCGTATTGAAATTGTTTGGTGATAGTACCCATGTGTAATATACCTCAAAAATTAACGTAATAGAGCATTCCGACAGGGGTTTAGCCTGTCGGAATGCTATGTAAAAGTTTAACAACCATAGGATTCGAGCATGTACGAGTATAAAAATGCACTGGTAAAGTCCAGTAAAAATGACAATAGATGGATAGAAAAAGACGTGTCTGAGGCCGTTTTAAGAGAGCTTTTTCATGATTATCGTAAAGTATATTTAGTACTGACTAATAGCATGCTGACTAAGCCTGTATCATTAGACATGGATAAGCTAAGAGGTAGCTTAGGTAATAACTTAATGACAGTAAAAGAGTGGTTAGTTGATAACGGTAATAAAGCATTACCTACTAATGAGAAGCTACCAGCACTCACTAATGCATTTGTACGTTATTACGACATGATACAATACGGTTATAAAGCTAAGCCTGTAAAAATCAGTACAGCACCTGATGCTACTCTTCCTTTATCAGAAAAGACTAGTCTCTTTGTTACTAAGCCAGGTGTAGACTTGACTAATTTTGATAAAAGGATGATGGTTTGTGTCAATGGTTATTTCCATTACATTGATTCTGAGAAAGACGGTGTATGGGTATGGCTGGCTATGCAATCACAGATGATTAGTGGTTTGAATTTGATAGGGATGTTGGATTTCAAAGAGATAGGTGAATTGAGATACGAGAAGATTACTGAGGATATGTTATTTCATGTAGGTGAAGGTAATCCATTCAGTAGTCAAGTAGGTATTAAGTGTAAGAAACCTATTGAAGGTAGTACTCCTATTTTAGTAATAGGTGGCTTTATGCATGTACTGAATGATGATGTGTTTTATCAGTACAATGACAATAGCTTAGTGGTGAATACTAATAGACTACACTTGCATGAAAGATTCCAAGACTCACGTGAGTATTTGAATTACGAGACTCTACCTTATACTAGGAGTAATACTAATCCTAGCATGATAATACGTGATGATTTTTTGAGTGATGAGAATCTGAAAGCTTATTTCACTATGCCTCAGTCTTTTATTGTGTTTGTAAATAATCAAGAGCTATATACTGCTAAAGAATGGATTAGGACTCCTCCTACTCCTGGTTTGATGATTAGTGCTACTAAACCCGAGTTACCTTTATTTCACAAGACAGGACAAGTCATTAATTATTGGTCTAGACACCAGCATGGACTGTGGGCTATTACCATGGCTGATAACCAATGGAGTAGACGTTTCTTTGAGACTAATGACTTTAGTAGATTGAATGCTTTGATGGATAGTGAGCAAAGCCAAATGCCTGTGTTATTGAGCATGGGTTTCTTCTTGCGTATAGGTAAGGATATTAGTATTAAATAAGTACGGACATAGCCTAGGGTAGAGGATAAAACCTCTACCCTAGGGACTATGCTGCGTATAGACTATTAAGCTACTACAATAGCCATATTGCTTAGAATGTGTTTCAAATTAAGCAGTTCACCTAGACTACGTTGTGTAATAGCTTTGGTCGTACCTGAATCAAAGTCTAGAGCTACAGAAGATTCATTACTGATGTCAAAACCTTTCTCAGTATTGACTACAATAGACAGACGCTCTGACTTACCATCTAACACTAATAGACTATTAGGCTTATCAAATACAATTTTCACCTCTGGTGCTATATCGGCACTGAGAGTACAGCTCTCACCATTTAACAAAGCAATAGCTTTAGATAAGAGTGATTCAAACAAAGGGGTAGCTTCAGCAGCAGCTACTGCTTCAGAGCTAGTCAGAGTTTTAGCTTCAGTGGTAGTCACTACTTCACTAGCTACTGATTCTACTGTAGGGGCTGGGTGCTCTTTCAAAAAGTATTCTTTAGCTAAACGACGTGCTTCAGGCTCTGGAATGTCTAAACCAGACATCAGGAGTGAATAGCGACGATTTACATAATCAGCACAATCTTCTTCATGTTTCTCACGACGATACTCTAATGCATGAGCTAGCTCTGTATCTTGAGTAGTTACAGATAAAGGCTGGTCTGTGTGTTTTAGCTCTACTACTTCGTCTTTAGACTCAGGTTCTGTGTGAGTAACTAGCTTATTCTCTACACCTAATTCAGCTTCCAATTTCTCAGTATCAGCAAATACTACTGCTGTAAAATCAGCATACTCACTAGCAATAGCTGCAGCAGCATTAGTAATAGTAGATAGTACTTGTTGTAAGCGCATGTTCATGCGGTTGTTTTCTTTAGCTGCCTGTAAAAGACGCTCTTTGAGTTCTTTGTTTTCAGCTTTTAAAAGTTCTAATTCGTTCATGTTGTTTATTTCCTTTTGTACAAGAGGATTAAATAAAAAAAGTAGCCTATTGACTAGACCACATTAATAGATAAGTCTAGATAGGTTTACCGCTATTACCTTTACCACCAGAGTCTCTGTGTACATGATGTACTAGCGATACATGATTTTCACCTAATACGTCACCTGAGAAACCCGCTTTACCGTTACCACCGTATTTACCACTAGTACTGGAGATATCACCTTTCACACCAGTCATGCCTTCTAGTGTAATAGAAGGTGAATCAGTCATTACAGACTGTTTACCGTTCATGGTAATAGTCTTAGCTTGCATGTTAATAGCTTCTTGTTTGATTTCTAAGAAAGTACCTTTAGCGTTTTGCATTTTGAAATGGTTCTGCTTAGAGTCTAGGGTAAAGCTATTGTCTATATCATCTTTGAGTGTATACTTACCTTCTTTGGTATTTAGTTCAATAGTGTAAGCGTACGGTTCTCCATTTTTCTTACTAGTGGTAAGCTTGACATAACCGTCATGTGTAGAGAGCTCCATTACGTAACAGTTTTCAGGCGTAGGGTTATTATCCGATTCATCAGCTGTACCTGAAAATGCCCAGACTACTGTCTCTAGCTTACGTAAGCCTACTTGATTGTTTCTAGCATCCCAGTAGTATTCATCAGCGTCAGCGAATTGATAGATGATTACATCCTCACCACGTCTTACATTAGGAGGAGTCATGCGGTTAGATTGACCTAGTGGTAGCCACTTAGCATTAATAGTAGCTGTAATACTAGCGTTCTCTTCGTAGGCTTGTCCATCATGGTCAGAGCTAGCTGCTCTATAGCCGTCTTCTTTCTGAGTGAGCTCACCATTCATTTTAGGTAGTTGTTCTAGAGGAGAGATTTCTAGTCTCTCACTATTACGTGGTAGATTCTCAGCTGCTGTACCTATTGAGAAGATACGAAAGCGTGATTGTGTGCGGTCTTGTGTATTTACAGAGCTAGTCTCTGTATCTGGTACTTGAAAGCGTGTAGTAGCATCCATTAGTAATTTCCTTAATTCCGTTATATCCTTATCAGGTACTCCCTTATCAGGTGTATCCTTATCAGGTTATACCCTTATCAGTAGATTAATTAGTGTGTTAATGATATACCTTATTTTAGAGTGCATAGCAAAATGAAGATTAATAGATTAGTGTTATCAGGCTATAAGAGAATAGCTCTTACTGGATATAGTGAGATTGATATTAGCTTTACTAGAAAGATACAGCTGATACTAGGCATGAATAGTAGTGGTAAGAGTAGTTTGATGAATGAGTTATCACCTTTGCCTGTAGCTAATAGTGATTTAGTAAAAGATGGATTTAAGAGAATCTGGATAGAACACAACGGTGTAGAATACAAGTTAGAGAATGGTAGAGGAATGAAGCATTCCTTTATTAGACTAGATACTGAAGAAGAGTTAAATCCTGGTGGTACCGGTCAGGTACAGAAAGAGTTGATTAAACAGGTATTTGGTTATACACCTGAGATACATCAATTACTGATAGGTAAAGAGTTGTTTACTGAAATGCGTCCTGCTAGACGTAAGGAATGGATGACTCTTTTAGCTGATACAGATTACGACTTTGCATTGAAAGTATTTGCTGCTTTAAAAGAAAGATTACGTGATACTACTGGGGCTTTAAAGATAGCTCGTAGAGAGCTTGTAAGCGTCGTAGACGAGCGTATAGACGAGTCTGGTAGGAATGTATTAGCTGAGGAGATTACATGCTTAGAGAGCCGTCTAGAGGCTCTAAATGCTATTCGTGATAATAGTGTAGCTAATATCAGTAAAGAGTCAGTAGAAGCTGGTAGAGACAAAGCATTTACAGCTGTAAAGACTCTATTAGATTTATACAGAAATAATCCTGATGTAAATAGAGCAGTAGACTATACTAGCTTGATAGCAGGTGATAACAGTAGACTAACTCTATTACAAGAGAGACAAAATAAAGTAGCTAGTGAGATGTTGGCTCTAGATGAGAAACTAGCAGCTAGTAATGTAGAAGGTATTAGTGAACTAGAAGCTGAAGTAACTAGTATCAAAGAAGAGATAGCTAATATTGATAATGGCTTAGTACTAGAGATTACTAGTGATAATCCATTAATAGCTCTAAATAGATTAAAAGCAGTGAAACTAGAAGTAATTGATGCTATCAGTAGCTTGCCAGTAGATGCCGAGTCTAGCTACAATAAAAGTTATCATCAGAGTCTAGCTAGTCGTATTAACTCATTAGAAGCTGAGGTACGTGAGACTGAACATGCCATTGAAGTCAATGAAGTAGAAATCCGTCATTTAGTAGCACATGAGAATGACAACCTAGTAGAATGTCCAGAATGTAATCATCAATTCAATCCGGCATTCAATGTAAACAAACTAAAACTCTTACAGGAGCATAACCATGAACACGAAAAACACAAAACCAATCTACAGCACTCACTCAGAGAAACTAGAGAGCTTTTCACTACTGCTGATAACTATCTTACTAGCTTGGATAGGTTTATCTCTGTGGTACACAGTACTAGTGAGTTAAGTAGTCTTTGGAAGTATATATCAGCTAGTGGTATCATTAGGAAACAACCTAATGCTATTGCTGGGATATTAGCTAGAGCTGAAGATGCATTAACTAAGCTCGTGAGTAGGGTTAATTTAGTAAAAAGATTAGAATCAGTAGAAGCTAGCTTAGCTACTAAAAGAGCTGTTAATACTAGTGAGCTAGCTATTATTAAAGAGACTCGTGATAAACTAGAGTCTGAATTAAGCTCTATTGTAGCTGAGTCTGAAATACTGAAAGCTAACGTAATAGCTAATCAACATAAGCAGACTATTAAAGAGCGTATAGCTAAAGGTATTGAGGTATGCAATAGACTATTGAATGCTAATCAGAATGATGGTTTGATGTATATACGCTCTACGTTACAGACTATGTTAATGGACAATATACGACTAGTACAGGCTGAGCTAGGTAGTAAGGCTAGTAAGCTAAATGACATGCGTCGTATAGAAGCTAAGATAAAAGATGCTGAAATGTCTATTACTAGACTAGAGAATGAGGAGAAGACTCTTAAGCTATTAGTAGCTGGACTCTCACCTAATAGTGGTTTGATAGCTAAGGGACTATTAGGCTTTATTGGTCACTTAGTAGAGCAGATGAATGAATTGATTAATAGTGTCTGGTCTTATTCCATGCAGTTAGTAAAACCTAGTATAAGTGAGGATAAGACTGAATTGGATTACACCTTTCCTTTTAGCATGGTAAATGAGAGTAACACTATTGCTGATATAGGACTAGGTAGTAAGGGACAGCAAGAGATTATTAATCTAGCTTTTAGAATAGTAGCTTGTAGATATTTGCATTTGCATGATATACCTATTTTTGCTGATGAGTTTGGTACTGGTTTAGACGAGACTCATCGTAAGAGAGCAGCTGAAGCTATTAAGTCTATTACTAATGAGTCAGCTTATAGTCAGCTATTCATGATTAGTCATTACGAAGATGCTCATGGTGCTTTGACTAATGCTGAGGTATGTGTGTTGTGTGTTGACAACATCACAGTACCTAGAGAGTATAATCAGCATGTGAAATTTAAATGAGTGCAGACATAGCCTAGGGATAGCAATTAAGCTATCCCTAGGAGTATGCTGTGTGTATAATCTCACTATTACTGGTGAGACAGTATCCAGTTCTCAGCATCAGTTAGTTTAGCTTGTAGCTCAGCTACCTGTGCTTTGAGTGCTATGTTTTCAGCTGTCAGCGTAGTACTAGTCCTGATTTTAGCACTACGAGCAGCTTCAATACTCTTAGCTGACTCTCTGTCTATTAGCTGTTTAGTAGAGAGATTGACTAGTCTAGGAGTACCTTCTACTCCTACTGTATCTCTTACTAAATCTTTCAATTTATTCTGTAAACCAGTCAAATCCATATCCACAGGTAAAGAGCCCAAATCAATAGCTATTGCTAGTGTTTGATAGAGTACTCCGCCACCAGTAGGAAAGCTAATTAGCATAGAGCTAGGAAATGACTTTACTTCATTAGTAGCAGTCTTTACTGTAATAATACAATGTCCTGCTAATAAGTCTTCTTGATACTTACTCTTCTCTAGATTAAAAGGTTCGTAATAAGCAGTGAATGGGTCTATACCTAGTACAATAAAGTCTTCCATTTTCCTGACTGCTATACAAGTGTAATATACGCTAGGTAGTAGTAAGGATTGGTAAGGTGACTTTAATGTCCAGAGTCCTGAAGAGTGTACTTCTGGTAAGATAATACTAGCCATGGTCTATTAGTCCTGTGGTTCGTAGTTGTGCTTAGCTGCTACTAGGTAGTTGATATTGTCTAATGACATTACTAAGTAGAGCTTCTCGTCACGTACTAGCTTAGTAAAAATACGTGGTACATTAGAGAAAGGTGTCATCTCTTCAGCTATAATCAGCATCTGTGTAAGCTTCTCTGACCAATCGCGTGTAGGTTGTAGTTGACGATTAAAGTCTTGACTAGTAGACTGTTGTGCGATATAATCAGGATATAGTTTTGAGAGCTGGTATTTATTATCACGATTCTCAATACTACCAATGGCTGTAAGCTGTAGTGATTTGTAAGGATGTGCTATTACTTCAGCATAGCGTGTTACATGAGCTTCTGGATACTGTTCATTGTTACTAGCAAACTCTCTGACCTTCTCAATGATAGTAGAGACTTGTAAGTTAGGTGAGTAAATACCAGCTTCAGTTACACGGTTAGGGATAGCATATTTGTACCAGTCAGGTAGAATGACAAATTCAGTAGACTTAAAAATATCAGGGTATACCTTCTTCCATTCTTCTTCTGGATGTGTACTATTAGCTAGGATGTATTTCTTGAGTGCTTCTTTGATAGCATCAATGTTATCACCTGCTTCACCGTAGATAAGTACATCCCAATAGGTCTCTACTGTCTTATCAGGGTCAAAGGGATTATGCCATGGAAACATCAATGATTTTAGAATAGTCTCTGGCTTATCGTCTTTAGCTTCTTGTATCTCTTGGATACGAATAGGTACAGTACGTGCTTTTAGGAGTGACTCTACTTTAGACTGCTGCCCGAAGAACTGGTCTATGCCTTTAATAGGAGGTACTACTGTGAGTTCAAAGTCATCGTAACCACTACGGAATGCTGAGTCTGAGAACCAAACGTATACGTGAGTCTCTTCAGCTTCACCTAGTACTCGCCAAGAGAGCCATTCTGGCATCCAGATATTAGCGTCTTTAGTGATAGGTCCTGATTTGAAATCAGCAGCTTGAGTCTGAAACTGAGTGATCAACTCATTGAGTAACTCATGAGCAAATATCTCTTTTGCTTTATTAACAGAGTGAGTATAAGTCCAGTTTACTACGGTGAGGATTTTGTCTCTAAGCTCATTAGTGAGTTCAATGTACTCATTGTCCTTACGTGTAGTAAAGGTGTGTAATACAAGACGGTCGGTATCTAAGTTAGGTGTAGTAGAGTCATCTTCACGAAAGTAGATACCTCTATCTTTAGCATAAGTCATAGCCCAAGCTGAGAGCTCACCTATTGGGTTTACTACGTCTTTAGTATTCAATGCTAATAGGTTATTACTAGCAAATGCTTTAATGATAATCATGTTGGTAGATTCCTTTATAAAGGGTCAATAAATTCAGCAAATCATACGAAGTCTGCATGCTCTTTAATATAAAGTAGAGTATGGTAATTTTAATATGTTTTTACAGAAACAGGAAAGGAAATGCAAACCATGATATTACTAACTGCAAAAGCAGTGACTAAGTTCGTTTGGAACTTTACTTGGGTGTTCTTCTTTGGCAAAGTAGCAGTCAAAGACGCTATGGTTACCAATCGTAAAGCTACTCTGTTATTCTTCTGCTTTATTGGTAGTGTGTTCTACAGTGCAATGATGACTGAGTATGCAGTAAGTCATTTTAGAAAGCATCACAAACTAGTAGAGGAGATGAGAGCTTTGGGTTGTATTAAAGAGCCATCTAAAGACCCTCTGCGTAAAATTGATAAGGTGGTAGGTGCTGTAGTAGCTAGTGATGCTGCTAGTGTAGTAGTGACTGTTGAAGAAGAGAAACCTAAGGCTGCTAAGAAGAAAAATAAAGTAGCTAATGACGGAGTATCTAAGTGATAATTACTCTGATATCAACCGTTAAAGAGGTATTTTAGAAATGTCACACATTGTGTTGTATACAGATGGTGGTAGCCGTGGTAATCCAGGTGCTGCAGGTAGTGGATTACACGGCTATGAGTTTAGCTTAGAGAAGCCTAAACAAGGTACTGGTAATGATAAATACATTCTGACGCAGTCAGGGTATCTGACTGCCGAAGAAGTAGCTAATGCACATGCTATTAAGAGTTTTAAGAATAGAAAAGAGTTACTAGAGCTTATTGATAGAGAAAGTCCTTATCTACCAGTAGACGTTACTGTAGAGCATTACTTTGATGCTATCTATTCATTCGGTAGACTAGCTAGTAATAATGAAGCTGAGCTACAAGCTGCTATTTGTGGTTTGAGACTAGCTATTGATAGAAAAGCTGAATCATTACTGTTGTATACTGATTCGGAGTATGTAGTAAAAGGTGTAAATGAGTATCGAGAGACTTGGATAGCTCGTGGTTTTATCAAAAGTGATGGTCAGCCTATACGCAATGTGGAACTGTGGCGAGAATTGTTTAGCTTATATGCTACACTCAATGGACAAGCTAAAGTGTCTATCCAATGGATTAAAGGACACGAAGGTCACTTGGGTAATGAGACAGCAGACAAACTCGCCACTATTGCTTTGAGTATAGCAGCTAGTAAGACTATCGTGACTGGTAATGATAGCTACAAGTGTACTGTATCTGATGCTAAAGGTTATTGGAAAGATGATTACGACAGACCTGATTTGTTGTTTAATCGCTATATCCTGACTATGGCTAGTGAGAATACTCATCGTAATGCTTATTTTACTTACAACTCTAAAGAGCCTTTATTGTTCTTAGGTAAGAAGTTCAGTGATTGTGGTTTCTGCTTAGTAGAGTACAATGATGAATTTCAGCCTGAAATAGCTGAAGTAATTGAAGAGACTATTACTCGCCAAGCTGAGTCTGTAGACAGGCTGCCTGTAATGTTTGCAGTAGACACTAATGAGCTGATTAACAAAAAGCTATTACGTGACTATGCTCTAGTAGGTAAAGAGTGTTTGATTGATGCAGGTTCTCCTAAGCATGAACTTTGGACTGCTGATAGAGCTAAGGATAGAAAACAGATTACTCATCTACTACAACCGCCTCATCTATCTTACAAGGTATTAGAAGTAAGAGACGCTCTAGCTGAGTTCTTTGCAGGTTACGTAGAAGGTAATAAGGATTACGTACGTACTGATTTGACTAGTTTGTTTTACAATGAAAAGAATGAATTACTCAAAGAAGTAAAGGTAGGTACTAATAAAGTCAAAGTAGTAGCTAATTTCGATAGTACGCTAGAAGCTGGTGTATTAGAGACTGAGGTTATATTACTACTAGGACAAGACCTACCAGATAGAAATACGTTAAAGAGACTAGAGAAGAAGAACACTACTCTGACTCTCTTGACTAAAGCTGAAGCTGCTGGTGTCTTCAGCTATGCGGTAATGTTAGATAGTGACCAAGGACGTGTATTGTCTACTGGTTATTACTCTAGTGTCCGTATACTCTCTGCCAGCGAATTACAAAAATCTTTGACTCGAGGTAAGTAAAAAATGAAAAAATGGTTTAAGAAGGGTATTGCATTTTGTACATTACCCGTAGTGAAGTATACGCTATCCGATAGGATGAAACGTGTGATTGTAATAGGTAGCTTGTACGGTAAAGTACGCAATAAGAAAGATATCAGTGATGCTACTATTCATCGATTGAATACAGTATTCATGCTGATAGCTGAGAAAGAGCGTGAGAATGCCCTACTAGCTCCTGTACACATGCAGAGTCTTATTTGGGGAGGTGAAGTAGTAGAGCTAGTAGAGAAAGCTCGTCAAGGTGATGAAGCTAGTTTTGCTAGTCTATTGGAGAAAGTACCGGATTGCTTACGCTACGGTAGACTACGTACTGATTTAGAGCAATTCGTACGTGAATATACTACTATTAAACAGCCAGCTTAATAAGCTGTAGACGGCATACGACTAGGGTAGAGGATAAAACCTCTACCCTAGGAACTATGCTGCGTATCTAAATTATCTTATTTCTTTTTGAGGCTAGTAGACTTGTCTAGTGTAGCAATAGCTGCTTCTAATCGATTCAAGAACGTAGAAGTACGATAGAACACTACAGAGTAGAATTCTAGTTCTGAAGCTATTTGGAAGCTACCTTCTGACAGTGATGCTAATACCTCAGGTGAAGTAGCATCAAAACCATTACGCTTACTAGTCTCTAATACTTTCTCTAAAAGAGATTGTACATGCTTAGACTGTTTGAGTAGCTCGGTACGGTCAATTTTGTTAATAGCCTTAGTCAAGCCATGTGCACGATTGATTACTTCATGCCAGTCGGCATTTCTGTCTAATAGCTTAGAGTACTTGAGCTTGTCATTATTGGTAGTACCAAAACAGCTACCAATTGCTTTATAACGTACTTCACGCTCATCTTGCATCTTACGCCAGCGGTTATCATGACGAGCTGTATCATTACGCATAGAGGTGTTAGTAATAATCTTAGCTACCCATTTAGTAAACTCTTCTAGATTAGCTGCAATACCTTGCGCATATTCAATAGCATCTTCTAAGATAGCAATATAAGTGAGATACTTAGTTTGCATACCTTCAGGTACTGGTAGCATGAGGTCAGCTAAATTGATGTAAGTGATTTGCTCTACACGGTTAAGTAAGACTGCTTCTTTTACTGTAAGAGCCATTACTGTCTCTTTAGGTTTGATGGTATTGACTAGTGCTTGAAAACCATTGACTAATGAAGGCATAGTAGTTTTCAGTAGCTCTGATACACCTTCTTGTGCGATATGCGGTACAGACAAGATAGCTGCCTCTTTAGCCATTTCCATGTCTTTTTTAGCATGCTCAGTTTCTTCATTAGCCGGGTCTTCTTCAGCCTCAGGTGGATTATTCTCGTCTACCATTTCAGACTGTTCTTCATCTGACTCTGTCTCATCAGTAGACTCTGACTCCTCAGGAGCTGAGTCTGACCCTAAGCTAGTGGCTTCAGCTGGTTGGTCTTTAATCTTATCTGCAGCTTGCTTCTTAGCTTCAATAATAGCAGCATCAGCTTCTTTCTCTTTCTCATTCTGAGCTACGTCTTCTTCGTATTCACGATAGTATTGCATGCCTTTCTCAGAGAGTGCAATTACTTCATGCTCATCTATATCCGCTAAGCCTTGATTGATTAAGCCATTGACTTTATCATTAGGCAAAATCTCTTTCTTAGTAGGACCTTTTTGAAACAGGAGTAAACCATTATTGAATTCATCTCCTGATAATACTACATTTTTCATGTTTAGTCTTCTTTCTTAATTGCAATTAAAAATAAAGGAATGGAAATATACTGCTAGCTAGACAGCATATTGGCTAGAATCCAGTAGTTAGCTGGACTATAGGAAAAAATATACACAATTAGTACTTTATCTGATTGTTGCAAATAGGAGTAAAATATATCATGTTTAAACCTTTATTAGCTGCTACTGTAAAGGATTTAGATACTATTACTTATCCAGTATATGCTAGTGTCAAGTTAGACGGTGTAAGAGCTATTGCTAAAGATGGTGAGATTAGGAGTAGGAGTAATAAACCTATTGCTAATAAGCGAGTACAAGAGTTATTGAGTGCTGTCAATACTCTAGGGTTAGATGGTGAGTTGATTGTAGGTAATGCATGTAGTGAGGATTGTTTTAGGCACACTACTAGTGTAGTGACTAGTCATGATGCTGATGTAAAAGGATTACGTTTCTTTGTTTTTGATGTAATAAATGAAAAGGATTTTAGTACTCGACTCGAGACTCTGAAACTGATTAGTACATTAAGTGACTTTAAGAAGCATTGTGTACTAGTAGAACAAGTACTACTGAATAATAAAGAAGAAGTACTGGATTTTGAACGTGTAGCTGTAGAGTCTGGCTTTGAAGGAGTCATGCTACGCAGTGTAGATGGTAAATATAAGTACGGTAGAAGTACTGAAAAAGAAGGTATATTGCTGAAGCTCAAGCGATTTGCTGATGATGAAGCTGAGGTACTGGATAGCATCTGTAGATACGTCAATCAGAATGAAGCTTTTGTAAATGAGCTAGGACATACAGCACGCTCTACTATTAAGGATAACTTAGTAGCTACTGATAGCTTAGGTGCTTTAGTCTGTCGTACTAAAGATGGTATCTTATTCAATATCGGTACTGGTTTTACTGAAGAAGAGAGAATAGAGCTTTGGAAGAATAGAGACTCTCTAGTAGGTAAGTTAGCTAAATATAAACATTTCCCTGTCGGGGCATTAACTGCTCCCAGATTTCCTGTGTTTTTAGGTTTTAGAAGTCTTGATGATTTAGAAAGTGAGTGATTTAAAATGGCTTTGATTAAAAGACGAGCTGATGCTTTGTTGAAACCTGCTCAAGCTGTAAAGCTGAGTATCAATGTAGGTTGTTTATTGGATATTCCTACTGGTAAGTATTATCGTGGTATTCATGGTGAAAGTATCTTGAATGGTGGTTTGGCTCATTTCACCGGTATGGCTGGTAAGCCTAATAACTTTAAGTCTACTATCATGCATTACGAAGTAGCTGTAGCTCAGTATCGTATCTCTACTAGCTTTATTAATAGCTACGATAGTGAAATGACCATGAATGAACAACGTTTGATTGATGTTGCTAATAATGTACGCAGACTACACTGGGATAGTCCTACTGATGTAGTATTAGAAGGTGAATGGAGTAAGACTGATAAGAGTGTGTATAATGGTAACAAATGGTTTGATACTGTACGTACACACTGTAAAGATAAAGTAGAGAAGAGTAATGATTGGTTAGTGAAGACACCATTTGTGGATAGAGATGGTAAACCTCTGATGAGCTTATTACCTACGTTTCAGCAATGCGATAGTCTTAGTGATTTAAGTACAGATGGTGTAGAGCGTATGCAGGATAATGCTGAAATTGGTGAGAGTGGTCAAAATACTGTAGCCATGAAGCTTAGTCAGCACAAAACACAGATGTTGATGGAATTACCTGCTCTAGCAGCTGGTAGTAATACTTACTTCTACGTAACAGCTCATGTAGGTGATGTAATTCAAATTGACCCAGGTAAACCTGTAGCTAAAGTATTAGCTGATTTACCACAAGGTACTAAATTGAAGAATGTGCCTAATAAGTTTCTGTATCAGCCTAATACTCTGTGGTATGCTAAAAATACTAAGACTCTGATTAACCAAGGTACTAAAGAGCCTGAGTTTCCACGTGATGAAAACGATGATAAACGTGGTGATACTGACTTGCGTTTGATTAGCTTGTCTAATATCCGTAATAAGGAAGGTATTACTGGGTTTGAATTGCAGATTATTGTATCACAGACGTTAGGTGTATTACCTAGTCTTACTGAGTTTTATTACTTAAAAGAGAGTAATAGATTTGGCCTAGTAGGTAGTGTACAGAACTATGCTTTCTGTCTATTACCTGATGTAAGAATGACTCGTAAGACTGTGCGTCAGGTATTGAATACTAATCGTAGAGCACAGCGTGCTGCTAATATCTTAGCCGAACTATGTCAAATGCAAGAGTATTGGTTTCATCTAGAGAAGGTAATGATTAAGCCTGAAGAGCTCTATGAAAAAGTAGCTATGGCTGGTTATGACTGGGATATGATTCTGTCTAAGACTCGTGGTTGGTGGGCATTAGAAGAAGATGACAGACCTATTGGTTTATTCTTGTCGACTATGGATTTGATTCACATGGCTAATGGTAATTATCATCCTTATTGGTTGGAAGAAGATAAGAAAACCATTAAGGCTGAGTATAAACATCTAGTACCTGTATTAGGTGGTTTTTAATTCTTTTTAATAAATAGAGAAAGTGAGTAGTACTAAAATGAATGAACGTTTGATTGACTCTAATGTATTTGCTAGAGAGACTGTTAAGCCTACGCCTGTAGCACCTTATCTAATTGATTGGGTAGTAGCTGAGGCTGATAAGAATGGGTTTAATGGTAGCGTATTGAAAGCTACTATTGATAGCATGCCTAGATTGAGTAATGTTTTTGTAGATGAGTACAGTCAGGTATATTTGATTAACTCTGCTCTTCGTCGTATCCTGCAGCGTAGTAATGTTAATACCATGGATGTACGCATGATGATAGTGGATACTGAAGAAGTAGAGCAATGGAAAGACTTAATTAGCCTGAAAGTATTACCTTTCATGGCTCAACACTGTCAGTAAAGCAATAGACTCAGAGCTAGCCCTACCTGTAATAGGGTAGGGCTAGTCCTATGACCTATTGGGTTTTTGTCTTTTGTTTTGTAAAGAGGATAGTAGAAAATGGCTAAGAATAGAAAAGCTGCTCAGGACTTTATCTTGAAATACGTAGAGAAGTTATTACCAGGTGGACAGAATGTTAAGATGTACGAAGATTACTTTGCTAGCATGTCTGATAAAGAGTTTGACACTTGGATTAGTAGATTAGGTAGCGGTGAAGAAATACTAGCTGTAGTAGTACCGCCCATGTCTGATATTAAGATGGATGTAGTTAGGAACTTAAAACTAGCTAAAGAGCTAGGACATGAGTTCTTTCAGCGTGTATGGTTGGTAGCACCTGATGGTAGTAAATATCTTACACCTAAGAAACATTTGGTGTATAAACTACCTATTAGACGACAAGCTCAGTTACTGATTAAGAAAATCAGTATACCTAAGGATAACAATACCATTGATTATCGCACTGGTCAACCTACTGGTGATAGTAAAGGTGGTAAAGTATCTTACATGGAATTACAGATGTTGTCAGCACAAGGCTTAGATAATACTGTAACAGAGCTGATTAAATATCGAGGTGGTGATGTACAAGGTTTCCGAGCTATGAATACTGTAATTGGTCGTACTGGTAGAGTATCACAAGCTGAGATAGAGCCTTATGCTGGTGGTGTAAAATCTACTCAAGTACTGAGAGCTTATTTAACAGCAGCACATTTAGAAAGTGATTTACAGCCATGACTTATATTGAAATAGTAGAAGTATTCAAAGAGGTGTGGAATAAAGAGACTGGTCTGATTAAGCTGTCTGAGGCTAATGCTCAGCTATTAGAAAATGTAGATGCATTAGTGGATAGATTTAATCCATTAGCTGTAGCTACTACTAGTGGTAGCATGAGTGTGTTTAGTGCTTACAATAATAGACCTGAGTTGAGAGCTTTCATTGATAGGGTCTATGCTGCTTTTAGATTTAGAATAGGTAGTGAGTTATACGAGAGTGTATTAGTAGAGCTAGCTACTATTTTAGATATTTTACCTAAAAATAGAGTAGCTTGTGGTATTAGTCAAGACTTATTGACTAATAGACTCTCCGCTAGAGAATTCGTAGATGTATTACGTAATAATCATGCTGTAGTAGTGACTGTATTAGCTAGCTTAGCATTGGATAAGAGTAATTACGTAGTAGGTGAGAGTCGATGAACACTAGTCACGTATTTGTTGATTTAGATAGTGTACTGGATACTCGTTTAGGTGTATTGTTAGCTGAGGGTAAGATAGACAATCCTTACGAGTATCTGACTAGCTTTGAGTATTACACACGCGGTGATAATGCTTTAGCTGGTATGTCAGTAGAAGAATTTGAAGAGCTGTTTAAGAATAGAGACAAGAGCGCTCTAGTAAACAGTGTAGCTACTTTGATGTGTTTACAGTTAAGTAGATTCATTGCTGAGAGAGTATTTGTAGATGTAGAAGCTCCAGCTACTCCAGAGCGTGTGAAATTGACAGTCAATGTCTATCCTTACGTATTGACTGAGGAAGAGATGAGATTGATTGAGTCTGCATTAATAGCACATACTGGTGAATTAGTAGAGGTGGAATGTGTAAACATGTTACCTAGCTTTCTTACACCAATGTATTTAAAGAATAGATACGATTTAGTCGTAATGTACGATTATGCTAGTTGGTTAGAAACACAACAGGATAACTTTGAGAAAGTGCAGATACCAGAAATTGACTTACTGATACCTGCACTAGCGTTTAGGACTATTACAGCTGAGGATGCTGAATATATTCAGTCTGAAGGTATTAGTCCTTTTGATGCATTAGAGTTGATGCATAGTGGTCTAATAGGCATGACTGCTTGTGATGTAAAATACTGGTGTGCAGTACCTATTGATGCTAGTATACTAGCTAAAGCTACTCAACCTCCTCAGACTGCATGATTTCATCGTAGGTAATGTCACGTGGTGATACCTCTAGCATATTAGCTGTGATATTAGCACTAGCTACTACATCATCAGGTATTACGATAGCGTCATCTACTTCAGAGTAGCCTTCAGGGTCATGTTCAATGATTTCAGGATTCAGTGGTATATTACCCATGAGACGAGCTAGAATAGCTTTGACTTCATTATCCCCTGCTAGCTGCTCTTCTTCTTTTTTCATCTTGTCTTTAGCTATCACTTGTTTATCCATGGAGTCTAAGAGCTTAGTAAGTGCTTCTACAGATTCCGGGTCTGTGTCTAGACGCATCAGCATTTTGTCTGCTAGTTTACGACGTATAGCTTGTGTATAGTTAAAGACTTCAGACTCTGACATCTCAGTCAGGTCTAATACAGGTAATTTTGGTTGTTGTGGTTCATCGAATTGAATCTCATCCATGATAGTGGTATCCTTTCTTAGTATTCAGCAGTATTAGAGTAAAAAGCTAGTAAAAATAAAAACTATATTATTTTACTGGTCTGGTACTGCTGAGTAGTTCTTTTAATAGAGTGAGTATTTAAATGTTAAAGCAGTTTTACACTAAAGTGACTAGCACTATTACGCAATGGTTTGCGGATAAAGCTCGCTCTATTAAAGAGCGGTACGAGATTAGTCAGTTCGCATATAGGCTGCGCAGACTGGGCTATGCCTGGTCTGTGCGTGTCTTAGGAGCACCTGACTTTGCTTGTTACGGGTATATACCTGATAGACAAGAGAAGATACAACGTTACATTAGTCTGTACGATAAGACGTTGTTTAGAGGGCATTGGTTCTTTAGCATAGCTGATAAACAAGAAGAGATGAATGTGAGAAGCAATAATCTATTTGAGTTTGTAGAAGCTCTGCAAGACATCAATGAATTGTGCAGATTGGATAAGTTTCCTACTGCAGATATTTTGTTAAGGAGTAAGCATGAAGTAGAGTTCTTTAGTTATTTGAAGACTCGTGAGAGTAACGATGGTAGTGTTTGGTTTATTGATTTAGACAAGACATTAGCTATCATGGAAGCGGTTCTGTTGAATCTGATTGAATATCGTCAGAAGTTAGTAGAAGAGAATCGTATCAAGTACCAGAGACGTATTGAATCGTTGGACTTGTTATTTGAGGAAGCTGAGTATATCCTCAGACGACTAGTCTTATACTGGTGATTAGGAAAATTGTACAACATCTAATTTTAAAGGAATTCTTAGATGCACAATTACGATGAAAGAACGGACAAGATTGGCGAGATGCTAGAGTCCGAAGACAAACAAATGAGTAGCATCCCTCCTAGAATGGAGAATGTATTATCTAGACTATTCAGACGCATCCTGATGATGGAGCGCATGAATAAGCTGATGTGGAATAGCTACATGCAGAGCTATGTTCGCATGGTAGAGAATAATACCAAGAAAGTCAGTGTCCATGGTAATACTACTAAGGCATTAGCTAAGACAGACTTTACCTGGAATAACTTTACACAAGCTATTCGCTTCTTACAGACTAAGAAGCTGCGTATCATTATTGAGCGTACTGATTTTCAAGGTAGAGTCACTACGGTAGAAGAGACTGTGGAATTTAACAAACCACCAGTCTATTCTGAGGAAGATGAAAACAAAGAAACTCAGGAAGCTGAAGAAGCCAAATACCGTGGCATTGAATAACACATTTTACTTTAAGGAATAGAACATGTCTATTAAAGACGCATTGCAAAAAGCTGGTATCCAGCTCAAAGAAAAACCTAAGTCTCGCCCTGTACGTAAACCTAAAGAACATACAGTACGTACTGATAAATTGCCTAATCCATTGAATGTGGGTAAGACACATTTGAATCTACAGACTAGTAGTGAAGACCGTCTGTCACGTGTATTGAGCATGGGTTTAATCAGCTTCAATTATCCACGTCTGGGTAAATTCTCTACACTGACTCATTGGCTGTTGTTTGTAGGTTTTGGTAAAGGTCATCCTAGCTACCGTGATTTGAATAAAACCAAAATGCGTGAGCTGTTAGCTCGTCGTGTGGTTGATTACGATGACCCTCTAATTAAGCAAGCTATGCTGGATGGTTATCGTGCTATTGCTAGTGAGCACAAATGGATTGAAGAGGCTCTGGTAGCTAATACTTTACGTTTTGAATGCTATTCAGTACGTACTGTAGAAGGCGTACAGGTACCTCATTATCATCCTGATAGTCGTACTCGTGTGTGGGCTGTAGAAGAGCTGGCTCGTGAGCTAAAAGCTAAAGCAGCTGGTAAGCAGTACAAAGCTTTAGTAGGTGACTATTCATGGCTGGGTGAAAGCTTAGTAGAGATGATGGAGGAAGTAGTGAAAGACGCTCCTGTAGAAGAAGTAAAAGCTACTACTGAAGAGCAATCTACTGAGGATACCCAAGCTGCGAACCTTCATTCGGAGAATAAGCCTTTTGTACCACGTGTAAAAGACAAAGACTTTACTGCCGGTAGTGAAGTAGATGAAGTCGGCTTTAGCATGGAAGAATATAGCTCTGAAGAAACTGCTGAAAAATTGGCAGATGATTTAGTGAATGCGGCTATTGATAAAGTAACTGCTGCTGTAGCTGAGGTACTGACTGAACCTGTAGAAGAAGCTACAGAGCCTGCAGTGTCTAGCGATACAGTGACGTCTAGCGACGTAGTAGATCCTGCTGATATTGAAGTAGACGACTTCTTCCATGAAGATGGTACCCCAATTAAAGCTGCTGACTTCTTCCCAGAAGCTGGTAATGATTCTTCTGAGGCTGAAACACCTACTACTCTGTAACATTAATATTAAATTTGTTAAACCATATTGGACACATCCTTAGTGATGTGTCCTCTTTTAATCTAAAGGAAAATTAAAATGACACGTACTATCTATTGCATCATGATGATGCTTGTAATGATTTTAAAAGTAGCTCATGCTGCACCCTCTAACTACACTCCTGTAGTGACTCGAGCACAAGCTACTGCTCGCCCTGCTATTACTGTAGGAGCTCGTCAAGGTGTACTAAAAGAAGTATTGACCCATGTATACGAGGAAGCTCACAATGGACACAATACTGCTATCTTTATCCTGAACAACAAACAACATGACTATGTGCTATATGCTGACATTGCTCAGGAGCTACGTAATCGAGGCATGAAAGTAGAATGGAATGATAAGCCTGGTAGCTATTACGGTCATCATTACGACTACTCTTTTACTGTAACCAACATCATGTGAATGTCATTATGCAATGGGAGAGTACATTAAGTACTCTCCTGGCTATGCCGGACTCGTAGAGTCCAGGCGCTACGAGTATCGCTAGTCGATACGAGTAATGTCATCTACTTAGGTTGGTATGATTTTATTTTTTTTTTGAGGATAATGAGAAATGCCTAAAGTTAAGAAACCTAATCCGGCCCCCGTTAGTAAAGCTAATAAAGGTAGTAAAGGTAATAATGCTAGTAAGCCTACTAATACTAGTGTCAATAGAGATACCCCTAACTTCTTTGTACAGCGTGGTGATGGTAAACCTATTGTAGTAGACCAGTACAAAGATATTAAAGGTGCTAAGGTACTCAACAATAATGAGACTGATAAAGCTACTACCTTTAATACTGACTTAGGTAAAGCGTTGACTAAAGGTAATGACTTATTAAAGAAAGTACAAAAAGTAGTAGGTGTAGCTGCTAAAGTGAAATCTGCTTTTAAAGGTGGTGGTAATGTACTAGATAAGTTAGCTGGTGTCAGTGGTCTGAGTAAGGATTTATTGAGTGGTTTTGGGGTACAACCTGGTAGTCCTTTGTATACTGTCGTGACTAATGGTGAGAACATTGTAGTCAAGGGTGCGCAGGCTACTAATAGAGTACGTAGTACAGACTGGCACAATGCTGACTCTATTGCTAAACTGATTAATCACTTCAGTGGTAATAATGAGCTGTTTAAGATAAAGGACTTAGGAGCACAAGCTGGTTTTGTAGCTAGTGTAGTCAATGAAGCTACTAAGAATGGTTTTCCTAATAGCTTTGCCGAGGTGACTAAGCTATTAGAGAATGATGTAGTAAGACGTGCTGTAAACGATATACTACCTGTGTCTATTAGCATGAGTGACTTGAAGAATATCAAGAGTATCGTAGATACCATGGGTAGTGCTGAGATGAAGAGTCTATTTCCTGGACTAGTAGAAGAAGTCAATAAGAACTGGAATAAGCAATGGCTGAGTGATGATGCTAGTAAGGATAGTGATGATAAGTACTACTCTGATATTAAGAGTACTTATAAAGCTTACGATGAGAAGTGGTATTTGACTGATAGAAAGAATGAAGAGATATTGAGTGTAGAGAAGCTATTAGGTGCTAGTGAAAGTTTTACTGAGACGTTTACTAATGGTTTGAGTAATGATAGTACGGCTACTAAAGATGAGAAGCTACTATTGTTAGCTAAGCACTTTAGTCCTACTACTGTATTAGCTGATTTACAGAAGAGATTCCCTAAGACTGTAATTAAGACTAATACTTTCAATGTAGATACACAAGGTAGTGTGTTTGGATAGATATACACGGCATAGCTCGCTACGCTGAGCGTAGCTTGCTGAGCGAGGCATATACCCTAGGAGAGCCTATAAAGCTCTCCTAGGGCTATGGCCGCATTCATCGTAGGGTAGTATAGCTAGAGGCTATAAATACTCTCTAGCAAGTTCCTAGAGTCTCTATTAACGTGTTTTCTCAGCACCACGATAAAACATTCTAAACGTATTAAATAAGCCAGTATCAGCTACTGCTGATACAGTGCTAGGCACAGAGTAATGTGTACGCCAGTTAGACATGGCAATAGACAACCTCTTCGTGAATTTAGGAAATGAATAGATAGAATCATGTAGCGATATTGAAGCTAGTGTAGACATGTAATCACTGAATGCTGTATCATCAGAGAAGAATCCATTACCATCATCACCTGAGATACCAGCTGCTAATGAATTTACAGCACCTACTGATTTAGCTACACCATCAGCTACTTCTTGTTGACCTTGTTCACCTGACCCTAAGAGACTACCTAAGAATGTAGCTGCTACACTAGTAGTAGTGCCAGGTGTAGGAGCTGCCGTAATGGGCATGTGCATAGCTGTAGTCAAATCCATGATGGATAATGATACCTCAATGCCATTATACATTCTAGACTGAGAGAATGGAGTAGAAGCCGTACCACGAGTAATCGTGATAGAGTCTACCATGCCATAGCGTACCATACCACGCCCTTTATCGAATACCTGTAGCATGAATGGTGCATTGTAAGACTGAGGACCAGTAGACTGTGGCATACCCATTGCCATTAACATGCAAAGAGGTACAATCTCATGTATCATCTTAGAAAGCATGTTGTTGTAAGGTGTATTGAGCTTAATAGTGTACTGTAGTCTAGGCATAGAGGCTGAGCTGGCTTCCCAGTGTTGTGGTACGTCTGAGTAGCTAGTACCTAAGATAGCTGTAATACCACCTAAGCCAGTAGAGTCAGCTAAACCACCTAGGAAGTTCTTGAGTGGTTCTAAGGCAGCTCCTACTGTATTAGTAATAGAGTTGGCTACATTACCACCTGCCCAACCTTGTATCTTAGAGCGCACTGCACTAGTGTGCTGGTCAATTACATTCTTAATCTCTGTTTCAGCTGCTGAGTTAGAGAAGGATTCTGATATACTACCACCTTCTTCTACACGGAATGACACCCAAGCAGCACCGTCTTGCATCTCTGCTTTAAAGTAATCATCAATACCAGGTTCAGCTACTAAATTATCACGTACGTCTACACCTGACTCTGCTAAAGATTCAGTAAAGAAACCAAACACACCTTTGTCTTGCCAAGCATTCAATATCTTCTGCCAGCCTAATGGTTTAGGTGGCTCAAAGTTGTCTGAATAAGCATTGACTACAGCGTCAGCTAGATTACCTTTTCCAAAGATGTTGTCTAATCGTTTAGAGATGTAGTTGTGGTGTGCTGTAGCTAAACGTTGTGCTTTAGTAGCTAATGCGTATACATTAATCATACCGCCTTCATCAAAGATGTCAGGTAAGATACGATGTAAGTTAGCGCCAGCTGCACGTGATTCGTTGTTGTAAAACTCATTTTCCATAGCCTCTTTAGGAGAAGCTAAATTCTCTACAGTACCATGTAGTGAGTTAAAACCCATGTAAGTAGCTACTTGGTTTACCATGGTTTGTACACAAGCCCAATATACAGGCATAGTAGGTTTTAGGAAAGCATACTTAGTAGAAGGATTGCCTGAAGCAAACTTAGCTAGCTTAGCTATCCAAATAACTGCTGTAATAGGCCAAGCAGCTACAGCTACTACCATACCTGCTAATTTACCTAATGAATAAAAGAAACCAGGTGAACGCCCAGTACGAGCTACGTAAGCTGCTCTGTAAGAGTAGAAACTAGAAAGGTAACTAAATATAGAGTTGAAAGCTGTTTTACCCATGCGAAAGTGTACTACATGAGCGTTATCATCTATCACTTCAGAGTAGTATCTACCCATCGTAGTACCGTAGTTTACAGTACCGTAGAGACCTGACTCTCTTAATAGTGGTGCGCCATTACGACGAATAGACTTAGGTTTAATATCAGCTAGACGTGTAAACTGTGGTGGTGGGTTAATACAGACTGCGGCGCCAGGTGAAGTATCGTAGAACTTAGCACTAGCCGTAGTAAGGAAACGATTCCTGGCGTCTATGGCTTGTAGTTTATCGGCTGGTAGTAAGAAGCTACGTCTTACCCAGCTAGAATCCATGGCTACTGGAAAAACCATTATAACACCTCTTTTGTAAAATTATTAAAAACATAGAAATCCGGTCAGTCCGGCAGTACAGAGTACCTACAAGAGGTACTCTGTAGACGCCGCATGAGTCTTGTACGAATGCGGCATACGACCAGGGGTAGTACTAGACTACCCCTGGAGCATATACCGTTCTCGTTCGTTTTAACCTAACATAAGGAGTAAACCATGACTAATCCCTGAACTGCTTTAGAATGTCGTGGTAATAATTGTGTTACCAATTACCATATTATTCCTAGGTTACTTTCTACTACTATTACTTGATAGCAGACTAGCTGCTATTTGATAGCAGTCTTAGCTACACGTAGTGAATTACCACTAGGTTGTAGTGGAGCCGCTACTGTCGATTTGTAGATGTCTTTCAAAGTAGGCTTGGAGTCTGCTTCTTTACGTATATCATCTACATTAGGCATGACTGCAGCATTATTCATGCTAGTAATCTTACCTAATTTCTCTTTCAGAGTACTACTAATCTCTGTCAATAGCTGAGTGTGTGTCTCTAGCTCTTTCAAGCTGCGATACGCTACTGAGCGTTCATTCTCTTTTTCCATTTCAGCTGAGGTTTTCTCACCTGTTATAGCTCTTTGGATATTCTGATAACTATCAAAAGCACTAGTACCTTGGAAATCATTAATACTACCAGAGGATACTGTATTACCTTTACGTACAGCAGCCCAAGCATCAGTCTGTGTACTAGTACCAGCTGATAAGCTAGGTAAGCTATTAGTAGAGCCAGTACCACCGTTAGGTGTAACTGTAGCTCCTTTTTCAGCATCTACACCAGTACCCATGGTATCACTGTTACCCATCTCTATTTTACCATTGATGAGCGTAGCATCACGCCATGTGGAGTGTGGACTAGTACGGTAAATAGCGCGTACGAAAGCACTACGCTGAATAAAGTCTGATACCCAGTTTTGACCGTCCCAAATACAGATGTGTCCGTATTTAGCACCAGCACTAGGTACAGCTTCCCAAACTTTAACATCACCTACCATTTGCTTAGCATTGTTAGGTATCTGTTTGAAACCAGCGGCTGAGATAGGCCCAGGAGCTAGTGTAGCTGCATTACCACGTGACATTTTGTAACCTGCAGCTTGCAATGCATTTACCACATAACGAGCACAGAGTCCTTGTGATTTAGGATGTGCTTTAGAACGTGCATAACGTGCTGCTTTTACAGCTCTGTGATTAGGCGGAGGAGAACCTGCTGGTAAACTATTAGAACTACTAGCTCCAGCGTCTCTACCTGAGTCAGGACCTACTTCATCTGTACCTGTACCAGCTTGTCCTTTATAACCAGAGTACTGATTAGCTTGTGCTAGATAAGGATTACCAGAGGGTATACTACCAGAGGCTGTGTTACCAGATGGTACATTGTTAATAAGTCCTCTTTTAGCTACAGAAGGTTGTCCCAAGATTTGTTTAGACTTTTTGTAACCAGCATAATCTGCCGACATCTTAGCAGCTACATCATCGTACTGTTTGAGGGCAGCTTTCTTCTGCTCAGCTGTAAGGTTTTTATTCTCCATTACAGCTTTACGAGATTGAGCTATACCCATCATTTTCTTGTTGTACTCGGCATCAGCATCAAAGCCTGGTGCTGTAGCTGTATTTTTAGCACTAGGAGTTTGTCCTCCAGCTCCTACTGTGTTAGGGCCCGAGCCAATAGGCACATCTACCTTAAATGCTTTATGCTGTCTTACCATGGCTTGATAGAGCCAAGCTCTAATTTCAGCTGCAGTGCGAGGTTGTCCATTAGGTTTATAGAAGATAGTCCTATTACCTGGAGCTTCTTTTGGGAAAGCTGGCGCAGCCGGAGCATTCTGATCCATCTTGAGCATTTTTCTAGCGCCACCAAAACCTAAGAAGTGAGCTAGATAAGCATCAGCTGGAGTGGTAGCACCAAGACCCTTCAGGCTCTCTAGATTATCCTTAATAAACTGTGCACCTAGGAGTGCATTAGCTGCACCATTAGTAGGTGGTGTATTTGCAGGTATCTTGTATTTATTGGCATACTTCTGCATTACACCACGCCAAGTAGGTGCTGTAAACTGGAATAAGCCTGTAGCTGTCTGTCCTGCGCCTTTAGCTCTAGCATTAGGGTCTAATCCAGATTCTTGAGCTGCCATACCACCCATCATACCTGGGTCTACACCTACAATTTTAGCTGCTGCTAGAATAGTCTCTCTATTAGCAGCCCAACCTACACCTTTAGACTGAGGTACATTTTCAATAGTGCCGCCACTACCAGGGTAGGTGAGATTACCACCTCCGCTAGGAGTAAGGTCGACTAATGGGCTAGCACCTGCATTGTCGTATACTGGACCGCCACCAAAGAAGTTAGATACACTATTGGCGGCATTACCCATCCAGTTACCAGCACTCTTAGCAGTATCTTTTAAGAAACCACCTACATTGCTAGCTGTCTCTTTTAAGCCATCAAAGAAACCAGTACGCTGTTGAGCTTGTGTAGCTTTAGCTTGATTAGCTGCGGCTTGCTGTGCTCTATTACGATTAGTCTTGTCTAGCTCAGGTCTAGCTTTAGCTATCTCTTCAATAGCTTTATCAGCTGTAGGAGCTAAGAGAGCTTTATTCTGTACATTTTTCTTGATTACTTCAAGATAGCCTTCTACTGATTTAACAGAGGTGTTGAGTTTATAATAGTCCCAGAGACCAAACTCTATCGACCATACAGCTCCTTTACCACCTACTGCAGCAATGATAGCTTGTGCTACAATTACTGCATCATCAGCACGCATGTTATCATCAGCTGCTGCTTCAATATTGAGCTTATTAGTAATCTTAACCGAAGCTGACAAATATTCAATTAATACTGGTAAGAAACGATATTGTAGATAATCTACAAACATCTGTTTATCTTCTTCGTACTGTGTATCAATACCAAAGAGTACTGCGTACTTATCAGCTATTTCATCCAAATCACCATTAAATGCTACGTCTGAACCAGATACTATTTGCGTATATCCAATCATGGCTTTCTCTAATGAGAGCAATGCTGATACTTTACTAGAGTCTAATTCATTCAAGCCGTAGGCAAACATGCGGATAGCTCTGAGCTCTGTGATTTTAGATACGTCTACTTGTTGTACTGTACCTGTACTAGTAATAGTAGTGACATTACCACTATTAGCCATCTTAGTACTTACAGCAGCTACAGCAGTAGTAGCTGGTACCATTGAAGCACTAGCTGCTTTACTAGTAGCAGTATCTTTAGCAGACTTGTCATTAGCTAGTGCTGTAGTAGCACTGGCAGCTGCGGTAGCTGTAGCCACTGCTGCAGTAGCAGTACCGGCTTCAGTATTACCTTCTTTAGCAGCCGCTTTTTCTAATTCAGGTACTAAGTCATTATAAGCTTGCTCTACATTGTCTTTACCTAAGAGTTGAGTGTACTCTTCGATAGGAGAATCTGAGAAGTTATAAGGACCATCCTGGAATCTAGCTGCTTTAATCCATTGTAGTTTCTGTTTAGCTGTCAGCTTATCTTCTACTTCAGTAAACTTCTCTTTAGAGTTGAGTTTATTAACAGCTTTACGATGTTGTAAGTAGACTGGTGAGAAACGCTCTGCAAACCAAGTCAAGGCTTTTTGAGCAACTTCTTTATTCTCCATGTCGACATCTAATGCATCGAAGAATTTCTTGACTTCAATCTTATCATCTAGTACAGCATTACCATCTGGCATAAAGGTTACTTTATCATCAAACAGAGCTTCTAAGTCAGACATCTTTTGTGCTGCTTTCTTATCGTCGTATTTAAAACCGTACTGTGCCATGCGGTACTTACCTACTGGACCTAGGTTCTTTCTAGAAGAGAAGAACTTGTAGATACCATAACCAGCTGCTGCAATAGCACCTGCTGCTAAGATACCCCAGCCTATTGGGTTAGTCAGTAAGAATGTACCTGCTGCCATCAAACCACTAGATAGTGCTGTACCAGCAGTAGCTAGAGCAGAACCTACAGCTGGGGCTGCTGAAGAGATTAAAGGCATGGCAAAACGTGCTGCTGAAATAAGTGTAGTAGCATTACCTGCCATGTCAAGCATAGTGCCTATAGTCTCGTGACCAGTAGCATTAGCTGCACCAGCTAGCATGGATAAGCCCATGCCTACACCTACACCTTTAGTTAAACCACCTAGACCTAATCCACCACCAGGTATACGTGGCATTCTGAATCCACCACCCATGCTTGGTAGTCTAGGCAGTCTACCACGTAAGCCACGTCCTACATTACGCATGCCGTTTCTTGCACGTCTAGCACCAGCACGTGCTCTAGTACGCACTCTACCCATTCTACCACGTCTACTACTTCTACCACCTCTACCACGACGCTCTTCTCTAGAATCACGCCAGTCATCGTATCTGTCTTTAGCTCTCTCTAGCCAGCCTTTTTCATCGCTGTCTTCTTCATCTTCATCATCACTACCTAAGTTAAAGCCTAGTTTCTTAGCCATGGCTTTAGCAAACTTAGAGAGTTTCTTAGGTTTACCATCACCCATACCTGACTTAGCACGAGCTTCAGCTTCTAGTTTCTCTTTAATCTCTTGCTCTTTTTTCTTAAGAGCTGATAATCTATTCTTAGAGCTAATACCTTGTCCATTACCTTCACCAGGTAGTCTCCAGTCTAACAGTTTGTAGATAGCATCTAACTTATCTACTAGCTTATTAGAATTAGCAAAAATAACACCACCATCACCAAAGAACTGAGCAAAGAAGTTTTTCACTCCCCCGAATAATGAGGAAGCTCCATCTTTAATCATTCTACCTAAACCAGTAGCTGTCTTAGTGATAAACTTACCAGCTTTCACGGCTAAGCCTATTGGCTTACCTAACCAAGAGAGTGCTTTATCAACAATGCTTCGATTGAGTGGTTTGTTATTAGCATCTACTAAGCCAGCTTTCATGTCCTCTATTGAAAGTACAATATTGCCATCTTTATCTACTACTTCACCATCAATCTCGTTGAATGCGTTAATTACTTCACCTGTTTTCTTAGAGTAGTAATAGCCTTTCTTCATTAGCATGGCTAAGATACGAGGACCTTCAGCTATTTTGTCTTTGACATAGATGTCAATTGGACGATTGATAAAGGACTTAGTTGTAGAGACAGCTGTCTTAGTAGCCCAATTGATGGTAGAGGTGATTTGTCGCTGTATAGCTGAACCTGTATCAAATACTTTACCTATACCTGCTTTAGTCCAGTCTACTAGCTTAGTAATACCTTTTAATAGTGTAGCTTTACCTACTTCGTAGTTGTAGGCAAATGCTTTAGATAGTTCCTCAGTAGTGAGTACTTGCTGTAAATTACCATCTTCATCTTTAGTGTATACGCCACCAGTAGTAATCTGAGACCAGCTAGTAATCTGATTGCCTTTCTCATCGTAGTAGTTACCTACTCTGAGCATAGCTGCCGTCAGACGAGGTTTTACTTCACCTTCTACAAAGATGTCAAACTTATCTGACATTTTGTCTTTAAGTGAAAGCATAGAGCCTTTAGCAGTACCTGCTGCTTTAGTAATAGCATCCCAGCCTTTACTGAAAGCTCTAGTAATTTTTCGCTTAGTCTTCAAGTAAGAGAGCTTAGTCTTTTTGTAAAGACCATTAGCTAACTTAAATGGCATGGCTGCTATATCACCTATTACACTACCGAATGAGCGTAAGTACCAAGGGATATCTTGTTCTTTACCTCCTGAGACTATACCTGAGACAGGTATGCCTTTCTCTAGGATGTCTACGATTTTACCTGCTTTCTCTAGCATGACTTCTTGGTAGGTCTGTGTATCTACACCACCACGTACTGTACCTGCATTATTAGAGTAAGCGTATTTACCATTAGGCATTTGAATAGCATTTAAGCTAGAGTAGCCACCATTTCTTAATAGCTCTACATTTTGTACACCACCCATGCGCTTAATATCGTCTTGTGACCAAACGATTTCACCAGCATGTACTTTGTAGTCAGCTTCTTGCCATTTACTACCTTTACCAGTATAGCTACGTTTAGCCCTACCACCATTGGCGTAATAACCTACTACTCCACCGTTAGCATTAGAGCCTGAACCTCTAGCTTGATATACACCTTTATCGTCAAACCTATCTTCTAAGCCGTACTTATCTAAGTAATCAGCATAAGCTGGGTCAGAATGCTTAATAGAAGCTTTCTTGAGTTCTCCTAGAAGACGACGCATATCAGCTGACCTATTACCATTCCAGTCTAGATTTTCACCATCTGGAAATAGAGCATCTAGTTTCTCTAAGATACGTGCTGTAGCTTCATGGTACTGTTTATTAGGATTAATCAGACTACCATCTACATCACGGGTATAACGGTTAGAGAAACCTTTAGTCTGTGAACGTATCAGCAGTTGTTCATCTATCGTACCTACACCGTCTCTGATTCTAGCTAGGTTCTTGAGAGTACCATCAGAATCCATGATTTGCATGTTCTGCAATAGATTTTGTACCTGAGAGTAGTCTGTAGCTAAGTCACGTATCAGAGCAGTCTTATTGCGATAGTTACTACCTGCTCTATTAGTACGTTGTAGTGCTTTAATAGCCGCTGAATAATCTAAGCCATTTGACCTACCAGTCTCTTTAAACTTATCTGCTAATGAGCCACCTGTCTGATTGCGATAATCACCAAAAGTATCTACCACGAATGCATTAATGGCGTCTAATGTAGCTGCGTTTGTAATACCAGCCGCCCGCCACCAATCTTCATTGTAGTAGTTTTTCACATCCATGGAGCGACCAGAGATTTGAGCATTAATCAAACCACGTTTGACTGCATCTAATACTGATTGGTCGTATCGCTTAGCATTTTTACCATCAGACTCAGCTCTGTCTTTAGCTTGTTCTACTAAAGCATCTACTACGTAATCGTAGTCGTTATTAAGAGCATCTGTATCTTTAGTATCATTAAGGATACCAGAGAGTCTAGACTGTAGCTCTTTTAGACCCATCATGCGATTATTAGACCAATCCCAAATTTGTAGGTCTGGTGTACTAGGTAGTTTACCTTTAGCTTTCTTACCTGATGCTTGATAACGCAATAATAGACTAGTGTCCTGTGTAGCTTGCAAGATATGTGCTAAGTAGTTAGGGATTACATCTGTAATACTGCGATAGACTTTATTATCAAAGATAGCTGGGTCAGTAGCTTTCAATGAAGCTGCAGTATTAAAAGAGTTGTTTCTAGCTCTAGTGTCCTGTGAAGCTGAATAGATTACATTCATCAGACTACCCAGGATAGGGATATTCTCCCAGACACCTTCATCCGCCATCTCTTTTAAGATGTTTTCAATATTCTCACCAGCGTAAGCAGTACGTGCTAGACGTTGCTTAGTAGAGCTAGACATTTTATCAGCTAGTCTACGCTGAATTGGTTTAATCAGCTTTCTAGCTAACCAACTACCAGCTGAACTACCAGCCATCTCAGTACGTGACATGCCGGTATCTTCAGCCATGGCTAATGTCTCTTGCAACATCTCTCCCATGTCAAACATGTCTCTGAGACTAGCTGCTTTCTCTCTAGCTGCATTCTTCACTCTACTACGTACTTGACGTGAGAAGTTAGCTAGAAAGCCATCGCCTTTACCTAATAGTCCATCTGTAACACCAGAGATTTTCTTACTCAGTAAATCACCAGTAGTACGTTCTAAAAGAGTAATCTTAGCATGCTCGGGTAAGCCTGTATTTTTGAGGATACCTTCCAGATTAGTCTGGATAATAGCGTTGATTTTCTTTTGTTCTTCGTATTGCTCTTGTTGCAAGAAGTAGCTACGCATTTGTAGCTCTAGTATCTTGCGTTGATAATTTACTGTTACCTTGTCTTGATACTGAGCTAAGCGTGCTATGTTAGCATGCATTTTGTTAAAGAGACTAATAGACTGCTGGAATCGTTGAGATTCAATAGCGTCACGAGTCTCTTCTTTGACAGCTTGCTCTTGAGCTTTCTTGTCTTCTACTTCAGCTTGTGCTTTGAAGATGTCAGTTAGAGTATTAGATACTGTAGCTTCCATCAGTTCTTCTTTAGTAGGACCTGAGCTACGTTCTTTTTCGTCTAGGACCGCGTCTAGTTTCTTAGCTAATGACTCTGGCATGAAGCCACGCATAGCTGGCATCATTTTCTTAGTGAAACGCTTAGTCTCGCGGATAGCTGGACGCATTTCCTTCTCTACGTCATTGTATAGGTTTCGTCCCAGACCTAGTCCAGACTCTACTAAAGTAGTAGCTTTACCGTATTTTTTCGGTATGGTACCTTTAATTACTTCTTTGAGAGTGTTAGGGTCTAGAGCTGTATCCTTAGCACCTTTAATGGCACCGTAAGCTATTTTAGTAACAGCATTTCGGTCATTCTTGACTATGCCTGGTTCTGCTTCGAAATCACCAAAGTCAAACTCGTCGTCAAATGACCAATCGTCTAAGTTGAAATCTTCATTCTGCTTCTTAGCCATGATTGATTTTCCTTTTTATTACACAATTCCAAATATACGCACTATAAGCAGAGGAGAGTCTAAATGACTCTCCTCTGACTATGCCGGGCTTAGTGAGCTTCGCTCGGCGTAGCGAGCTATGCTGTGAATATAAGTCTATTGTATTTATTTAAATTTCAAAATTTCATAGGAAAGAGAGGGTACTCTAGCATGAAACGCCTGAATAAACCGTTTAACATACGGCTTTTAGATTTGACTCCAGACAAATTGAAACTGATTAAACCAGTTACTAGTCTGGATATTTTTGACCACACCAAGACCAACTTCCATGATGAAGGTCTCTACTCAGTAGCTATCTTTGGTAGAATAGGTGACCCAATGCGGGATAAACGTTTCTCGTACATTGACGTCAAGATACCTATATTCCATCCAATCATCTTTAGATGTTTAAAGCGTATTAAGGCATTGTACATTGAGATTATTGAAGGTAGCAGCTATGCTATTTTTGATAATACTACTAATGACTTTGTCAAGTCTACACAAGAGGAAGGTGAAACAGGGTTTGCTTTCTTTTTGAAACATTGGAAGAAGATTGAGTTTGTAGCTAATGAGAGTATTACTCGTATTGAGTCTATTAAACTCATTGAGAAGTATAAAGAGAAAGCATTGACTAGTAAGGTAGTAGTACTGCCTGCTGGTCTGAGAGACATTGAATACGAGAACGGTAGAGTCACTGAAGAAGAAATCAATGACTATTACCGACGTCTATTGAGTATCAGTAACACTATTACTGAGCAGACTTTGAAGAGCGCGCCTGAATTATTAAATAGAAGTCGTGTAAGCTTACAGCGTGCTTTCAATGAGCTCTACGATTACATTGAGAGTCTGCTAGAAGGTAAAAAGAAATTCATTCTAGGTAAGTGGGCTAGTCGTCGTATTCAGAACAGTACTCGTAATGTGATTAATGCCATGTCTAATAGCATTACTAATCTGGATAGTCCTGATAACCCTGATATCAATACTACTATTGTAGGTTTGTATCAAGCTTGTAAGGCTGTACTGCCTGTGACTAAGTACTGTCTGCGTACAGGTTTCTTGAGTAAGGTATTTACAGCAGCGGGTGCTCCTGTAAGACTAGTGAATAAAAAGACACTCAAGAGTGTAGAATTGAATCTACCAGCTGAGCATTTTGATACCTTCATGAGTGAAGAAGGTTTAGACAAACTATTGAATCTGTTTGGCGAAGACAGTATACGACATAAGCCTATTGAGATTGAAGGTCATTACCTAGGTTTGATTTACAAAGGTAATGATAATACCTTTAAGATTATTCAAGATATTGACGAGGTACCTAGTAATAGAAGTAAGGCTGAAGTATATCCACTTACCTTTGCTGAGCTATTGTACATCAGTGTGTATAAGGATATTGAGAAATATCCAGCTAACGTAGTACGTTATCCGATTACTAGTACTGGTAGTAGTTACTTTTCCTTTCCTAAGGTAGTGACTACTAGTGCTTTTGAAGAAAGAGTAGAGATTGGTGAGGATTGGCTACCTACTGACAATATAGCTAAGCGCTTTCCTGTAAGAGGTAGTGCTTTTGTCAATAGCTTTAGTCCTGGCTGGTTGAAGCTGAACGAGTTAGGTGCTGATCTGAATCTAAGTTATTGATTTATTTAAATAATTTACATAACTCTGGTCCCCTAGTAGTGAGAGCTGCTAGCGGTTTCTCCTTTAATTGCTTGAAGAGCCTAAAGCCTTCTTTGCTACAACATGACTCGAGAGTTAGGACTCGTAAGAGTGAGTGTGAATGCCACGAAAGTAGAAAGAAATAAGAAGGATGGTCTATGGTTAAATCCTAAGGACTGTATAATGGACAATAAGCAGCCAAGTTGCTTGCCTGTTATTTTGGCAAGTAAAAGGTTCAACGAACATCCAGTAGCGTGGAGTAGCTAGTAAGTACTAGTGAAATGGGGAGGCAGAATGCTGTTGACATTAAGTCAATAGTAGAGTGCGTGATATGTTCTGCTCTGCAGTGAAAGCTGCAGCTGTACTGATTTTTATTTTAGCGGGTAGTCAGTACGCGTTGTGTCTAACGAACACGACGGAACACAAGGTTTGACGGTGATACCTGCTCGTATACGGTAGCATATACAGACGAGGCTATAGCAGAGATTAAAGCTTTGCTGAAGAGTGCTCGTTTTTACAAAAAACCAAATGGTGGACTGATGAATAGTAGCGCTACTGGTTTAGCTGAATTAGTAGCTTACAATTTGACTCGTCACCAACCTAAATAAGGAGTATTAGAAACATGACTGCAATGAATTTAGATTTGTTTGCTCTGAAGTATTCTATTCGACAAGTAGCTCAGTTGAATAAGCCTAGGGTATTTAAGATGCCTGAGCTGGTATTACCTAAAGGTGCTATCTTGCACTATATACCGCAGGAAGGTGATACCAGTACTGGACCCGACCCTAAGGATTTGCTGTTTAAAGATATCAAGCGCGTGATTCCTGTTTATCATGTAAAACAGCTTAATCACACTCAGGGTAATCCACGGATTATGCCAGGACAGCCTGAAGCTTTGATACGTGACTTTCATGTCAAAAACAGACAGTTTAGAAAAGCATTAGAGATTGAACAAGGTGTACGTGACCCACTGGTACCGTTTGTGATTAACTACGCATTAGCTGGTAGACGCTACAAGTACATCAACAATGCGTATATGCTAAGTAATAAGTGGAGTAACTTTACCAATACGTTGATTGATGAGATTAACGAGATTGGTGACAAAGTGCCGAATCCACAGTTTGCCTTTATTGACTTTCCTAGTGTATTACCTAGTCTGAGTCTATTGAGACAAGCCAGTAAGACCATGAATCTGAGTATCTTGAAGCAGTTTAATAGTGGTCAAGCCATGATGATTAATGAGTTCTGGAAATGGCTGGGTACTGACCGTGAGAGCAGCATGCTGAACAGAATCAAGCCTGAGCATTATGGTAAAGTGAACTTCATCTTCAGAGACAGTAATTGCTGGTGTTATATCAACATGGCTGTATTGAATAAGTGGCGTAAGGCTACTGCTGAAGAGAGAGAAGCTAATCCTGAAGCACCTAAGAAAGGGTTTGAGCCTAAAAAGTATCAGGTACTGTTTATTCGACTGTTATTGAATTTCTTACTAGTAAGAAATGGTGGTCCGGATGCTTTGGATAGCTTAGAAGTACTGGATGAACAACAGGCTGCTGTGGATGCTGGTACTGAGGTGAAAGTAGCTGAGCCTAATGAAAATAAGAAAGTGGGTAATAGTGACAGAGATAAAGATGCAGTAGAATCAGTATTACCCAAAGATAAGAGTACTGCTCCTGTAGTAGCCGAGGTAGGTAATAAAGAGTCTAGCATTGACAAGGCTAAAGTAATTGAAGAAGTAGAACCTGAGAAAGCCGATACTGTCAAGGTAGATAATGCAACAGACGAGTTTCTGATTGATTCGTTTGATGAAAAAGAGTTTGAAGCTAATCTAGTAAAAGACATGGAAGCTCTAGAGCAGATTAACAATAATCGCATCATGCGTGCTAAGACTGCTGATGGTTATACTGCTCTGAAAGCCGACGATAATGAAGCACCTGAAGATAAAGTAATGGCTGCTGCCAATGCTTTAGCTGATGAAGGTTTTCTGAGTGCCGCTGAATACAGACGCTTTGAGAGTCTAGGTAAGGCTTATAAAGAGATTGTTTATCCTGGTACTGATAAGAAGCTAGGCGATATGCTGGAGATTACTCCAGAGGAAGTTACACTAGAAGCTCCTAAAGAGTTTAAAGACAATCGCACTGTACTGGATAAAGGCATGCTTACTAGTACTCTGTCTAAGTTTGACAGTCAGTACATGGAGAAAGTCTACGATAAAGACCTAGCTAAGATGATAGTCAGTGTACAGAATGCTGGTATCTGTTTGACTGGTCTTGAGAAAGAACGTATTGTAGATGCTACTGGTAGCTACGACATGCTGAAGATGAAAATCCAGCCTGTAGAGGGTGCTGCTAGCACTGTCTGGATGAAGCTACCTGTAATTGAGAAAGACGGCTGCTTCACAGCTAATGGTGTAAAATACGCTATGCGTAAACAACGCTTTGATTTACCTATTAGGAAAATTGCAGCTGACAAGGTAGCTCTGACTAGCTATTACGGTAAGAATGCTGTACAGCGTAGTGTCAAGAAGATTACTGATTACGGTGAGTATATTCGTAATACCATCATGGCTAAAGGTCTAGACCCTAATGACCAGACTGTATTAGATTTACAGCCTGGTAATAGTTTTAACAGTAAGATTAAAGCACCTAGACTGTATACACTATTGAGTGTACGGTTTAAATCATTTAAGCTAGGTGGTTTTGATTGGTATTTAGACTGGGAAGAACGTAGTACTCGCTTTAGCGCTGAGGATTACAAAGAGTGGGAAAGAGATGGTTATATCCTGATAGGTGCTAAACCACAAGGTAATAAGAAACCTGAGTTGTTAGTGATGGATAGTAAGAGCTATCTGTATTCTGTTAAAGATGTAGATGGTATTACTCAATTAAGTCCATTACCCAGTATTGAAGAGATGTTAGGTTTAGATAGACTGAAGTCACCTATTGATATTGTCTCTTTGAAAGTATTAGGTAAAATGATTCCTGTAGGTTTTATCTTAGCTTATCATTTAGGCTTAGAGAAGTTTATTAATTCATTAGGTATTGATTATCGTCGTGTACCTAAAGATAGTAGACTAGAATTAGCTAGTGATGAATGGCGTCTGGCTTTTGGTGATGAGTCATTAGTATTCAGTCGTGATGATAGAGTAGCTAGCATGTTATTAGCTGGCATGAAAGACTTTCATCGTGAGCTGAAGAAATATTCAGTATACGAGTTTGATAGAAAAGATGTGTATTTGAACTTGTTAGAAGCTGTAGGTTTGTCTGCTAGATATCTACGTGAGATTGAATTGTTATTCAAGATGTTTGTAGACCCTATTACTAAAGACATTTTGATTGAGATGAATGAGCCTACTAGCTTTACTGGTCTATTGATGCGTAGTACAGAGATGTTGTTGGATGATGAGCATCCTGATGAGATGGACCCAGCATTTATGCGTATACGTGGGTTTGAACGTATACCAGGTGCTATTTACACAGAGATGGTGCGTGCTATTCGCAATCAGAATAGTCGTATAGCTAAGTCTAAAGCTACTGTGGATGTCAATCCTTACGCTATCTGGCGCAGTATTACTACTGACCCTGCTGTAGTGGTAGCTAATGAGATTAACCCTATTCAGAATCTGAAAGAGACTGAAGCTGTTACCTACGGTGGTAACGGTGGACGTAGTGGTACGACTATGGTAAAACATACTCGTGAGTATCACGTCAATGATTTAGGTACGATGTCTGAAGCTACTGTAGACAGTAGTGATGTAGGTATCAATGTATTTTTGAGTGCTAATCCTAATTTCACTAGTGTGCGTGGTATTAGTAGAAGATTGGATAAGAGTAAAGATGGGGCTAGTAGTCTGTTGAGTACTAGTAGCTTATTAGCACCAGCTAGTGACATGGATGACCAGAAACGTCAGAACTTTATTAATATTCAGAACAGTCACACTGTAGCTTGTGTTGATTATCAGACTCTACCTGTACGTACAGGTGAAGAATCTGTGTTAGCTAATCGTGTAAATGATAGTTTTGCTAGTATAGCTAGTGAAGATGGTACTGTAGTAAGCCTGACTGAGGATTTTATTGTAGTAGAGTATAAGTCAGGTAAGCGCGAGACTGTAGCTATTGGTACACAGTACGGAGCTGCTGCTGGTTTGACTATACCACACGTTATCGTGACTAGTTTGAAAGCTGGTCAGAAAGTGAAAGCAGGTGACGTGATTGCTTACAATAAAGGTTACTTCCAAGAAGATAGATTGTCTGGTGGCTTGACTTATAAAGCTGGCTTATTAGCGAATGTCATGACTTACGAGACTAGCTTGACTGATGAGGATAGTAGTACTATTAGTCGTAGACTGAGTAATCGACTCAGTACTAATACTACTAAGGTACGTGATATTGTCCTGAGCTTTGACCAGTCTGTATCACGACTAGTGAAAGTAGGTGATGAGGTAGAGTCTACTGATGCTCTGTGTATCATTGAGGACAACACTGTAGGTAATACTGAGATTTTTGATAGAGACTCACTGGATACTTTGAAGCTATTAGGCAGTCAGACTCCTTTAGCTAAAGTAAAAGGTGTAGTAGAGAAAATTGAAGTGTATTATCACGGTGATTTAGAAGACATGACTGATAGCTTACGTAATCTAGCTAGAGCTTATAACCGTAAACTAGCTGAGATGTGTAAGGCTAAAAGTATACCTGTGTATACTGGTGCTGTAGATGAAGGTTTCCGTACAGATGGTAATCCTGTAGCTTTGGATACGCTAGTGATTAAGATTTATATCACTAGTAGCATAGGTTGTGGTATCGGTGATAAGCTGGTGTTTGGTAATCAAGGTAAGAGTGTAATCGGTGATGTATTCGATGAACCTCTAGTGACTGAGAATGGTACTGAAATAGACGCTCAGTTTGGTAGACGTAGTATCTACAACCGGATTATCATGTCACCTGACTTGATTGGTACTACTACTAGCCTATTAGAAGTAATAGGGAAGAAAGCTTTTGAGCTCTATTCCAAATAAAATATGACTTGACCTGACCCTTGCCCTGTCCTGCGTAATGCAGACAGGGTAGGGTCTATGCTGGTTAGGTTATTTAACGTTAAACAACCTTTTTATTTTCAGGAGACAGTAATGTCTGTAGATAAACAAATTGAGACAGAAGTAGTGCTGGCTAATGCAGCACAGATGGCTTTGTCTATTGTCCGTGAAGTATTGGGCAATGAAGCCAGTGATTCTGTAAATGGTGTCGAGATTACTGATGACGTGGCTTTGTCCATGATTAGTGCTCGATTGCAGAGCAACATGAAGATTCATCTAGGAGAACATCAATGATTAGCGCTAAGGCTTTATACAGTGTACGTCCTTTAGCTAAAGCTATTAATGGACGTGGCGTAGCAGTAGAGTCCATGGTAGATACTCCTTTGGAGACTATGTCTAATGCTACTACTGTAATTGTAGATGAAGAGAAGAATGTAGTAGACGTACCTAGTACTGTAGAGATTACTAACAATAGCAGTGTAGATATTCTGCCTAATCAACATCACATGGTATTAGACAATGTAGTAGAAGAAGGTGCTCGTGCTGTACGTACACAGTTGAGACTGTGTCGTAATGTGGTAGCTCCATTGCATGAGGAATTGGTAGAGTCTGTACGTGGTTTGTTGGAAGAGAAGTTTAATCCTGCATTAGCTGGTTTTAGCGTAATTGAAGAACGTTATCCTGAGTTGACTACTGAGGGTAGTTTCTTAGCTCTGATTGAAGAATACGCTAAGACTAATATTGCTGAGGTAGAGGCTACTCTACAGTTTGGTGAACGTAGTACTGAGCAATTGCGTGAATTGATGCATACTGGCTTTAAGACTACTGATGAAGCTATTGATTTATTCTTAGCTAGTAAAGGTGATGGTTGGTTAGCTGAGGTGTGGAATGATTTCTACGATGGTGCTGAGAATCGTGCCTTTAAAGGCATCATGATGACGCTACAGAGTGAATCTGATGTATCTGGTGTAGAAAAAGCTATTGCTGTACATTTATTAGCTCGTGGTTTGTTAGAGAATCCAGCTGAAGAGTCTGGTTTGAGTCTGAATCAATACAATGCCGTATTACGTGATATTCGTAATAGCACTGGTAGCTTTATCTATACTCGCTTGAGTGCTGCTAATCAGTCACGTGCTGCTGATTTAATTATCCGTCGTGTACAGGGTAATATCGTGACAGTAGATGGTGTACTGTTTGATAAATGGATTAATGCTGGTGGTGATGTTGATATTCTCTTTGGTCTAGCTGTAAGTAAGCTGAAGCTCTACTCTATTAAAGACCTAGAAACTAACCGTGAGCGTTTATTTAAAGCTTGGGTAGACTACGTCAAACTGGCTAATGCTACTAATACTAGCAACAAGTATCAAGCTATTCGTAGTACACTAGCTTCAGCATTTGCTAAGCAATTAGAAGCAGAAGCTGGTGAAGCTGCCAATTACGGTGCTGAGCGTAATATCAAAGAGATTTACACTTTATTTGTCAATGAAATGCGTAAGCTCTCTGATGATGAATTGCAAGACATCAATGATGCAGTATTGAAGCTGTTGTGTGCCAGTCGCTTCAAAGATACTGATGCTTATAAGCTGATGAGCCGTATTGCTTTCCATTGCAAGGATGACCCTACTCTGAGTACTCGTGAGGCTGCTACTATTGCTACTATCGAGTACATCACTGACTGGACTTACAGTCAGATTCGTGTCACTGACATGCGTAGTTAAGCTAGCTAGGTCGGTGATTTTTGTTTTATAATTTCGCTGACCTAGTCAATAAGAGGATTTGATTTAAGATGGATATTACTAAATTCATTCGTGATGCTAGCAAGATTAATGCTTGTCTTACTACATTGAAAGATGATAGTGTAGTCTGCAGTAAGAGGATGTACATCTACATACCTGCTAGATTTGCTGAACGGCAATTAGCTAGTATTAGTACTGAGGTGTATATCGTAGGACTGTATGCTATCGCTATTGAAGACGGTTTCTACGCTGTGTCTAATGTAAACGCCATGCTGCGTATTACACCTAGCGCTATTAAAATGGTAAAAGTATCAGGTGATGAATACTTTGAGTTTGTATTTGAAGCAGGTAGTACTGTATTCACTAATCTCAATCTAGTGAAGAATGATACACTCACCTATTACATCTTTGATGAGTTTTTGTCTAAGGGACGTATTCCTTGGTACTTCACTTACGATGATTTAGGCGGTCTGTTTGATACTGCTGCTAAGCATGCTGGTGCTAGGGTAGGTAATGACAAAGTAGTGATTGACATTATTGCTAGTATCATTGCTAGGAATCCTGATGATAGATACGATAGCTATCGACACATGGTGAAGAGTCGTGATGATTTGATTAGAAAACCACCTGTATTTGTACCACTGAATGCTATTCAGTACACAGCTACTAATACGGTAGCTAAACTAGCAGGTGCATATATGTCAGATGGTGTAGTATCAGCATTAGTGAATCCTAGTGAGCGTGCAGAACACATCGAGACTCTATTGACTAGTTAAGCTATTTAAAGAGAAAGAAAAAGATAAAATGAGTAATACTATTCGTTTTGAATGTACACGCTTAGGCAATCAGCTAGGTAGACTAAAGAGCGATGGACAGGGTGGATATGTCATGCCTGTAGGTGGTTTGAACGTATTTAACAGTGCTGGTCAATACTACACCTTTGAAGCTGCTAAGAAACTCTTTGAAGAGAGTAGTCAGTTCATGCGTCGTGTAGAGCGTGCTGTAGTGCGTGCTGAGGTAGGACATCCTGTAAAAGAACCAGGTATGTCTGAGAATGACTACATTCGTCGTGTACTCACTATTCGTGAGTCTAACGTCTGTGCCTTTCACAAGGAGATTTGGCTGGATTTTAATTCCATCAAGGATAAGAATGGTAAGCCAGTAATAGCGATTATGAGTCGTGTATGTCCTAGTGGACCACATGCTGCTATGCTGGAGCGTGCTTTTGAGAATCCTGGTGAGAACGTATGTTTCAGTATCCGTGCTTTTACACGTGATTACATGCAAGGTGGTGTGATGTATCGTGACCTGGATACGATTGTCACCTTTGACTACGTCAATGAGCCCGGTATTGATTTTGCTGAGAAGTTTAAAGCTCCTAGCTTAGAGGCTGAGGTATTGGATACTAGTCGCTTCACTAGAGGTCAAATGACTGAAGCTATCAGCAGTATGCGTGGTGTAGCACAAGAGTCTACTATCTTGACTGCTAATGAGTTGTTTACCAGCTTAGGCTGGAACACTAGTGGTATTGAGAAATCAGCTTTCACTAATTGGTAAACTAGACTAGGTAGAGCCTTTGGGTTCTACCTAGCTTTATGCCAGACTCGTAGAGTCTGTGCACGACAGGCAGTATCTCGTACTGCCTGTTATGTCGTGCAGGTACAAGCCCTGCACGACTCTACGAGCCTAGCTTGTCTAGGCGAGTAATGCCACATTCGTACACTCTATGCTATTTGATTACAAACACTTATTATTTATTTGGTCTAACACAATAGTGTGCTAGTCTGATATTGGTCTATGTGTTTTTTGATATTGGTATACCACGCTAGACCTTATCGTTCTATTTAATCTTTTTTTACTCTGGAGTAAACAAATCATGTCAGACGTTAAAATCTCTGAATTCGTAAAATCTTTGGCAGCAGCCATGAACGTAACCGTAGAAGACGGTAAAGTAAAAGTGGGTAACAAAAACGCCTACAAAGAAGCTTTGCCTGAGGCATTGGAACGCCACGGTGCTTGGACAGCTTTTGATAAGAAAGCACCTAGCATTCTCAAGAAAGATACTTCTGTAGAAGAGAAAATGGTAGAGCTGAAAGCTGTACTGGCAGACTCTTCTGTAGATGTAGCTAAAGCCATGAATGCTACTACTGGCGAAATGTACGCAGCTGTGTCTTTGGCTGTGGGTGAGGCCGCTCAAGCGTTCATCAAGAAAAACAAAGACGTCAATCGTGTTACTGGCACTATCAACACAGTGGGTAATGACCGCTTCAAAGTGGTATATGACCATGCTAAGAAAACTACTATCACTAACCCACAAACTCGAGAAACAAGTGTCAAAGACGTATATGGTGCTTGTGTAGTGAAACACGTAGAGTCTGGTGGTAAAGAAGCTGCTGAACAATTGACTGCTGTACGTGGTCACTTAGCTGCCGCCGCTCAAAAAGCTTTATCTAAATAACACATAAACGTAATAGAGGGAGGTCTTAGGACTTCCCTCTGCTTATGCTGTGTAGATAAGTTCTATTGTTTTAAAAAATAGGAGTAGGACGAAATGATTAAGTTTCTGAAGATGTGTTTGTATTCAGGTGCTGTACTATTACCAATAGTAGTAGTACCCTACATGAGACAAGAAGGGTTAGTTGAAGAATTAATTATTCTTTTACTAGCTTGGTTAGTAGCTGTAATCGTTACTATTAAGATAGGAGAGAGACATGAGTTTAATCGGTCTAATAGTGATAGAGACAGTAAAAGATAAATTTAGAGGGTGGTTTGAATACCATGAGGAATTGAAGATGAGTAAGTTTGCTTGGTTTTTAAGTTTTAGTCTTTTGACAGCTATGCAGTTGTCATTAGTTTGGTTAATAGTAGGTTTTGATATTTTGAACTTACATCCTGATTTGACAGTACCAATGATGATTGTGCTAGCAGGTAGCATGATTTGCGTGTGTTTATTATTAAATGCATGGTTAGCAGCATATGCGGATTCCAAAAGAAAATGATGACATATAACGAAACTGAGTAGAGAAGCAATTCTATTTGTTTTGTTTTGTTTATAAGGAAAATATCATCATGAAAATTAAAGTTATTATCTTGATGTGGGTTCTTAAAGTTCTTTTAAAGATGGTAAAATTCTGTCGCACGCGTGCTAGTGAGATGAAAGCACCTGAAGTATTTTACGCCAGTGAGAATAAAGATGCCTTCATTTATTTCACATTACATGAGAATAAACCACACGCCTGTTTCGATGAAAAAGATTGGACTATTTTTATCAATGATTCTGATTTAGTAAAAGTAGGTAAGAAAGTAAGAGAACTTACTACTAAAGATTCTGAATACTTTGATTATTTAGGACATATGGCTCACGAGATGGAACATGCTAAGCAAGCGCATGCTTTAGGTGGAGAGTTGTTTGATAAACTGTATCGTCAAAACAGTTATTGTCGTGCAGTATTTGAATTAGAAGCTGATGCTGCATGTATGGTAGCTGAATGCAAAGCTAGAATAGAAGCTAAGCAACTACTTAAAGAACATGTGCATTCAGTAATTGGTTTGAGAGTAGCTCAAGCTAATAGATGGCTAGCTGGTTACTATACTAGCTTGCCTGTCAAAGAGTCTGCTAAAATCTACAAACGTTTTGCTAGAGAAGCTGGCTTAATCTAATTAATAAGGAATTTGTATCATGAAACTGTGGATTGCTGCTCACATGCTGTTGAGCTTGTTGTTGTTTGTTTGGATAGTCTGGGGTATAGCTTATACAGCTATGTATTACTGGACTAAAGACTAAAAACTTTTATTAAGGGAATAATTAAAATGTGGGAATTAATTAACAATTGGATTGACAATCATTTCGAAACTTTCATCTACGTAGCTATTCTGGCTACTATGGTAATTGGCTACCTAGCTATGGTAGCTGAAGTAGCTGTAAAACATACTTGGAAGCAGTCTAAAATACGTGCTAAGCTGATGGCTTGGTGTGATAAACAGCTTCAAAAATAACCTCAAAGACCTCTCTATTTCATATGCTGTTTTTAATCGAAGATTAAAACGACTCTGAGGGTAGGGTATTGTACCCTACCCTCTATGCCAGTGGGGTAGAGAGGGTCTCTATTATCATTGTAAATTCTACTTTTTATTTTTTTTCGAGGTATAAGGAAATGGCTGAGATTGTAAATTACACACCTGATTATAATGAACATGAAAGTGGTACTTACTTCTTTGTAGATACTGACAATAAGTACGTATTTATTAATTGGTCTAGTGACGTAAAGAAAGGAATTGAACGACACATGGAAAAGATTAAATTACACAAAAGTCACTCTAATCGTAAGTTTCTAGAGTGTAGCAAAACTGGTACTATATTTGCTGGTTTTGTAAGAGAGGGTTTTGAAGAGGGATATGGTTATTTACAACAAGAATATCCTGAGAGTGAATATACTTACTCTAAGCTGTAATATGATGTTTACAGGCTCGTAGAGCTGTTTTAAGAGGGTATAGAGGTATTAGACTAGAGAATGTATATAAAGAGTACTGAAGGCTCTTAGAGAGGCTTACAGAGCCTCTAATGAGTATTAAACGAATACGGCATAATACCAGGGATAGCTTAATTGCTATCCCTGGGTCTATGCTGTGTGTTTCGGTTTTATTTTTGTACTGCTATTACAAAGATACTGCACCATTAGCTGTATTACGTACTGAGCTTACGTAGCCTACGTTAGTAGCAGCCACGTCAGCAGATACAGCATTAATAAAGCTAGGCATGGTGTAAGGTGAAGCACCAGTAATATCAATAGTATCCAGCAATTGTTGACAGAAACGGTTTACACCTAAGCCATATTGGAAGATGCCAGAGAATTCGATAGAATAGTTGGCAGCCTCACCTGCAGCTGTGATGTCACGAGCACCAATAATTTCACCATTAGATTTCGGGAACATGTGCGTACCAATCCAAGCTTTCACTACACGAGTATGTGTAGGGTCAGGCTCGAAGAAGGCACAAGTCATGGAGTAACGGTCAGCCAGCATGTCTGTAACACGTCCACTAGAGAATGTGTTAATAGTAGCAAACTTGCTGTAGGGGTCCATGATAAGGTGACGAATCCAACCGTCGAAGAAACGAGCAAACGGCATGCCGTATTTCTCGTTAAGCTCAATAGTGATGCGAGATTGAGCTTCTGTTACGTTGGTTGGGTCTTCTTGCATGGTACCACCACCACCGAATGGTGTCTCAGCAGTATCTACAGTCAAGCTAGCTGTAAGGCCTGTAATACGTTGAGCATGCAGTTCCATGATAGCACGTAAGGTACCTACCCACATTTCAGGGTTAGGCAGATGCTGGAAGCCTGTAGGCGCTTCTAAGAGTACACAAATGAGATTGCGACGAATGTATTGTTGGTTGTTGACCCACTCTGTGTAGTTGGGGGCATAACCAAATTGCCCACCTCGCAGCGGGTTGAGTACAGTAGACGTAGTGCCGCGCGCCATCGCCTGCTGATTACTCATGATGGTATCTGATAAACGTCCCATGTCGGGTTACCTTTCAAAAAGTAAATGAAGAAATATTTAAAGGAGGAGAGTCATTTAGACTCTCCTCTGTCTATGCCGTGTTCTACACCGCTCTAACCTTAGACGTTAAGATTAGTAGTAGGTTTCTCATCAGCGTCAGCACGTAATGCTTCAATGTACAGAGTTTGTACAGTTTTCATGTTGCGTGCACGTACTTCTACTTTGAGTGTCCAAGAGTAACCACGAGCCACGTCACCTTTAGTGAAGTCACAAGTAGGAGTAATCTCGAATCGATCATCAAAACGGTTAGCGCAAAGCTCTAAGTAACGAGTTTCAATACGTTCTTTGAACTGAGCTTGAGTCAAGTTATCACGTCCTGAGAACTCATGACGTACACGCTCACCGATTTTCTCTAATTCACAGCAACCAAACATGGTAATGGCACTAGTAAGTACACTAGTATCATCTTCGTAAATAGTGCGAATAGCGGGCCAGTAGAATGAATCTAGGTCAAACGCATCTACCCAAATCATACCTGCTTTCCAGTCACGGTTGCGTACTACCGCAGGTTTATAGCTTTCAGAGATGTCAGTAAACATCTGTACTTGGTTAGTAGGAGCTACAGTAGGAGAGTATTCTGTTTTCCAAATACCATCCGTAGCACCCATGTAGCGTGCAAACTTACGTGCGGCTTCAATTACCAATGGTGTACGATGACGCCAGCGCGAGCTAATCAGCTTACCAGTGTGTGCGAATACCATGCCACGCACTACAGGAGTACCGAAGTACTCAGACTCAGGATAAGCCTGCATGATAGTACGCAATGCTACACAGATTGAAGATTCTTCATCAGCAGTAGGTTCACGTTGTCCAAATACGCTAGGTACCAGAGCCAAGCAAGTATCTTTACGTGTAGAGATGAACTTACCTAGTTTCTTCTTAGTCTTCATGGGGAAGCCAGTATCGTACAGTACACAGTAAGGATAACGAGCCATGTCCATGTATTTGCTATTTGGATTAGTGATTTCTTCTACAGCTTCTTCTACCAGTTCAGCAAAAGCTTCTGGTGACATAGTGCCATCAGTAGCACCTGATGCCATGATGTTAGAATTAGAAGAGAAGCGTACAATGTTCTCACCAGCTACAGTAGTATCTTTGACGATTTGGTAAGTAGTATAAGGAATACCATGTGTAGAGTATCCACCAAACAGATTGAAACGATATCGGTCATCGTTATCATTCAAGTCAAAGTCGTGGTCGTAGCCATTGGTTTTGAGTGCTTCTTTTTCAGCTTTAGAGAAGAGCTCTAAGAGTTCGTCAATATTGCTCTGATACACTTTAAATGTAGAGAACGTAGACTTGTCTTGAATGTAAGTAGGTAGAGCTGAGTTTTTAAAGCGATTGAGTAGTTCTTCACCTACGTAGTAGTCTTGGTCAGTGTTTGAATCAAACGCATTAGGGTTTAGTGTCAACTGTACATATTGCAAACCATCATCAGTGTATACTGGTGTGGCTGTAGCATTCTCAGAGGCTTTCTTGATGAATGAGAAGAAATAAGGATACGCTTTAGCTTCACCTTTTACTAGTGAATCATTTACCGGGATAGAGCTATTGATATCAGCAGCCCAAATACGCATACCTTGCAGATTACCCCAAGCACCTTGTGAAGATACTTCTAAGTCAAACAATGGATAACGAGTAGACTCTTCATTATTAGCACCTACTAGTGTACCAGTTTGTTTAGCACCTTTACCTACTTTTGAACTACCGTCAGTATCAGGGTCGATATGTGTAGCTACGAATTTCACCAAATAGCCATCTACTGTAGTAGCTGCGTCTTGCGTAGCACCATTCTGGTCTAGCTTATAGCTACCGTCTGTATAACGCTCTTTAGGATTGATTTTGGTTTTTACCACTTCTACCGAAATACGTACGTTAGCAGCAGGTGCTGCGTCTTTAGGAATTACACGGTAGAACATGATAGGGTTGGCTACAGCATTGAGTTCATTAGCTAACACTGTTTGGTGCGTAGCGAATTTGCTGCGTACGTCGAAAATGGTATCTCCGTAAACGGTTTGAGCTACAGAGCCTGAAACGAAATTCATGCCCTTTTGACCACGCTCAGCGTATCCGAAGACCACTGCTAGATGGCTGGGTACTGGTACTGTTTCTACTGGAAGAGCACGAGTACTGCCATCTTTAATACCCAAGAAATTGGTCATGGGTGCGGCTGTTACTATTGCCATAATTGGTCCTTTAACATCGATGTTATGGTTATTAGGAGAGTTCTGGTGTACTTGCCAGAACCCTAGTAAAAAGGCTGTATTGCTACAGCTCATAAAGTAAATTATTACTGTACTACTGCTGCTCCTGTCCTGGTGTGGCAGGAGTGGCAGTAGGGCTTATGCTGCACTCGTTGATACTCGCTAAGCGAGTCTTCGACCTGCTGCGCACAGTAGCAGTGATGTAGTATAAGAGGTATATTTCATTTCTGTAAAGGATTTTCAATTATGCTTATTAATAGTGCTTATCAAGCATTAGCTACTAAAGGTTATCGAGTAGACAATGTAATTACTGGTATTAAGAAATACGGTGCTAGCTTTAAAGAAGATAATGTAAAAGGTGTACGTTTCATTGATGCTGCAGTACAATCTGGTACTGTAGATGTAGATTCGTTTTTACACCCTATTGAAGTAGATAGTATTTGGTACTGTGATGTGCGGTTCTGTACTAAGCTAGACATGCGTAGCATGCAGACTGTAGTGGCTAATGCCATGGATTATGCTTTTACATTAGATAGAACCAGACTGTGTGCTTTGTTTGAGTCTGAACGTGGTAAAAATTGGCTGATGTCACAAGGACTATTAGTGAAGTCTTTTAGTAGCTGGATAGCTGAGACTGTGGCTAGACGTTTTAGTCTTGACCATGGTACTCAGTATCGTTTGAGTATCGCTAGTGCTGTATATTGGTACAGTCTATTCTTTAAACCTGAAGAATGGAATGAGGATACTAAAAATAAAGTAGCCATGAACATCAATCGTGAATTGAATATTGATAGTGTAGATGTATTTGCGATGCTAGATTTGATTGAAGAACCATTTACTGGTATTGATAGCTTCTGTAGTTTTGTAGCTACTAAGCTAGAGAATGTACGATTAGAGAAATTCAATACTGTACTGCTTTATACATTAGTAGGTGGTACTTGGATGGGGTATAATGCTCGTGAAGTAGCTTGTGTGGCTTTAGAGCATGTACCTAGTTTTGCTAGCATGGTACACATGGCTGCATTTGAGCGTGGTTTTAATGGTACTGTGTTTACTAAGCTAGTAGAGCGTAAAGGTAAACGAGATTTCAATGATTTTCACACTAAGCTAGAGAACTATTATCGTCAGCTCTCTGGTGTCTAAGAGGTAAAATAAAATGGCTTGTGATTATTTAATCGACCAGGCACTGCAGAAGGTTTGGTGTAGTCCTAGACAGGACACACAAGCCATTCTGGAGCCTAAGCGTATTAGTCCTTTTAATGGTTTCTGGAATACCTTTAATATCCTGAATACCAAATATATCCTACCTGAAGCTAAGACTAAGTTTCATGTCTATCAGGTAGGACAACTGTATCCTTTACTAGCTGGTTTCTTTCCTATTCAGGATAAATGGGCTACATTAGCTGAGCAGTCTGAAATACAGCGCATGATAGTGAATGTCTATTCTGATAAGGGTATTGAGATGCCTAGATTTGAATGCTGGTATCTGACTACGCCCGATAGAAACTTACTCATTGCTGTAAAAGACCAAGGTGAATTAATTGACTTTGATTTGAATGTAGAGAAACTGTATCTTAGAGTGTACTCTAATGCTTACTTTAATAGACTACAAGGTAATAGTCAATACGACTTTATTAAAGTAGTGAGTAAGCGGGTAAAGACTAATGAGGATTTAGCTTGGATACGTGGCCAATACGAGAGCTTTAGAAATAGAGACATGAATGTACCATTACTTTACATTAATGGTAGAAAAGAGAACATTGCTAATACTGTTACTATTAAGTTAGGTGATGTAGTAGAGTTCGTAGTAGATACTAGTATTAAAAGATACGTAGAGTTTAATGTAAAGGACTTACGTACCTTTGATAGTATCAAGGATAAGATGCGTAAGTATCTATTGCATTATCTAAGAGCTGCTGGTGATGAAGGTATTGATTATCACGATGATATTGACGTCTATATTGTCAGAAAAGACCCTAAAGGTGTAGACCCCAGAATGACTGGTTTCTACTATCATCGTAACAAGTCTAACGCTATGCGAAATGTGACTCATCATGATTATTCGCTTAATGTAGCTTATACTGAGCGATACATGAAACAGGATACTCCTGTGTATAATGAGGACAAGTCTATACTAGGCTGGACTGTACAGCTTTATATCCGTAAGAGTGGTTGGAATCGTAAGCTAGTCAATACCTTTAATAGATTGAAACAGCTGTATGCTCTACCTGATGAAAAAGTAGTAAATGCTTTATTAGGTATTGAGTCTGTAATACCTGAGTGGAGAGCTGATAATCTAGAAAATGGAGCTTATACAGCTGTCATGAGTAATGAGGATTACAATCTTGATAAGCGCGTAGTAGAAGACATGTGGGGTTATGACGCTGTTAGTGTCATGGTAGGTGATACGCCAATGAAAGTAGAGATGTATAGTGGTCAGAAAGGTGTAGCACTACCTTTGATGCTTAGACGATACTCTACTGCTTTTGAATACGACCAAGAAGGTAGACTATTAGGCTGGAATACACACGTTAGTGGTGATAGATACACGGTAGCTAATCAGAAGTGTGAATTAGTAGAAGTATTGTCTGGCTATGCTGATAAGCTGTTGGATGAGACTTATAATCAGGAATATAGTCATTGGGATAAAGACTTTGATTATAGACTGTATCGTAAGCGTAAAGAGCCTATAGGTGATTACACTGATAATTGGCATGACGTTACTAAAGTAGACGGTGTATACGTACGTGATGTAACTAATAGTCGATTCCAATGGCTACATGACATGAATGAATGGGATTGTATCGTCCGTAGTGACAAGACTATTCTCATTACTGAAGTACGTGCTAGAGTACAAGATGGTTTACTGTATTTTCCATTAGTGTATTTGAGTAATCGTAATGCTACTATTGCTTACGAAAGACTAGAAATTGGTTATACCGAGACTGATGTGTTTCTGAATGGTTATTCATTAGTGGAAGGTGTAGATTACTTCTTAGATGGTACTAATGTTTGTATTATCAATAAAGAGTTTCTAGATGACCCTGCTAATAAAGAGCAATGGATAGTGGTACGCAACTATGGTCTACCTAATGAGCGATTAGAGCGACATGAGAAAGAAGATATTGGTTGGGTACGCTGGAATGTATTGAGTCGTAATAATCGTTACGATATTCGTGATGATAGAGTAATGCGTATTACTGTCAATGGACGATTAATACACAAGAGTGATTTAGTGTTTAGTGAGACTGATGATGGTGTAGGTACTGCTAAGGCTGTAAATAGTACCCCTTACGAGATTAAGGATTTACTAGTGCCTATGCGTGGTTTGATTAGTCAGGACTTAACAGCTTGGCGTAACCGCAGTTATGACTTAGATAAGCGTTTATCAGCGTATATGAGTCAATATATCAGAGAACCTAGAAAGACTACTGAATCAGCTACTAAAAAGCTGTGGAAGGTATATAGTCCTTTCTGTAGTAAAGTATTGATGGATTTGAAACGTGGTGTATTACGTCCTGAAAAGATACGTGAGTACTACGATGATAATTACGTCATGTCGGTAGTGAAACCTTATCTCTATCTATTAAGAGTAGACCCTACACAAGAGGATACTCTAGCTGATTTTGATTTTGTCAAAGTGCATCCACATGCTTACGAAACTGTACAGGATATTGATGTATTCATGTATCGTTTCATGGAGCGTGTAATTAGCTTAGTATTAAAAGACAGAGTAGACTTGAGTCAGTTTGCTCGTATTGTTTAAACATTTTTTGAAAAGAAAGGTAAATGGATTATGCCTAGTGGTGCTTATGTACCTGCTGCTATTAGTGGTAGTGTAGACGGTAAGGTACCTGTTTACAACCCTGACGGCAGGTTTGACACTTATCATGATACTCAAGTATTCTGGGGAACTCATGGTGAGGGTAGATACGTACCTAATGTAAAAGACTTAATCTTCTACGATGATGGTACAATCATGCAAGTAGTGAGAATAGACCCTACTACACTAGTACCTGAATTAAAACCTTGGGGAGCTAAGGTTAATACTGGTGGTGTTAGTACTGAGGATTTGTTAGTAGGAGTAGGCCCTGGTGGAGTATCTGAGACTTATCGTGTATATGTAGATAAAAGTGTAATTCCTTACACTGTAGCTGTAGATGCTAGATGTTATCTGTACGGTAAGGATGTCAAGTATATTCAGTTAGTAAAAGGTAGTGTGTTAGATGGTAGTGCTAGAGTAATTAGTGGTCTGTACGACCAATCTGGTAATTACTTAGGTGAGAATGTACCATTAGAGCTAGCAGCTATGCGTGACCACTCTAATAGTGCTGTCTGGGCTATTCCTACATTTACTACTAATGCTGAGCTAGTAGATAATGATGTCGTGTATCTACATGCATTCAGTGATACTGGTGCTCTGAAGAGTAAGTTTCCTTTGCTAGTAGAAAATAGTCAGTTTATTCGATTGACTGATAGTGCTTACAAATACGTAACACATATTAGCTTGGATACTCCATTCTTGAGTACTGCTAATCCGCATCTAATTGAATATCCATTGAATGTAGCATTTAATGGCATGAACATGTTTGGTGTAGTACATTATAACGATGGTAGTACAGCTCGCATGCCGGTAGATGGTACTAAGTTCCAGATGTTTGGCTTTGAACGTTTCGTAGCTACTACTGTAGGTGAGCGCACTCCTTTATTGTTGCAATATAACTTGTCTGATGATGAGATTCATTACGGTAATAGTAAAGGTATCAAGCATGCTATTCAACAGGCTTATACAGCTGTATCAGTGAAAGAAGAAGGTAGTTACACTGTTAAACTCTATTGTGTGCCTGTTTGGATTAATGAGGTCGTAGGCTATCGCTTAGAGTACTACATGTACTGGTTAGATAGAAAACTGTGGATGAATGTAACGCCTTATGTTAAGGTAAATGCTAATCTAAATGGTTTCAATCCTACTTTATTTGGTGTAAACCAACAGATTAGTGTATCTGTGAATCTGCGTGATGTAAACGGTAGCTTCAAAAACTGGGTACATGTACAAGTGATTGATGTATTGTTGAAAGAGAATCCAGCTGTAGGTACTGACCCTGCTCTGACTGCGGTACCTCTAGCTCCTAATAGTACTACGCTACAGCGTAAATGTTGGAGTGTGGGTTATGAACGAGCTCAGTCTGACTTAGCTATTGGTTATATTGCTAAGCTGTTATTTGTAGATGCTAATCGTAAGTCTCTGAATATAGCTGCTGGTTTCACTAAGTATGCTGATTGGTTAGCTGCTACTTATACAGCTGGCAGACCATTGTACTCTAGTACTAATGAATCAGGTCCAGTAAAACCTGATTACATTGCTATTGACATAGGTCATGATACTTACGAGTTTCCTATTGAGCAATGGGATACAGAGCTACCTATCACTGGCTTAGTACCTAATAATGCTACTATTGTAATTCGGTTCATTAAACGTAACGGTGTAACCGATTTGCAATTAGGCATGTGTGCTATGGTAGTGAAACACTTGAACGCATTGTAAATAGCATTTGATAGAGGGAGTAGCTTAATTGCTACTCCCTTGCTCTATGCTGCGTGTATCAAAGATACACTTAGTTCTACAGAGTACCTCCTGTAGGTACTCTGTACTGCTGCGTATTTAGTTACAGAGTGTTTTTATTGTGTGTGTTTATTTTTACAGGTAGTATAAAGACATGATTTTATTTTCAAAGGACTGGAGAGAGCAAGGTGCTAAGCCTGACTTCTCTAGTGATAATAGAAGTTTTGTAGAGTTTGCAGTACAGCTGCAGGCTATGGGTGTCAAGAATTGTGCTTTCTTTCTGGCTTTGCATGACCAGTCTTTAAAAGGTGTAGACATCTACAAGGATGAATTGGATACAGATACCAAGTCTAGGGTAGTGCGGGAATGCAAGATTAATCCCTGGTATTTCTTTCGTCAGATAGCTAGGGTACCTGCCGGTAGTGGTGCTGACCCTGAGATGATACGTGCTAATCGTGCGATTATTTGCATGTGGTGGTGTTTCTTTGCTAGGATTAAAGTAATCATCATTCAACCACGTCAGACTGGTAAGTCTATCGGTGCTGACTTTCTAAAAGTAGAATTGATGAACTTTAGGAATGAGAATACACTCATTAACTTGTTTACTAAAGATAGTGCTCTGTTACAACAGAACGTAGCACGTGTAAAAGAGATATTAGGTGTATTACCTGAATGGCTCAATATGCGTACTAAGAAGGACAGTGATAATAAAGAAGGTGTAGAGATTAGTGCATTGAAGAATGCCATGGCTTGTCACGTACCTAGAAGTGACCCTGTCAATGCTGAGAAAGTAGGACGTGGTTTTACTAGTCCACAGCACTTCTACGATGAGTTGCCGTTCCAAAGCTATTGTAGCGTGAGTTATCCTGCTAGCTTCCTAGCTATGTCAGATGCGATGGAACGTGCTAAGAGAGCTGGTGCTGACTATGGTGTAGTGATTACTACTACTGCAGGGCGTAAGGATGACCGAGACGGTGGATTCGTGTACAAGATGTGTGTAGAAGCATGTCTGTGGAATGAGAAGCTATACGACTGTGCTAATATTGAAGAATTACATGATACTGTCAAGAAGAATCACTCTAAAGGTGATAACATGGTGTATGCTAGGTTTACACATAGACAGCTAGGATACAGTGATGCCTGGTTAAAAGAAAGGTTATTAGGTAGCCAAGGTACTCCTGATGAAGCTGCTCGTGACCTACTCTGTATCTGGACTAGTGGTACAGAGACTAGCCCCTTTACACCTAAAACAGCAGACTCTATTCGTAATAGTCAAATAGCTGTGAAACACTTAGAGATTACACCTGAGAATTACATTCTTAGATGGTACATTGAAGAAGAAGATATTGAACGTGTAATGAATAGCGGTAGATTTGTAATGGGTCTAGATACTAGTGAAGCTAATGGTGGAGATGATATCGGTATTTTCATCTTTGATACACGTACACTAAGAGTAGTCTGTACTGCTAAAGTCAATGAGACTAACATCATTGGTTTTAGTCAATGGTTAGGTGACTTTTTGATTAAATACAAGAATGTGATACTAGTACCAGAGAGACGTAGTACTGGTAGTAGTATTATTGACTATCTATTACGTATTCTACCTAGTAAAGGTGAGAATCCATTTAAACGTATCTTTAACATGGTAGCTCATGATAGTGACCTTGATAGTAATAGATTTGCTGATATTAGACGTGGTAGAGTAGATGAGTCTGTATTGGTAAGATATCGTAAACAGTTTGGTTATGCTACTAGTGGTGCTGGTAGTACTAGTCGTAGTAAGCTCTATTCTGATACTCTGTTTAAGATAGTGAAAATCATGGATGGGTGGTTTGGTGATGAAGATGTAATCAATCAGTTATTAGGACTGGTATACAAGAATGGTAGGATAGACCACAAAGAAGGTGGTCATGATGACTTAGTGGTAGCTATGCTATTAGGTTATTGGTTTGTACTGTTTGGTAAGAACCATGCCTATTACGAACTAGAGCCTAGTGATATCATGACTAGCATGGTAGACATGAGTAAGATGAGTCCTCTGGAAAGAATGCGTAATACAGAGCAGCAGAAGCTCCGTAGTGAGCTTAAAGCACTAGCTGATAGGTATGCTAATGAAAGAGACGAAGTACGCTCTAGCAGGCTAGAAATGCAAATGAGAGCTATTGAGAGAAAGCTAGTATTAGAAGCAGGTGAAGTCAATACTGTAGATGAACTAATACGTAAAGTAAAAGAAGATAGAAAACGTACTGTAAAAGACAGACGTACTGTCAATAATGTCTTTGGTACTAGACGTTTTAGCGGTAGTGATGATAGCTTTTACAGCAATAGAGTAGGATTCTGAGTAAGTACATAAGCCAGGAGTAGCTAAATGCTACTCCTGGTGTTATGGCATTTATTTAGGTTGTTTGTCACGGATATTTTCTTGTATTACCATGTCTAAGAAATGGTCTACAGCTTTATCCAAATGATGTTTGACAGGTACGAAATTAGCATAAGTCCTAGGGAATACATATTGCATTCCAAATGCTCTGCAAATAGACTCTGGTGTACCAGCATCACAAGTACCAGTTACTTCAAATGTAAAGTACTCTTTGCTACTAAACCATCTACTCTCAAACACTTTTAAGTAACGCTTACGTTTTACTGTAATAGTCACTTGATAGTCAAACACCATCTTAATCACTACAATGAGTGTATCTTCAGGTAATGACTCTAGCTCGATTAACTTACTATTGCCTTTTAGCTTGTCTATTAATAGATAGAAAAAGGTGAGTATAGCATTGATAGCTGTCTTCATTTCTCTTAGCTCCTCCTTTCTATCCATTATTAGCATAATGACGCATGCTAATAGCTCTGATTACTAGATACAACATAGTGCCAGTGCGTACACTGGATATCACTGTAGAGTTCTTGTTCTCAGTAGCTAACTTAGCTATCTTCTCGAAATTATTTCTTAGCTGCTTTAATTCAGCATCAGTATTACGAGAAGACATGTAAGTGCCTTTTAGCTTAGTCAATAGAGTACTCATGTCTGCTGTATTGCGCAATAATACTTTATTACCTTGTAAATAATTGAAAGCATGTATCATGAGTAGATTAACGGATTCTTCAATCAGTGGAGCGTGTTTACCAGAACCTGAGTTGTTGGTAAGCCACTCTAGTGTCTGTCTGAGTAGTTTCTCAGGCATAGTCTTGATTTGTTTAGTCACCACATTTACTAAGTCGTCTTTCACTAGCGTATTAGCATCAGCTAGTATATCTAGTAAGTAACGTGTATAAGTCTGTAATGACTTAGTCTTATCTTTGAGTATCTCTGTACCGTCGTGTTCTATTAAAGCACTACTAGTAGAGATACGTACATCTTGTTCATGGATACGCATGAATACAGAGTAGATATTCTTTACCATATTACGCAATCTACCTTGTATATCGTTTATCATGTAAATGATAGAAACATCATTATCAAACTTAGTCAGTGCTTTAGCATGAATAGAGTTGTCATGTAAGATATCTTCACTACGTTTCTCTAATACTTTATACCAGCTACCTTCTTGCTTAATAGCGTACTTGTAAGAGAGCTCAGCATAAGTAGCTGCAGCTTTCTCTCTATCAGCTGGGTATTTGAAATAATGGAACATTAAGCTAGTCAATAGCTTAATATTCAAAATCATCATGATAGTAAAGCGGGCTTCTTCTTTCTGTTTAATAGAGAGCTTAGTATTACGCAAGAATGCATAGCTCAACCACAAGCATGACAAGTTCATCACATCACTAGAGACTTGAAACTCAGGATTTACATCAGGTAATGAATAAAGCTTATCTTCTAAGTCGTATTCATCTACCTGCAATATGTCATTAAACCATTCATTTCTATCATTAGGAGCAAAACGTATTACCTGTACTCCTAGTAGATTACCACCAAAGAACTCAATGTGGTCAGCATTACGATTAATAAACTTAGTGCGATAATCATTCAATCTCTTAATGAGTTTTTCATCTATCACTAGTTCAGAGCAAACCTCATCGAATACTGCCTTTATATTCTTGTAAGACATGATAGTTATACTCGATGAGATTCAATAGCAGCTACCAACCCATTACCACTACGACAATGCTTAGCACCTAATGCTGTTACCATTTTCTCAAATGCTTCACGCATGATAGCTTGTCTGTGGCTAGCTACCCCTTCGGCAGGACAGTCTACACCACAGACGATTACCTCTTCAGGTGAGTCTGCTGTAGCAATAGCTGCTGATACGTCTACGAAATCTCTATCTGTGATATTAGAATCAGAATAAGCATAGACTGTCACATTAGCAGGCTTAGCTTTAGGTTGTTTACTCTTCAAATACTCAGCAATCACTACAGGGTCAGTAAATGACTCTACTACTGGTATTACTTCATTTTCTTTTCTAGCTAATTGCTCATTAAGAGCTTCTGTAAATACATTAGAGAGTGGGCCTACTACTTTAATACATGTACCTTCTTCTAATACCTCTTTCTCTTTCAAGATAGACTCAAGGCGTGTACCTAAGAAATTACGCATGATAATTAATCCTTTTGCTTAATAAAATCATATCAAGAAACAATCAGAAATATATTACTCTATTGAGTGTAGAACGGTTCTACTACTCTTTTTAATAAGGAAATGTAAAATGCAAAATGAAGTATTTACAGTGCTGCAAAATGTCAGCAATGTCTTTAGTCTAATCAATGGTAAGAAAGAAAATGCTTTTGAACATAAAGGCATGATAGCACCTAATGAAAAAGTATTCAATCAAGCTGCTACCATCCTGAAAGAGATGGGCTATGCTGTAAAACAGGAAGAGGTGTCTGATAATGGCTCTGTTGTATTCAATGTAGTGTTTCCTGTATTGAGCGAGACAAACGTAATGAACAATATCCGCATTGTGCAGTTTGTAGATGGCGGAGCTACATTACTACCATTACCTGATATCAATTACAAGAATGCTACTGTGAAGATGTTTGTGTTTGGTAAAGAAAATGATAAGTTAGATGTTGACATGGTAACGACAGTGGTACGTGACTATACTGGTTCTAATGATATTGACGTATCTAAGCTATTTGATAGAGACGATATCTTTGTAGCTTTTAGCAACTACAATCTAGAAGTGGCTGAGGAGTTTACTGCTCTTTACCAGTACAAGGAAAGCGTACAATTCAACGGCAAAATCCTTATACCTTTTACTAGAAAGGATTTTCCTAAAGCTGCAGCTTTGTACAATGTATTACGTCAGATTAACAAAGAAGTATCGTGTATCCTAGGTCTCAATGAAGACCCTGCTAATACAGTACGTCATGTAAGCATGATTAGTGTACCTAATAAGTCTACTACTGAACATGCTAAACGCACTATACTGGCTTGGATGATGACTCCTGAGTCTGAATACCCTAACTGTCTATTACCTGAAAGTATTGGTGGACACTGTGCTGAAGATACGATTATTGTAGTATCTGACCAATTAAGTACTGATGATATCATTGCTCAGTGTGGTATGCTAGGTCTAGGGGATAAGGTAATGCCTAGAGTTAGCAAACAAATGGAAGCACCTGTAATACTCTGCGATACTGCAGAGATAGAAGAAGAACCTATCAGTAAATCTGAATTGTTTAGGAAACTATCTAGTCCTAAACGAGAAGTATTAGGCGTAAGGGAAGAAAACGGTGAATTTATTATTACTTATTTTCAAGTAAATGATTAGAAAATGAATGCAAATGACGAATTGCTAGAACTATTACTAGGTACTAGAAATTTGGAAGTGAATGTTGCTAATGGAACTGTATACGCTTTATTCGACGTATCTGACTTAGAGCAAGCTGCTAGTTTGATATTAGCTGCAGGTACTAAACCAATCTACTCTAAACAATTTATACCTGGTACTACTAAGATGAATGTGGTCTTCCGCAATGAAGATGAGTTCTCTAAGCCTAGTACCAAACTGGAACTAGTCACTCAAACTACTACCTTGGTCGGCTTAATAAAACAGTTAATTGAAAGCAATGCAGTAGGGTCTTTTGTGGAAGCTCTAGTTAAAGGAGTTATGCTATCGGTACCAGGCTATGCTGGTAATGGATGCTGTTTCTACTTCAATGACTATTTCATAGCTGGTAAAAATGGAGTCTATTTTAAAATGCTGTATAATGGAAACGAATTGACTCTGGATAACATCGACCCTGAAGACGAAGAAGGTGAAGCTGTACTGTCTCAGTTAAGGGTAGTGAATGATTCACTGCTATTACTGCTAGGTCAGTAGTACAATAGAGAATAGGTGCTGGTACCTATTCTTTTTTTTTTGCATTTATCTACGCGGCATAGAGGGTAGGGTACAAGACCCTACCCTCAGAGTCGTTTTAATCTCCGATTAAAACGGCATAGCTCGCTACGCCAAGCATAGCTCGCTGAGCGCGGCATACTGCCAGGAGAGTCCGAAGACCCTCCTAGCTACTGTATACCATACCCAATGAAAGAAAAAGAAAGTGAGCAAAGCGCAGCCGTCGCCTATGACGGAGTCGGATGTCGCTGGGTCCGCCGACCAAAGCTGCAATGTAAAGCACAGTAGCATAGGAGTAATACTCTGCGCTATGTGTGGTGCTGCTTAATTAGCGTACGAATCGGGCTGCTACACGCGTAGCCAGTCACTTGCTCACTATAACATCTAGCTACTGGTATTGTTTTACCTGTAGCTCTAACGATAACCACCAATCTGCAGTTTCACAAAACGTCTCATCTGCTCATGGTCAGTGCTCACAGCAGCTCTAGCGTATTTCTCTCTCAGAGTAGTCTGATACAACTCCTCTGCATCACGATACTCATTCACGATGTTCTTAAATTCACCTAGCTCCAAACCACCAGTCAATTCAGCTTGGTCCATCTCCAATACGTAATTCACGTAAATATAGCTCTTTACAGCATAACCTACTAGTTCTTTCAAGACAGGTATTACCTTGTAATGCAGATGACTCATTTGTTCGTCATTCTCTAATATACAACGTAAATACGCATTACCACCCATGGTCAATGTATCCCGTACCATGACGATATTCTCACCTATCAGTACTACATTAGCAGTACTAGTCACTGGCATATTAGCACTAGCATTCATGAGAGCAGTACTAGCAGTCACTAGTGAGCTACCACTAGCAGGCGAGTATACACCAGTTTGACCACCTACGCTAGGCACACCAAAGCTCACACTCAAAGCTGATAGAATACTCCTACCATGAGTAAGAGTCTTAGGAATACGATAGACCTGGGTATAAGGCGTAGGATACTCTACAGGACATTGTGAAAGGTCTACAAAAGCAGTTTGACCATAAGCGATATTGCAGTCCTGTAATACGCGTGGACGTACTACTTCTTCCATGATGCGCTCATTAAGAGAGACATGTCTCTCACGCCAGCGCTGTGAACGTTTGATAAATACTTTTTCTAGAATAGGTAGAGGAATAAGAAAACGTAGCTCGTTTAAAGCTGCGTTAATAGGAGACGCTATAGTAGACATAGATGAAAATCCTTTGTTTAGTAACGTAAAATCATAACAGAGCATCTACAAGAAATGCTCTGTCGTTTCTTGGCATTAGATATTAAAACTAATAAGTACGGCAGTACAGTACGCCCACAAGAGACGTACTGCAGCGCCTGGACTCTACGAGTCCGGCATACTGCCAGGAGAGCTTTATAGGCTCTCCTGGGCTAATATGCCATTCACATTACTTTAAGGACTTTCATGCTAAATAAGGGTGCTGTCCTGTCCACGAAGTAAACCTGAGCAGAAGGAATTCAGGCCTGCAACATGCGGGCAAATACTCAGGTGTTTTCTCAAAAAACCCACCGGATTAAAAAACAGACAAGACAGCAAAGAGGAGGGTCATGGCTCAACAAGCGGAAAATGGAAGGAATAAATTAACAATAAGCTGTCGCAGCCACGAACCCATAGAACTATTAAAAAAAGAAAAGACCTCCCAGTACAATCATACCAGAAGGTCTTTTATCCAAAGGCTTAAATAAGGAGTTTTAAAATGTCAATCAAAAAACCAAAGGAATTGTCAAGATTAGTCACTAGTTCGTTTTCACCCAAACTGACTAACAGGAAACCAGCAATCGCTAAAGGCAAAGCAACTAATCCTGACATAATAACTCACTGCTAGTATTCAATTACTTCAGTAATCTGAGAATCATTAACTAAGCAATGAGCATAAATACAATACTGCTCTGTATTTATTTACACAAAGCAAATTCAAATCAAGCTCAATCACATATCACTCACCTGAATGGATAGCTAATTCATTCAGTTATTTCCCACTAATCTAATTTCCACGGAGTATATTCCAAATGAATCTCTTTAACACATTCGTGACTCAATTACTCGAAGTAGCTAACGAAAAAGGCTACGAGCTCACTCTAGAAGCAGTCAATGGTAAACGCCAAGGTGTCGTCTATACCCACTACACTTTCACTGACAAAAAGAACCGTAAGTATTACCTAACAGCTACTAAGGAAGACTACGGTCCAGCAGCTACTGAGCAGTACGTCTATCGACTGAATGTCGCTAAGAGTAAAGGTGATGTCAATTACCTAGTTAAAGCTACTTATCCTGCTGACCATTACAGCATAGCTGGTAACAAGAAAGCTCGTGGTAAAGTAGTTGGATTAATCAGGACTTGGTTTACAAGCAGCAGTAACAACGCAATAGCACAAGACATGCGTCAAGCTGCTGTCTGGTTGACTAACACACTCAAAGAGGTAGCATAATGAACTACTTAGGTAATACAGAGCTCTTCATTGAAGACTTGGTAGCAGAGCTAGATAAACGCTGTCGTGATAATGCTGAAGATTGGAAAGTACGTGTAGATGATACTACCACTATCGTTACTTGGCAAATAGCTAAGCGTAATGAGTTCATTGAAGTCAAGATAGGGCACACAGAAGCTAAGCTAGAAGTCATTCAGCTTATCACACATTCCAATGCTGAGCATACTGGTGTAGACACTACCGAAGTAGGCCATTACGTGGCTAACGCTAGTCACCTGATGCTTCTCACTACTGAAGACATCACTAAGCTAGTAGACAATCTCTACGAGAAATCACGTGTAGTAGTGCACACCATGAGTCGTCGTATACGCGATAAAGAGCTATACGAGCTCTATCGTAAAGGTTGGCAACGTGTAGACTGGTGGTAA